GTTTATTGACTTCTACGAGTACGAGTAAGTTTCCTAACATACCCATAGAAGTAGAAATAACTATAGATGGAGTTTCAGGAATTGAACCAGGTGATTCTTTTCAAGTTGGTTATTTGCAGGAAGAGTATCTAAAGTATACTTTGTTTCAATCTATAGATGTTAGTCACGATGTAAGTAATACTGGTTGGTACACAACAATAAAAGGTATAATGAGAATCAATCGTCAAGCTATGGGATTATTTTTACCTGATACTGTAAAAGAAGTGAAACCACCCACTGCTTTTTCTGGAACAACAACTTCAACTCCATCGGAAACATATACGATACCAACAGGAATTCCACCAGTACCAAAGAGAAAGAAAACTAAAATTGGGGATGAACCTGAGATAAAACCACCTGCTCATTTACAAGAAATTGAAATAAACACAACTGCAATTGATGAAACTTCACAGGTCATCATACCTAAAAGAAGAAAAGAACCAGACTTTAAGTGGTTTGAAGATATTACTGGAGCAAAAGTATTAGAAGACCAAGAAGAAGATGATGACCAAATACCTCTTTTTGGTGGAGTTGGAAGTGGAGTTTATCCACTTGGTACTGTAAATGTATCTAATGGAATGAATTATACATTGAAAAAAGATGGTAGTAAGATTCCACCACGAACACAACCAAAACTAAAAAAAATCATACCATTGAAAAATCAATTTTATAGTACTGGTACTCTTTCTGTTGATGCTGGAGATGAGTATACAAATAAAACTCCACCACCTGAAGCAATAGGAAACATTTTCTTGTTCGAGAAATTTCGTAGGGAATCAAATCCATCAGGTCTTCAAAGTAGAGTATTTAGAATACAAGATGAGTTGGCAAGTAACTATCCAAAGTATAAGAGTGAGTGGGTTGTTATGAAGAAAGTTCGTGGTAAAGTATTCCCATCAGGTTGGGGAGATTCAATCTCATCGGATATGTTGAGTTTGAACAAAATGTTTTATTTCAAGAACAGACAAGTTTTTCGTGATTATGCAAAACTACACGGATATAGATTGGAAGAGGGTTCTAAGATAAGTATGAATACAGAACAGGTGGTGAGATAAGATGATGTATGTTGATAAAAAAGAATTTGAAGAGAAACCTATTGATAAAATAATAGGTCAAACTATGCAAGTAATAACTGGAAGAATTACTAAGAAATATGAATTTAAATATTTGACTGGTCATTATGTTCCAGAAAATATTGGATATCACATTCATATAACAAAAACAAGAGCCACTATCTATATGACTAATCACCAACATAGTGAGGACTCTAAAATAATAGTACCACAAAAAGAATCGATTGTTGCAATTGAAAAATATATGAAGTTGAATCCACAAAAAGTAGATACCTATCCTATTACGAATGAGGCAAATCCAAATCAAAATGATTATGATGCTGGTTTTATAAAGAGAAAATTTGCATATGAGGCGGGTAAGAGAAATCCAGATGTTTTTGAAATATCACCAACAGATGATTTCACTACTTCAAAATACACCACTTATGAATATGAACATATCATTTCATCTAACTATTTCGATACACCTCTTACCTTGTTTGAATCAGAAAATAAAGCACAAGAACTAAATGGTGATAGGATACGAGAGATAGTTGATAAAGTTCCTAAAATTAGAAATATAGCTAGTACAGGTCAATTTTGGAGAGAAGTTTCACCAATGGAAAAAACATTAGAAAAACTTTTTGGGGGTGGAATAAGTGGACATAAAATATCTCAACAAGGTGGACAAACACCATCAACTGGTGGTTCAACTGGTGGTTCAACTGGAGGTGGTGGTTCTACAGGCGGTGGTTCTGGTGGTGGTGGATATTAATTTATTGTTTGGTATTTTAGGATAATATTTATAAATAAATTAGGGTTATAATATGATACAAAATGTTTTAGATAAAGGTTTCATTGAAGTTGTAGATTCTCTTGGAGATGACCTAACGGTAGTAAATTCTGCTCGTGTATCATTCGGTAAAAGAAAAAAGAAGTGGGATAAATCGGATGAAAAGTTGGTTAGGTTTTTAGCAAAATATAAACACTATTCACCATTCAGACATTTACAAGTTCAATTTCACATCAAGGCACCAGAGTTCGTTATGAGACAATGGTATAAGCATGTTGTGGGTATTGAGACATCTTCGAGTAGTTCTACGAAAGACCACGCTTGGAATGAGATTAGTGGTCGTTATGTTCCTGTTGAGGACTTTTACACACCAGAAGTGTTTAGACAACAATCAGAAGACAACAAACAGGCAACAGAAGGAGCAGTAAAAGACCAAGATTCTGCAAAACATCATTGGGAACAGGCGATGTTTCACGCTAAAGAACAATATCAGAAGTTGTTGAATATGGGTGTTGGTAAGGAACAAGCAAGAGCAATACTTCCATTGAATCAATACACCGAAGTATATTGGACAGCATCATTTCAGGCAGTAATGAACTTTATAGAACTAAGAAATGAGAAAACCTCACAATGGGAAATTCAAGAATATGCAAAAGTTCTGTTGGAGTTAATGCACGATACATTTCCTAAAATAACAGAAATATGGTCGGAGGCACATAACTGGAAATAATATGTTGGATGTGTTTGTATTTGAAAACTTTTATGAAAATCCTGATGAAGTACGAGATTATGCTCTAAATCAAACTTTTAATATTGAGGGTAATTATCCTGGTTGGAGAACTAAACCAGCCGTACCCGAACAATCTGAAAAACTAAAAAATTTCATACAAGAAAAAATTATAGGAGAAGAAATAACACATTGGCCAGAAGAATACAATACTGCATATCAGTATACCGATAAGGATTGTGTTACTTGGGTTCATCACGATGCAACAGAGTGGGCAGGTGTTGTGTATCTAACTCCAAATGCACCTGTTGATTCAGGAACTTCAATTTACAGATTGAAGGAAACGGGTGTTTACCAATGGAATCCAGATGATGATTCTACGGACTATAACAATGGAGAAGTTCCAAGAGACATTACGAAATGGGAAGAAATTTTGAGTGTAGGAAACATTTATAATCGTTTGGTAATTTACAAAGGTACTTATTATCATAGAAGTAAAATTCCAGGTTTTGGTAATGGTAAAGAAGACGGAAGATTATTTCAAACATTTTTCTTTGATACATAAATTATGGATTATATTTTAACAGGCAAAATACCACAAGAGTGGTCACACGGAGCAAACATATCCGATAATTCTTGGTATTGTTGGAATGAATTATTTTCACCATCACAATGTGATGAGATAATAAGAATTGCAGAAGATGAGTTTCCTTTGATACGAGGAACTATTATGTCTGAAAATGAAGATTTAGGTAAACAAAGTGGATTCAATGCTCAAACAGATAAAGTGTTGCGTGACTCACAAGTTAGGTGGGTTCAACCTACAGATTCTACTACTTGGATTTATGAATGGATATGGAATTCAGTTGTTTCTACAAATCAAGGTAATTGGGATTTTGATATACGAGGGATGGGTGAGGCACTACAATATACTGTTTATGATAGTAATGTAGGAGATGCACATTATGGTTGGCACAGAGACATAGGTGGTAATCAAAATCATAGAAAAATAAGTTTGACTATTCAGTTATCAGATGATAGTGAATATGAAGGCGGACATTTTGAATTGGAAGATATTGGTAAATTTGAAACCTATCGAAATAAGGGAGATGCAATAATGTTTCCCTCAATCTTTAGACATAAGATTCACCCAATAACATACGGAGTAAGAAAGTCATTAGTGGTTTGGATAACAGGCCCAAAAATAAAATAAATGGTTATAGAAAGTCAAGGACAACTTGACAAGGTTATTGAATTAGTAAAAACAAAAAACTTTTTCATACAAGTGTTATGTGACACTATAAAAAAACATCCAAGTGATGATAAAATTAGTGTCATTATGTTATACTTTGATGAATGGTATGTTGTACCATTTGACCATATAGATTGTATAAATCTGTCAGATGCACAACAAGAACAATTCCTTGTCGAATTAGTTTGTTCAAATACAAAAAAATATTGTGTAGATAAGAAGAGATTACTTCATTTGGTAAAGTGTGCAAATCTCATAGACCTAAAAATGTCACGATACCTTTCTGATAATGAAGTCTTGGATGATGAAGATTTTTATACTAATACACAACAAATATTTCACTATGAATGGCGTAATCTAAAAAAGATAAATAATTTATTACCGATAACTAAACTAATAGAATATACTACAAAGATTTATGATTCATACAAATCATATGATAATCATCAAGAATGTTCAGATGTATATCATAATTTGATGTTAGAAAGTTATCAAACAATAGAGAGTAATGGAATACAAACTACAGATGGTATTGTATATTCAGAATATAATCCTTTCACAAGTACAGGTAGACCGAGTAATAGATTTGGTGGTATCAATTTTGCAGCTCTAAATAAAAAAGATGGTAGTAGAAAAAAGTTTATAAGTAGATTTGGACAAAATGGTAAGTTAGTTGAAATGGATTATGATGCATATCACTTGAGGTTGATTGCAAAAATAATAGACTTCGACCTACCTAAAACTTCAGTACACGAATATATGATGAAATTTTATGGTATAGATGATTATGAAGAAGCAAAAAGATTATCCTTTCAATACTTGTATGGTAACATTCCAGAGAACATTATTGATACCAATCCCTTTTTTAAATCCGTACAAGAGTATATAAATTCAAAATGGAGTGAGTATAAAGAACGACAATTTGTTTCTTCAGATATTTATAAACGAAGGCTTTTCGCCAAAAATCTACCAAATATGAACAAAAATAAATTGTTCAATTATTTGATACAATTGAGTGAAACAGAAAACAATCTACAAGTAATTCAAGAGTTGAATAAGTATTTGGAAGACAAAGAATCCAAGTTGGTTTTATACTCATATGATTCTTTTCTAATAGATTTCAATATGAACGATGGTGTAGAGACTTTGAAAGATTGTAAAAGAATAGTTGATAGGGATGGTATTTTTCCTGTCACACTAAAGAGGGGTGATAATTATCACGATATGAAATGATAAAACTAAAACAATTACTAAAAGAAACTTTCATAGGAGATAAATGGTATCCAGCACATACTCAAGAATCATTGAAATGGGTATTGAGTCAAGAAAATGTACCAATCTATCCAAAGACGATAGAGAAACTAATTGGTCAAGTACCAGTTACAGCTTTTCATATGACAGGACCAGAATATATTCCTAAAGTAGCTGGTGTGGTTGGTAAGAAAAAATCACTTTCTACATTTGACCAAGTTGCAGCAGACTCTCCATTGGCTAAAGGAAAGGGAATACAGACAGGTTCAGGTGGAATTGTATTTCAAGTAGAGGGATTTTTACTGGCAAGAGCACAATCTGATTTGGCAAGTGTTCCAGACAAAACAGGTCGTAGATGGTTGGAGGCTCGTAAAGTATTTGGAGATAGTGAGTTCGTAAGAAGAGCAGCTAAAAAGAATAAAAAATTATATACTCGTAGTGAATGGTATGATATGGAACAAGATATTCAAGATGAGATAAAAGATAAAAATCCAGATTTACGGTATATGGAAGTTGCAGAATTGGCTAAGGTGGAAATGAATAAAAAAGCAAACGAACTTATACGAAATTATATTGATTTTACAAATGACTTATTGATGAAAAATAAAAAGAAATTTGTAAAAAATCTTACGAGTGATGAGAGTAAAGTAAATTGGAATTGGAATGAAATCATACTACATAGTGCAAAAATAAAAAGTGCATTTGTAATGAAAAGACTTGAAAAAGATTATTACTTCAAGGAAAATAAAAAACAACTCGAAAAACTAACAAGAGATATAACATATGGAACACCTGGTCAATACAGAAAATGGTATACAGCAAGAAAAGGACAAATAAATGTCAATTAATATTTCATTATATGATTTGGTCAATATAGACGAACTCGTTTATACTCACGACATATCAAAGAAACATCAAAAGAGAATTGATGAGGGAAAGGAATGGCTAAAAACTATCTCTATACCTTATAAAAATCCACCAAAAAATTCAAGTTATGTTACATTGAATGAATTAGAATTTTTACGAGACTTGAGAACAGATGGTAGTGAACTAAAAGAATTTGATAATATCGAAGACAACTTTAGTGATTTATTGGAAGGTTTTGGATTTGATAGAAATGAAGATTATATTGATGACTTGGTACATAAAAGTAGAGGTCCTATATATGTACTAAAATATCATTATAATAGACCAAGACCATCTCAAGTTGCAGAAGTTAGAGGTATTGATATAAATCAATCTTCTGTGGATTCTGCAAAAACACCAAGTTATCCAAGTGGACATTCAACTCAGGCTTATTTATTGTCCATAAAATTAGCAACAAAATATCCGAGTATTGCTAGTGAATTATATGAGTTGGGAGAAAATATTTCATACTCAAGAGTCTTAGGTAAAGTTCATTATCCAAGTGATTATCAGTATGGTAAAATTTTGGGTGACTCTTTAGCGAGGTCTTTATGATTAGTTTGTATTCACTTATAAATGAAGTGACTTTGAAGAAGTGGAATCATTTTAGACCTTTGAGTTACGATGAGATTAGAGATGAGTATGATGAATTCAAAGAGAATGATAAAACAAAATTTGTAATGCCACGATTGGCAAAAGATTGGGATGATTTCAATGATTCCGTAAAGGTTGCACAAGAGGAAATATTTAGTGTTGAGGAGTTGAAAGAATTGTATAATTCAGATGTTGGAGAGGTTCTAACCATTATAAAAGATGGTGGATTATCTGCGGGATTAGATGAGACAAAAAGATTATCTAATCATTATGGTAAGGATTGGAAAAGAATTTACAAGGCATTCAAATCAACACCACCAATGAAATTACCATTACCACTTGTAGTGAGAGATAAAAATAGTGATAATTATTTATTGGCTGGAAATACTCGATTGATGGTATCTGTGTCTTTAGGATATAATATGGGTATCAATGTCATACCTTACAAGTACGAATTTAAGAGTGAGGGATTTTACTTATGAAAAAATTAATGGAACATATAGATTCTCTAATACTAAATTGGGGAGTAGAAGACGGAAAACTATCAAGTCTTGAAGAACTATATGGAGTTTTGATAGACAAGGGATGGGATCATCCATCTGCAACTGCTTACTTGAACAATATACATAAAGTATTTTTGGGTGAGGCACCAGAGGATGATACAAAACCACTAACTGATAAAGATAAAGAAATATTAAAACAAAAAGGACTTGCTTATATCAGAGGAACTAAACCTCCAGAATATGGTAAGAAAAATAATAAAGGTGAAGGAGAAAAACCAGCAGTATTTGTAAATGTTGATGGTAAACTTCAGAAACCAGATGAGGCTGAAAAAGATACTGATTCAAAATCAAAAGATAAAGAAGAGGACGAGACACAGAAGGCAACTCCTGATGATTTTGATGTTGATAAACACCTTGACAATCCACCAGAAAAGAAGAAAAATATTTCAAAAGAGAATCAAAAGAAAGTAAACTTTTTGAAAAAGAAAGTTGATGAGGCTCGTGATTTATTAGATAAAGACAAACAAGACTTGGTGGACGAATGTATGGAAAAGATTGAAACACTATATGATGATGATGCAACTGAAGAAGAAAAGAAAGAAGCCGCAGAATGGTTGATGAAAAATGGTAGATTCTCTACTAATGCGATGCCAAAATCTGGTCAAAGAAAAGCTTATTTGAATGGAATCGGTGGAATGAGAAAAATATTATCTTCATCAGGAACGGTAGCATCAGAGGACTTGGTACAACAGATGGAAAAGTATGTTGATTTAGGTGAACCTTTCAATCCAAGAGCTTTGAAAGATGGATTTAGTGCAGCAGCTAAACCAGACTTGGGTGATGAAAATATAGCAAAACCAGAGGACGATGAGAGTGTAAAGGAATTTCACGAAAGACATCCTATAATGAAAAAAATAAGGTCAGGTTTACACGGATTGTATGTTGTAAAAGACAAAGATGGAAGGGCCAAAATGCCAAGTAGTCAATACTCAAAAGATTATTTAGAACAAAGTATAAATAATCCAGCACTACAAAATACAATTGACTTTGCAAAAGAACAGGCAGAGGCTGGTAATGTTGATGAGGGAGTTCCAAAGGCGTTAGAAGCACATCAAAAGAGATTACAAAAAATCTTGGAAGATATTCCTGTACCAAGTGAAGAGGCAAGAAAAGCAATTGCTGATAGTTACAATCAATTGATGGTTGATTTACATAAGGCAGATTCGGATATTGCTAATTCAATATTGAAACAGATTGCTGAAAATAATTTATATGAACAAGAATTGGCAAATGGTGAAGAAGTATACTTACCATCTGCTGGTAACTTTCCTGCTGGAGATAAAATAAAAGTAAATGGTGGTGAGGTAGTTGCATTGATAAGTTGTAAATGGGGTAAACAAGGTAGAACATATGGATGTCCTGCAAACTCAAAAACTATCTGTGAATTACATCAAGATAAATCAAAACAAAATAATCAAGGACAATATCTTGGAGAAGAAGGTCATACATTATTGATAAATGATGATTTGATAAAGGGTGAGAATAAAAAAGAAACCAAAGAAAAAACCAAAAATTGGATAAAGAAGACACTCCAAGAAGTAGACTTAGGTGACACTTTTACTGAAGAAGAAATAGAAAAAATTGCAGAAATTACTGCAGACTATATGGAAGAGATTGAACGAATTCAAGAACTCACAAAAGACCTAAAACCTGCAAATGTAAAGTGGGAAACTTTTCAACGAGAAATGAAAAAGATTGATGATAAGTTTAGGAAACTTATGGGTGGTGTTATCACAAAGGAACATGCGGCTGCACTTATTGGTGAAAATAATGCTGGTAATCTAATCGAAAGAGGTGGTAAGGTAAAACCAGAAGCTCTATTATCTGCAATTGAAATTGCAAATAACATTAGAACAAATGAAACACTCACCGAGTTAGAACACAACAAACAATTCTATGATGAAAATAACGAACCAAAATTCGTAACATCAAAAGGTACAAATGACCCAAATGATTACTCAATAACATTCAGAACTCGTAGAACCAAAGGTCGTTCAGGTGGTGGATGTCAGTTATCATTTACTGGAGATGGTAAACCTGCAGATGTAGAATTGAAAGATGGTGGTGAGGTTTTAGATTCCGAGACAGGTGAAATAAAGGAAGTCTAATGAAAACTCAACTACTATGTACTTTTGCTGCACCTGATCAGTTAGACCATATTCTGTTTCTAATTTCGGAATGTAGTGATGTTTTGTTTGGTAAAATATTTGTATTGGAAAATGTAAACAATCCAAATCAGTTGATGTGTACATATAACATAGAACAAACTGGTGATTACATTACTGATATGAGAGATACTATTTCACTACATAGAAAGAAACAAACCAATACATTGTACACAATCAATGCGATAAATTGTATAATCAAAGAATTGAACAATGGGGTACTTGATAAAAGATATGTTATTCCTTGGGATAATTATCAAAATTCTTTATTGCTAAATAAGGGACAAGACTCTTATCAAATCATAAAAACAAAAATACACACCGTACATAATTTATAATCGTTTGAGATCTGACCGTCATATATATTAAGGATGGTCAAACAAAATAGGTTATACGAAAAGTTTTTTCGATTAATAATATTTTCCGTGATATATATTATTACAAATCAGGTTACTACTTGATTGGTAATTAACAATTAAACAATAACACTAAATTAGGAGTAAATAATGGACATTGATGCAGTTAGAAAAAGATTGAATCAACTTCAAACAACAAACACTCGGACTTCCAACCTTTGGAAACCAAGTCCTGGTAAACAGGTTATCCGAGTAATTCCTTACAAACACAATAAAGACATTCCTTTTATAGAATTGTTCTTTCACTATGATTTAGGTGGAAAGACTTATCTTTCTCCTATCACTTATGGTCGTCCTGACCCGATTGAAGAGTTTGCAAGTAAACTAAAACAATCAGGTAGTCGTGATGATTTTCGTCTTGGTCGTAAGTTAGAAGCTAAGATGAGAACATTTGCACCAGTAATTGTTCGTGGTGAAGAGAATGAGGGTGTTCGCTTTTGGGGATTCGGTAAAACAGTATATCAAGAATTACTTTCAGTAATTGCCGATCCTGATTATGGTGATATTACGGATCCAGTAAATGGTCGTGATATTTCTGTAGAGTTCCTAACGGCTGAGGAAACAGGTGCTAGTTATCCAAAAACTAACATCAGAGTCAAACCAAATCAGACCGCCATCACAGAAGATGCTCAAAAACTTGAGAGTCTTTTGGAGAATCAATCAGACTTACGAGAGATTTATACAGAACTTTCGTATGATGAATTGACAGATGTATTGAACCAATGGTTACAAGGTACTGAAGAAGAAGAAGCTGAAGAGAAGAAGTCTCCAGCTTTAGACACTGCAACTTCTAATGTAAATGTAGAAGATGCGTTTGACGACCTTTTCAATAAGTAAATAACAATAATATTTGGGTGGTATCCTACAGAACCAAGCGATGAGAGGGCTGTGTTTGTATGCCCAACCACCCAAAGTTTTAACATTAGGAGTAATATATGCCTACAAAAGAAGATTTGGCTCAAGTTTTAGCTGAAAATCTAAACAAGAGTTTCAAAGATTACAAAGTTGCTTACTTTTTGGGAGAGGCTTCACAATCACCAACAGATGTAAAAGATTTCATTTCTACAGGTAGTAGTATGTTGGATTTGGCTATTTCAAATAGACAAAATGGTGGAATTGCAGTTGGTAGAATTACTGAAATCAACGGATTGGAATCAAGTGGTAAATCATTACTTGGTGCTCATATATTATCCGAAACTCAGAAGAAAGGTGGAGTCGCAGTTTATATAGATACTGAGACTTCAGTTAGTCAGCAATTTCTTGGGGCTATAGGTGTTGATGTTTCAAAGATGTTGTATTTACATCTCGAAACTGTGGAAGACATCTTTCAGGCTATTGAAGAAATTGTAACTAAAGTTCGTGAGTCCGATAAGGATAGGTTGGTAACTATTCTTATTGATTCATTAGCTGCAGCTTCTACTAAGGTAGAGATGGATGCTGACTTTGATAAAGATGGTTGGGCAACTGCGAAGGCAATCATCATATCAAAGGCAATGAGAAAAATCACACAGATGATTGGTAGACAAAACATAGCCTTGGTATTTACAAACCAACTCAGACAGAAACTCGGAGTTATGTTTGGAGATCCTTGGACAACAAGTGGTGGGAAGGCCTTACCATTTCACGCATCAACTCGTATTCGACTAAAGAATATGGGACAAATCAAGGATAATAAGAAAAATATTCTTGGGATGAAGTGTAGGGCTCAAATAATCAAGAATAGACTTGGCCCACCATTACGACACGCAGACTATGATATGTATTTCGAGAGTGGAATTGACAATCTTGGTGGTTGGTTGACTGTGTTGAAAGACCACAAATTAGTAAAGTCCGCAGGTGCTTGGTATACATTAGTAGATGGAGAAGGTAAAGAACATAAATTTCAATCAAAAGATTGGGATGAACTTATGGAAGATGAAGAGTTGAAATCTTATGTCTATGACCTTATTTGTAATAAAGTAATATTACAATATAAAACAGAAGATATGGGAATCGATGATATTGAATATACAGACGAGATAGTTGGGGACTAATGAAAAAAGAGTATCTATCTATCTTGGAAGAAATCAAGAAGAATGGTGGAAAAGATAATCTTGGTGAATTGAACGATAAGGTTCTAATCATTGATGGGTTGAACACTTTTATAAGATGTTTTAGTGCGATACCAACAACAAATGATGATGGAGAACACATCGGTGGTTTATCAGGATTTCTCAAATCAATAGGTTATGTCGTGAGTATGGTCAGACCCACACGAGCTATCGTGGTATTCGATGGTAAAGGTGGGTCTACCAGAAGAAGAAAACTCTATCCTGAATATAAACAAGGTAGAAAAATGTCAGAAAGACTAAATCGTGCCGATGGATTATTCAATGAGAAGAATGATGAACGATTTTCTATGATGAAACAACTGAGAAGAGTTGTTGAGTATCTTGAGTATCTTCCTGTATTGACATATTCTGTTGATGGAATTGAGGCTGATGATACCATTGGTTATCTAACTAAACAATGTCTCAAAGAATCTGAAGTCATTATAATGTCTACTGATAAAGACTTTCTTCAATTGGTTAGTGATAGGGTGAGTGTTTATTCACCAACAAAGAAAAAATTCTACAAACCACCACAAGTATTAGAAGAATATGGTGTTAGTTCAAAGAATCTTTTATACTATAGAATTATAGAAGGAGATAAAAGTGACAACATAAAAGGTGTTCGTGGAATTGGTGGAAAGACAATACAGAAATGGGAAGTTTTATCAAAAGATAAAATGATTTCAATGGATGAGTTGATTAGTTTAGATAAAAGACTTTCAGACTCTTCAAACATATTAGATGTAAATTACAAATTGATGCAGTTACACGATGTAAATATAAGTGGAACTACAAAAATAAACATATTGGATAGGTTAGATGAACCACCTACAGAACTGAAAAAGGTGAAGTTTCAGAAACTATTCTTAGAGGATAAACTATATGGTGCAATTCCAAATATTGATAGTTGGTTGAATTCAACTTGGAGTATGATAAATCACATAGTAAAGAACACAAATGGGAAGAAAGAAAATTTATAACACGGAAGAAGAAAAGCGACAGGCTCAAAGAAAATGGCAAGCCGAATACTATCTTCGTAATAAAGAATCGATTAAGAAGAAAGCTCGTGATAGATATAGATTGAAGAAGTCAAAGGAAATCCGTGAAAGAAGAAACAAAGAACTATATGGAGAGTAAAATATGGCAGATAGTCTAAACGATTATGGACCAACTTTTCAAACTAAAATACTATCGTCATTATTGACAGACAAGGTATTTATATCTACTATTATCGACATCATAGAAGTAGATTATTTTCAATCAGATGCAAACAAATGGATTGTGAAAACAATCGAAAAATATTTTATGGAGTATAAGACTCCACCATCACTTGATGCACTCAAAGTAGAATTGAAGAAACTAAAGAATGATGTTCTTCAAGTTGCTGTAGTTGAGGCTTTGAAATCGGCTTGGACTCATAGAGAGTCTGATGATTTAGATTATGTAAAGGATGAAATATTAGATTTTTGTAAAAATCAAAAACTAAAAAAGGCAATATTAGAATCAGTTGATTTGTTAGAAAATAAAGATTATGATGGTATAAAAATGGTAGTAGATACGGCAATGAGAGCTGGAACTACAAGAGATTTAGGACACGATTATATAAGTGGTTTTGAGGAAAGACTTGAAACATCGGCTAGAAAGACCACACCAACACCTTGGCCAGTAATAAATGATATAATGGATGGTGGATTAGGTGGTGGTGAACTTGGTGTTATGGTTGCACCAGCTGGTATTGGTAAGACTTGGTTTTTACAAACTGTTGGTGCGGATGCAATAAAGAAAGGTATGAAAGTTGTACACTATACACTTGAGTTGAATCAGGCTTATGTTGGTTTGAGATACGATACTATTATTTCAGGTATCAATACTCAACAATTGAAGTATTATAAGGAAGATGTACAATCAAAGTTATTTGACATACAAGGTAATCTGATGATAAAGTATTACCCTACAAGAACTGCATCGGTTCAGACAATATCATCTCATCTAAAACAATTAGAGTTGATAGAGTTCAAACCAGATGTTATTGTTGTTGATTATGCAGATATACTGAAACCCATATCAAATTACAGAGAGAAAAGATTGAATTTGGGTGAGACTTATGAACATCTTAGAGGTATGGCTGGTGAGTTTGATGTTCCTGTATGGACTGCATCTCAGGCAAATCGTAGTTCTTTAGAGGAAGAGGTAATTGGTGCGGATAAAGTTAGTGAAGACTATAGTAAAGTAATGACTGCAGATTTTGTTATGTCGATTAGTAGAAAAGTAGAAGATAAAGTTGCTAATCTTGCAAGAGTTCATATTATAAAAAATAGATTTGGTGTGGATGGTGTCACATATCCAACTGATATGAATACTGATATTGGTAAAATTATGGTAAATGATAGTAATACCAAACAAGGTCAGATTGCGAGTGAAAAGATGAATAACTCAGAAGAATATTTGAGGAAAATGGCAAAAAATCGATTCGACAATCTCAGTTGAGTATAATTATAAATGTATGTTATGGACACGAAATATTGGGAGTTTTTTGAATGAGTAAATTTCAGTTATCAGATAATTTTATAAATAAGTACAAGAGGAAAAAAGCTCCTTTTGGTTTTAATGGATTAGGTGAGTTGGTTTATATGAGAACCTACTCAAGAATCAAGGACAATGGCAAAAACGAAAGATGGTGGGAAACAGTACAACGAGTTGTAGAGGGAACTTACAACATGCAAATGAATTGGATTGAATCACATCAATTAGGGTGGAATCCCTGGCAAGCACAGAGGTCAGCACAAGATATGTATGACCGTATTTTCAATATGAAGTTCTTACCGCCAGGTCGTGGTTTGTGGGCAATGGGAACACCAATCACAGAAGAAAAAGGACTATATGCCGCCCTAAATAATTGTGCCTTTGTATCAACAAAAACAATAAAAGAAGACTATGCTAAACCTTTTTGTTTCCTTATGGATGCGAGTATGTTAGGTGTTGGTGTTGGGTTCGATACAAAAGGTGCTGGAGAAATAGTAGTCAAAGGTATAAACAAGGATAGAGATGTTCAGACATTTCAAATACCTGATACTCGTGAGGGTTGGGTTGAGTCACTAAAGTTACTATTAGAAAGTTACTTTCACGGACAGGCACCAATGGAGTTTGACTACTCAATAATAAGACCAGCTGGTGTACCAATAAAAGGTTTTGGTGGAGTTAGTTCAGGACCAGAACCACTAAAAGAAGTACACGAAGACATCAGAAAAGTTCTTGAAAAGAATAGTGGAGAACCAATCTCAATCACTACAATTGTTGATATTATGAATCTTATAGGAAAATGTGTAGTGGCTGGTAATGTTAGAAGAACGGCTGAGATTGTATTTGGAGACCCACATTCAGAAGAATATTTAGATTTGAAAAATTATAAAGTAAATCCACATAGAGAACAATATGGATGGACAAGTAATAACTCCATATTTGCAGAATTGGGTATGGATTATACAGAAGCTGCAAAAAGAATTGCAGACAATGGAGAACCAGGATTTGCTTGGTTAGAAAATATGAGACAATACTCTCGTATGAAAAATGGTGGAGACAATAAAGACCATAGAGTAATGGGTGGTAATCCTTGTTTGGAACAATCATTAGAATCATACGAATTGTGTTGTTTGGTAGAAACATTTCCTGAAAATCACGATGATTTTGAGGATTATGCGAGAACACTAAAATATGCATACTTGTATGCAAAAACAGTAACACTTGGTAGAACTCATTGGAGTGATACAAATCGAGTTATGTTGAGAAATAGGAGAATCGGTTGTAGTGTAAGTGGTGTTGCTCAGTTTATAACAAATAGAGGTTTAGATGAACTGAAAGAATGGTTGAATGGTGGATTTGATGTTATCCAACAATGGGATAAACAATATTCAGATTGGATGGCAGTTCCACGATCTATCAAGACCACATCGGTCAAACCATCAGGAACAGTTTCATTATTAGCAGGAGCGACTCCAGGACTACATTATCCTGAGAGTCGTTTTTACATTAGGAGAATAAGAGTTTCAAAACATTCGGAACTATTAGAACCTATGAAAAAAGCAGGTTACAAAGTAGAACCAGCATTTGGTTCAGAAGACACAACAATGGTTGTTGAAGTACCAGTAGATGTCGGTGAGGGGATTAGAACAGCGGCTGAACTTTCGATTTGGGAACAATTCAGTTTAGCCGCTTTTCTTCAACGACATTGGGCAGACAACCAAGTAAGTTGTACGGTTACATTCAATCCAGAAACGGAGACAGACCAAATTGCTCCGTGTTTGAATTATTATCAGTATCACCTAAAGGGTATTAGTTTATTACCAAGACACGATTATGGGGCTTATCCTCAAATGCCATATGAGGCAATTGATGAAAAGACTTATGGTAAAGAAGTCAAAAAACTTGGTAAATTATCATTTGGTGTGATAAAGAATGAAGAGGCAGAAGTAGATAAATTTTGTAACAACGATAGTTGTGAAATCATTCCAATCACTGGTGATAATGATGACCAAGATTATGCAAATTAGACTTACAAAACAGCGGACAGGCAGACGACACACCTGTAAAAAAATGTGTCAATTTCAAAACAACAATAGGAGTGATTACTATGAACTATCGTAATCTAATCTCTATTCTTGCAATATCAGTAGGACTTGTTTATGGACAAGCCGTTACTGGTTTTGTTGGGGATGGAGAAAAACCACTTGTTGGAGCGAATGTAATCGTTGAGGGTACAGAACTCGGTGGAGTAACAGACGAAAGTGGAAAATTCGTCATCGAAACTGGATCTGGTACTTTTGACATTACTGCTTCATACATCGGTTATGTTGCCAAAACTCAATCAGTTGAGATTGGTGATATAGTTGGAAGTGTCAGTTTTGACTTAGAAACTGATGTGGTTGCTCTCACAGCACTTGAAGTTCTTGCTTCTCGTGCAGATGAGACTACACCTGTTGCTTATACTACGGTTAGTAAAGAAGAAATGGAAGTGAGATTAGGTTCTCAAGATATTCCAATGATTCTAAACACAACACCAAGTGTATATGCAACTCAACAAGGTGGAGGTGCGGGAGATGCCCGTATTAATGTTCGTGGATTCAACCAACGAAATGTCGCAGTAATGATAAACGGAGTTCCCCAAAACGATATGGAGAACGGATGGGTTTATTGGTCTAATTGGGATGGAGTAGGAGATGCTACTTCCTCAATTCAGATGCAACGAGGTCTATCAGCCGTGAATCTTGCTACACCATCAATTGGTGGAACGATGAACATTATCACCGACCCAGCTGCTCACGAAAAAGGTGGGAAGTTCAAACAAGAAGTCGGTGAGGGTGGATTTCTAAAATCTACCTTGAATTATAACTCAGGTCTAATAAATGATAAGTTGGCAATTAGTGGTACAATTGTTCGTAAAACTGGTGACGGTTTGATTGACGGTACTTGGACAGATGCTTGGGCTTATTATTTAGGTACATCATATGCTGTATCAGATAAACAGAGATTCGAGTTATATGCAATCGGTGCTCCACAAAGACACGGACAGAACCTATACAAACAGAACATAGCTACTTATTCTCAAGAGTTGGCTGGAAGTATCGATGGATACAATGATTCAGCTTATGTTGAGGGAGAGAAGTTTGAAACTGAAGCTGGTAGGTTCTTCAATCAGAATTGGGCACCTGTAGACCCATCATACAAAGGCCAACAATATTGGTATATGTATGGTGCGAGAACTACAGACAGGTACAATCCAAATCTGTTGAATGAAAGAGAAAACTTCTTTCATAAACCACTTGTAAATCTAAACCATTTCTATGATATAAATGATGATATGAGATTATCTTCAGTATTATATTGGAGTGGTGGTTCAGGTGGTGGTACTGGTACTTATGGAAGTGTCAGTAGAAAACCTGCAGTTGAAGGAGAACCTTGGTACGCAAGTTCACCTTGGATGTGGGATTGGAATGCTGAGATTGAACAGAACTCATCTAATGTAGATTCTGCTTGGTCTGATGTTGAAAATCGTTCAACAGGTATTCTTCGTAACTCAATCAATCGTCAGAACACATATGGTTTGATTTCTAAATTGAACTATGATGTATCAGACGAACTTGAAGTTCAAGTTGGTATCGATTGGAGAACTGCTGGTATTGAACACGCCCGTGAGGTTCGTGATTTATTAGGTGGAGACTACTATGTAAATTTCGCCGATGATAACGCACCTGATGGTAAAGTAGTTCGTTTAGGTGATATTATCGCCTATCACAACGAAACAACTGTTGATTGGTTTGGTGCTTTCTTACAAGGTAGTTATACTGGTGAGAAACTAAACCTTTATGGTATGGGTGGTGTATCCACTATTGGATATACTTACGAAGACCATTTTGCTCTAAATGTAGATGAAGATGGAAACAAAATTGATAATTTTGTTGAAGCTCCATCTATCACAACCTTTCAAGTAAAGGGTGGTGCTAGATATAATCTTGATGACAGATTATCAGCATTTGCTAATTTAGGGTATGTTCAAAAACCACCAATCTTAGATAATGTGATTGACTATGATGGAAATGTATCTACAAATCCAGATAATGAGAAATTCATATCTAATGAAATCGGTGGAGAATACAGAAGTGATAAAGTTGCTATCAAGGGTAGTTATTATAACACTCAATGGAAAGATAGAAACCTTACAAAATCTGTAACAACAGGACAAGGTGATTCAGGTGACACAGACATCATTTATCTAACTGGTGTAGACCAAAGTCATAGTGGTTTCGAGATAGAGTCTAAAGTTGCTCTACACGAAATGGTAGACTTAGATGTCGCTGTTAGTATCGGAGATTGGTACTTTGACGGAGATGCTAAAGGTGATTACACAAAGATGGAATACAATGAAAATAATGAGATTATCGGACAGACATCAGAAGAGTATGAGTATGCTCTCGCTAATCTAAAAGTTGGTGATATGCCACAAACATCTTATGTTGGTGGACTTACAGTAAAACCAATTAAAGGTTTGAGTGTACAAGGTCTTTATAGATGGTACGACAATCACTATGCTGATTGGAGTCCTGATTCTCGTGAGGTTGAAGGTGATGCAGATAGAGAACAAGTATGGAAAACTCCATCTTATGGTAAGTTAGACTTACATCTATCTTATAAATTACCTGAAATTGCAGGTCTTGATATGACTATTCACGGTCATTTATTCAATGCTCTTGATAATGTATACATTCAAGATGCAGTAGACAATAGTAAATACAATGGGTATGGTGATAAACTTCACTTAGCTCATAATGCCGAAGTATTTCTTGGAACACCAAGAAGTTTCAACTTAGGACTATCTGTCAATTTCTAAAGTAATAAATTGGGGGGAATTTTTCCCCCCAATTATTGTAAAGGTACAAACATTGAAAAAGTTATTATTTTTGTTATTATTATTTTGTTGTGATGATAGAGTAGAAGACCCGACTAAATCTAATATTATCGTGACGATGTTACGAGTAGATAGAATTGAAATACTTGATTGGTTATGGATAACACCTGCTCCAATTTGGGGTCACTTAGAATCAGAAGATAGTATACCTCTTGAAAGAATGGTTGTACATTGGTGGAGTAATATGTATTGGGATGAAGATGATTCAAGTGGACATTACAGATTATTACCAAACAGAAGAAACAAAGCAATATGGTATGATAACTTTGGAAACAGAGATACTATGGATGTAGATGTAGACACACTAAGATGGACTACAGACAGATACTCTGAAGTAGATAGTTTAGGATATTTTTTTAATACACTAAGACCTACAAGAGTAATGCAAAATAAGGGTAGTGGTAGTTGGATGAAATTGTATTGGAGTATTGAAAATACACTAATAGATTCACAAGAAATATTTCTAATGGATTGAAAAAAAAAATAAAAAAAGTTGTAAAAAGTGCTTGTATTTGTCATTTTTTCTTTGTAACTTATGGTATGATAAATAAGGAAAAAACAATGAATACAAGAAAACATCTAAAAGAAGGTACTTACACTTATTGGGTAAATAAAAGAAGTGGTACTATCCAGCATGTGGGAGTTGAATACAATAAGTATTTCAAGAACTTCAAATTGACTATGAGTACTGTAAATTTACCATACGAAAGAATGTATTTCACAAAAGGTAGTGATATGAATGGTGTGGATAGATTCTTGAAAAACTATGAGTTTATTTGTGAGAATCCAGACAATGATTTTTTTGTAAATGTCTTGGCTAACAAGAAACTAAAGAGTGAGTTTACTTGGGGTAGAAAAACCAATGGTAGACTTGGTATCACTAAAGATGAATATTTTTCAAAACTAAACATAAAATAAAAGGAGTCTATTATGTATAGAAGTGAATGTTGTGGTGGAATGGTCTATGATGACTATGACATCTGTTCAGATTGTCTCGAACACTGCGAAGTGTGGTTTGATGGTGATGAAGAAGACGAAGACGAATCGTAAATGTAAACAATGTAAAACAGAGTTAGATGGGATAATGATTTTTTATCCTGAACTCTGTTTGTTTTGTGTTATAAAAAAAGAAAATAATGCTTGACACATATAGTAAAAGTTGTGTATATTATACTATGAATAATAAAGGAAAAACAAACAAAATGAAGACAACAACTAACAATCTAATAAACAATTTTTCTTATGAAGACTTGGCTCACGCTTTATATCTAAAAGGTGAGAAGGATGGTGTTCATAAAATTACAGACAAAACTCAATGGAGAGAGTTTGTTATCGCTGACAAATTAGGTCATAAGGCTTTTGATAAGATTTCTGCTGGTAAAGGTAGTGATAAATATGGTGCAGATGCTTATGAGGCTAATGGACAAACTGCAGAATATAAGAGTAAGTCTATCAATGACAAAGAGGTTCGTAACCTTACTCGTCAAGTTAGAAACCATAATACAGGTTTGAGATTTTCAGCACTCAAAGTTCCTGGTGTTTACAATGGGGCATATACACAAGATGCAATTGATGCTTATTCTAAACATAATCACTATTTTGGTGTGTTTTGGAAAGAGAGATGTGTTTTGATTATCAAACCAACTACTGATTATGTTATCAGTACACTTACTGAAAACAACAACAATCGTAAAGATGGGGCGACAACAAACCTAAATAGTGTTGTTGTGAACTTAGACGATGTTTCTAATTATGAAATTGCTTACAAAGACAATGATTGGTTCGAGGAGAATGAATGAAAAGTTATGCTATAGTAAATGAGGATTGTTTAGACTTACTAAGAGGTCTTGATGATAATTCTGTTGATTTGGTTCTAACAGACCCACCATACTATATTGGATATGATGGTGGTAAGGGTTGGGACTCGGCTTGGGACACGGAACAAGATTATTTAGATTGGTGTAAGTTATGGACAGCGGAATGTGTTAGAGTATTGAAACCAAATAGATGTATGTATGTTTGGGGTACTACCAAAACAGATACATTCTTGAAATATAAATTAGATGTTCTCAATTCTTTTGATGATATTTATTATCAGAGTTGGATAATATGGTCGTATGATTGGGGTGGTAGAACAAAGAAAAACTTTGCCAGAAAACACGAAGATTTATTGATGTATTCTAAAGGTAAAGAATTTATGTTCAACAAAGATGATGTTAGAATACCATATATTTTGAAAAAGAGTGTTAGAAAAGGTAAAGAACTAAATCCACTTGGTAAAATACCAACGGATGTTTGGCCAAAAAATAATCATACCACATCAAAAGAATATGCTGGATGGCATCCAACTCAGAAACCACTTGAGTTATTAGAAAGAATTATCAAGGCTCACACAAATCAAGGTGATGTTGTTTTGGATTGTTTTAGTGGTAGTGGTAGTACTGCAATTGCATCCATAAATACCAACAGAGAATTTATTGGTTGTGAGTTAGATGAGGAATATTTTACAAAATCAATGGAAAGAATAAACGAACTAACAGGTGTAAATAGGTTTATATAAATGTATCAGGCAATTCATTACGACCATTTCAAAAAGAAAATACATCTTTGGGATGATAAGGCTGGTTACCAAGTCATACCATTCAAAAAATATGCGTATACTAAATCACCTGGTGGTCAATATGTTTCACTATATGGTGATAGACTAAAGAAGATACACGATTGGGATCCTAAAGAAAAAGGTCTGTTTGAGTCTGATGTACAACCCGTAGTTAGATTTTTAGTAGACCAATATACAGATAGTGATGAAGTATCTGATGGTCACAGAGTAATGATTATGGATATCGAGTGTGAAATCGTAGATGGATTTCCTGATGTTCAGAATCCAAAAGAACAGATAACTTCTATTGCGATTTATGATTCTATTACCGACCACTATACTGCTTTTGTACTCGATCCTGAAAATAAATTTGAACTACCATCTGATGATGTAGGTAACAGAGTAAAAGAAGAAGATGGACAAACGATTGAAACATTCAAAACAGAGTTTCAATTATTGACAAGATTTTACCTAAAATATATGGAAATCCAACCAACAATAATTACTGGCTGGAATATAGAGTTTTTCGATATTCCTTTTCTCTATAATCGGTCAGTTCAAGTGGTTGGTGCTGATGTGGCCAATTTACTATCACCAATTAGAGAAGTAAATTGGTCTACATTCAGAGAAAGATATACAATTGCAGGTGTGAACATTTTAGACTATCTCGCACTCTACAAGAACTTTAGATTTACGATGCAATCAAGTTACAGATTAGACCATATTGGTGAGGTTGAGGTTGGTACGAATAAAATAGAATATGATGGTACATTGAACGATTTATATGAAAATGACTTAGAGAAATTTGTAGAATATAACATACACGATGTTAGGATTGTGAAGAAACTCGATGATAAATTAGATTTTATTGATATTGCTCGTGGTGTGGCTCATCTTGGGCATGTACCTTATGAAGATGTATTTATGAGTTCACGATATCTTGAGGGTGCGATTTTAGTCTATCTGAAAAAGGTTGGAATGGTTGCACCAGATAAACCACCAAGACCAAAACAATTGAGTGGTGATAAGTTCGCAGGTGCTTATGTACAAGAACCACAATCTGGTAAACATAGTTGGGTATATGATTTGGATATTACGAGTATGTATCCGAGTGTAATTCGTTCATTGAATATTTCACCTGAAACTAAACTTGGTAAGGTTATTGGTTGGGATCCTGAAGAGTATTTACAAAAAGATTTGAAAAAGACTTATACTATTGAGATGAAAGGTAAGGAACAAGGTAAAGTAACTAATGACCAACTCGAACAATACTTCAATGATAATAAAGTCAGTATATCTTCTTGTGGAGTATTGTATAGAACTGATAAGAAAGGTTTGATTCCATCACTATTGACTAAGTGGTTCAATGAAAGGGTAGAGTTCAGAAAGTTGGCTAAGAAGTTTGCTGAAGAGGGTAACGATGAACAACATCAGTATTTTGATAGAAGACAATACCTACAGAAGATTATTCTAAACTCATTATATGGTGTATTGGGTTTACCTGTATTTAGATTCTATGACTTAGATAATGCAGAATCAACAACATTGACAGGTCAATCACTAATCAAATTCACTAAGAAAATGGGTAACTACTTTTACAACAGAGAGTTGGGTGATGACAAAGACTATTGTATTTACATTGATACTGATTCAGTATTTTATTCTGCAGTTCCATTGGTAGAGAAGAGATTTCCGAATGAAAAATTATCTGATGTGATGATGTCAAAAAAGATTCTTGATATTGCATCAGAGGTACAAACATTCTTGAACAATTCATATAATTATTTTGCCAAAAGATTCAATCGTATAGATGAACACCATTACGAGATAAAACAAGAGGTTATTGCAAAGAGTGGATTATTCATTACCAAGAAAAGATATGGTATGAAGATTATCAATGATGCTGGGGTAAAGGTAAACAAAGTGCATGTCAAAGGTTTGGATACCGTTAGAAGTTCGTTTGCAATAGCGATGAAAGAATTACTATCGAGTGTGTTGGAAGATATTTTGGCGGATGTACCAAAAGAAAAGATAGATGAGAGAATTGTAAACTTTAGAAATTCAATGGAGTTGATGGACTTTGATAGAATCTCATCACCAGTTGGGGTAAAGAATATATCAAAATACATATCACCATCTGATGGTATGTTTACTGATTTCAAAAAAGGTGCACCAGTGCATGTCAAGGCTGCTATAAATCACAATGACTTACTGAAGTATTACAAACAAGATAAGAAATATGAATTCATCAAGAATGGTAGTAAGATAAAGTGGGTGTATCTAAAAGAAAATAATTTAGGTATGGATGTGTTGGCCTACAAAGGTTATGAGGATCCACCTGAGATAATCAAATTCATAAAAGAGAATATACACCATAAGAAAATCTACGACCAGGCGTTATATAAAAAGATTATGATGTTTTATCAGGCTATGAATTGGGATGAACCAACACTAAAAAAAGATACCATTGAAAGATTTTTTTGATTGTTTGAGAATAATAAACAATATATATAAATATACTAAAACTATAATAGGAGAAAAACGGTTATGAATAAAGATGTATTGACTCGTTTCATTTCAAAATACCATTTGAGTGGTAACATAAATACTGCCATTTGGAGAAACAACGATAGTACTCTATCAACACGATTCATTTCAGGTGATAAATCATTACTTGGAAATGTTAGTTTGGATGAGTTTGATGTTGAAGATTTTGAAATGGGAGTATATAATACAAACCAATTATCATCATTACTTGGTGTAGTTGGTAATGATATCAATCTTGATATACTAAGGTCAGAAGATAAATGTATTTCACTAAAAGTGAAAGATGATACTTCTTCTGTAAACTATATGTTATCTGATTTATCAGTAATAAACAGACCACCAGACTTGAAGAATGTTCCTGATTTTACATTGACACTTGACATTGATTCTAATTTTATCAATAAATTTATCAATGGTAAATCTGCATTACCAGATACAGAAACATTCACTATATTGACAGATGAAAGTGATAGTGGTGCAAAAGTTGTTATTGGTTGGAGTGAAATAAACTCTAATAGAGTTGAACTACCAGTAAATGTAACTGAGTTTGACAAGTTAGACAATATCTCATTCAATGCAAATCTATTCAAAGATGTATTGGTTGCAAACAAAGAGTGTGGTAATGCAAGATTGAGAGTTTCAAAAGATGGACTTGCACATATCAAATTCCAAGTTGATAAGTATGTTTCTGAGTATTTTCTTGTTGCATCCGCAAATAAGAGATAAATGTATCTAAAATACTTTGACAAATTTTACGACCAAGATGGATACTTAGACATATCTGAAGAAGAGTGGACTTACATAAAAGAAACCTTTGAAAAAGATGATGTAAAAGAAAGTCTTGCCAAAGTTGCAATGACTTATCCGATACCTTATGCGGAAATATCTGAAGAGGTGTGTCTAAAAGACTATAAAAAGTTGAAAGGTATTTGGTGGAATGATTTGATTATAGAAGACGAGTGGTTTGCCAGAAGTGAAGATGGATATAGATGGGGAATTGATTATAAGGGTAAACAGATTTATTTCAAACGATATAATGTTGGTAATAAATCATCAAACTACTTTCAACAGAAAAATAGATGGTCTGTAGATGGTTCAGTTTCACCTGGACCACAACGGACTTGGGAAACTGAGAAGTTTATGACGAGTCTAATGGGTGCGGCATACTCTTTGAAGTTACCTAAGATTGATAAAAAACATCTAAGGTTGATGATAGGACTCAGAAAATACATTTGTAGTCAATTCAAACCATCGGTCGCAAAGGCAATATATGATTACTTTGAGGCTGATAGTATTTTAGATTTTTCTGCAGGTTGGGGTGATAGATTGGCTGGATTTTATGCCTCTAATTCAAGTAGATATTATGGTATAGACCCAAGAAAAGAAAATCATCCAATCTACAGAGAACAGGCTGAGTTTTATGAAAAACATAGAAGTACTTTTTTAGAACCAACTAAGGAAGTAGATTTCTTTGAATCACCTGCAGAAGATTTTGATTACTCTCAGATAAAACCTGTTGATTTGGTATTTACATCACCACCTTATTTCAATGTGGAACGATATAGTTACGATGACACTCAAAGTTGGATAAGATACAAGGATATAAACTCTTGGAATGAATCATTCTTACATAGGGCACTCGAAAAGATGTGGACTCGTATAAGTAGTGGTGGACATTTGTTGGTAAATATTTCTGATGTCTATTCTAATTCAAAATGGAGTACTGATAGAGGTTGGGATAAAATATGTGACCCAATGAATGATTTCATAAATAATGAATTAGAGGGTTCAGAATATCAAGGTTGTATTGGAATGGAAATGGCAAAACGACCTAATAGTGGTGGTGCAGGAACTGCAAAATCAGAAGAGTATAGTGAAGAATCACTAAAACTTGCGGAAGAGACAAAGAACAAAACATTTTGTGAACCTATTTGGGTATGGAAAAAATTATAGACTATTTTACTAAGTTTTACGATATGAAACCGTATCTTTTTATAGATGAAAAGGAATGGAAGTATATTATGGAGACTTATGAAAAAGATGAAGTAGTTGATGAATTGGCTAAATGTTTACATACATATCCGTGTCCAATACCACAAATTACTGAAGAAGAATCTTTGAGAAGTTTGAAAAGACTCAAGGGTGTGAAATGGCCAGATATATTGATGGAAGATTTTTGGTTTCCAAGAAATGAACAAAAATCAAAATACATATTATCACCAAAATATTTCAAAAGAGATAATAAAGGTAATAATGCCTCTAACCCATTTCACATAGAGACAAGATGGAAAGTTGATTGGACGAGAACACCAAGTGGATGGAAAACTTGGCAAACAATTGATGGGATAAAAACAATTGTTAGGGCATTTTGGAGTCTTGAAAAGGTATTGACCAAAGTAGATTTACAAAGTATTAGGATGGCCACCACATTACGAAAGTATGTGGCATCACAATTCAAACCAAGTATAGCGAAAGGATTTTATGACTACTTTAGAAGTGGTAATGTACTTGACTTTAGTGCTGGTTGGGGTGATAGGTTGGCTGGGTTTTATTGTGGAGAGACAACAAAATCATATGTTGGGATTGACCCAAACACACTCAATCATCCAAACTATAAAAGACAAGTTGAGTTCTATAAAGAAAACCAAACATTTTTTGAAGAACCAAAAGAGGTAGAGTTTATTTGTGAACCAGCGGAAGATGTGGATTATTCAAAATATGAAAATTATTTCGATACAATATTTACATCACCACCTTATTTCAATGTTGAGAAATATTCCGATGAAGATACACAAAGTTACATCAGATATAAAGACATTGATAGTTGGAATAAAAACTTCTTACATAAGACAATAGAAAAGATAATTCCAACATTGAAAAAGGATGGGATACTGGCAATAAATATTGCAGATGTTTATGATGCAAAAAACAAAACATATTTTGACATCTGTAATCCAATGAATGATTTTATAAAATCACAAGGGTTGGAATACTATGGTTGTATAGGAATGGAGATGACTAAGAGATTCAATAGTGGTGGTGCTGGTAATGCAAAAAGTGAATACTTTAGTGAGGATTTGAAAGATAAAACAAAGGAAACCGAAAATATAGCATTCGGAGAACCAATATGGATATGGAAAAAAGCTTGACTTGTATTGCTTTTATTCGTATATTCATATATGATAAATTAGGAAAATAAATGGAAAATGATACTCTTTTGTGGGTTGAGAAATATCGACCACAAACACTCGATACATATGTTGGTAACGAACACCTTGTAAAGAAGGTTGGTTCATATATCAAAAATGATGACATACCACACCTTTTACTATATGGGAAGGCTGGTACAGGTAAGACTACTCTTGCAAAACTAATCGTCAATCAGATTGATTGTGATTATTTATACATCAATGCATCCGATGAGAATAATGTTGATACTGTTAGGACAAAGATAAAGACATTTGCCTCAAGTATTGGATTCAAGAAATGGAAAGTGGTTATATTAGACGAGTGTGATTACATAACACCAAATGCTCAGGCTGCTCTTCGTAATCTTATGGAAGTATTTTCTTCACATTGTAGATTTATATTGACTTGTAATTATTTAGAGAGAATGTTACAACCTATCGTAAGTCGTTGTCAGACTTATAATATATCACCACCATCTAAAAAAGAAGTTGCTATTCACCTGAATACCATTTTGAAACAAGAGGATGTCGATTTTGAAATAAAAGATATGGGTGACATAGTAAATGCAAACTATCCTGATATTCGTAGAATTATAAATACAATACAAAGACAAGTAGTGGATGGTAAACTCGTATTGGTATCTGAAGAATATAATGATAATTATAAAGTAAAGATTTTGGAATCATTGAAAAATGACAATCCAAAAGATTGTTTCAATAACATACGAAAGATTCTTGCAAACTCAAAGATAAACGACTTTGTGGATTTGTTTAGATACTTATATGACACGATAGATGATTTTGCAAAGGGTTCAGAAGCCGAGGTTATACTAACAATCGCCGAGTATGAGTTTCGTGATTCACAAGTTCCAGATAAAGAGATAAATTGTATGGCGATGCTAACCAAGATTATAGGATATATAAAATGACAATGAGACCGATGAAACCAATGCCAGGACAACAACAACAAGTACAAGTTGATTTGAGTAAGGCTGAAAGTATCTCGTGTGAGAAATGTGGTAATTATAATTTTATTCAGACATACTTTCTGAAGAAGTTATCACCACTTGTATCACCAACAGGAGAAGAAGCCATAGTACCAATCAATGTGTTTTCCTGTGGTAATTGTGGTGAAGTACCAAAAGGATTCATTCCAAAAGATGAGTAATTACGAACAAAATTTAGTAAAATTATTTGGTAATGATTATGTGGATAATCTTGTTCCATCTGAAGAAGAGTTGGAACAAAAGTATAGTATTGAGGATACCAAACAAAAAGGTAAATCTTTATTCGACCACATAACTGCAATTTGTACACAACCAAACAACTATTTTGAAAATCTAACAGAGGTTGATAAAAAGTCGTGGTCAAATTATATGGTACATCGATTCCTTTCAATGAAAATGGAATGGGTGGACTTTGTAAATGATGTTCAGAAGTATTGGACATTAGAACCTAAAGATGTTTACAAGTTGTACACAAGTATATTACCAAGAAAAAAACAATGGTTGAAATATATCAAGGGAGAAAAAGATATGAGACCCAATGAAGTATTAGAAATAATATCAAAACACTTCAAACTATCATTCAGAGAGTCTGTGCAGTATTATGACTACTACATCTCTTCTGAACAAGGTAAGGCCGAACTCGGTGGTATCTTGAGAAAGTATGGAGTAAAAGAAGATGTAATTCGTAGGAAATACGGACTTACATAATGTATAATCGGTTTAATAACCCAAACTTAAATCCAGTTACAATAGAGGGATACAAAATGGCGAAAGGTAAATTGACAGAACTTACTAATTATGAGAAAGCATTATATGAACACGAATGGGGATTAGATACCAAAGAAAAAATAATTTGGTTGAATCAAGAATTCGAGTTATCGACAATTTATGATATCGGAGCGAAATTACACACGATACAGAGGGTAAATCCTACTGATGACCCAATAACTTTACATATCACATCTTATGGTGGTGATTTGTATTCGGCACTTGGGTTGATAGACACTATACAATCATTTCCTGTGAAAGTAAATACGCATGCGGTTGGTGCATGTATGAGTGCAGGAAGTTTGATTCTAATAAGTGGTACAGGTGAAAGAACTATGACTAATAATACGACAATTATGGTACACGAGGGTTCTTCTTTTGAACACGGAAAAACAAGTGATGTGTTGAGTTCATCAAAACATCTTGAAAATCTTAGAAAGAAAATGATAGAGATGTTTATTCAACACACCAACAAACCAAAGGCATTTTGGAATAGAATTATGACAAAAGACACATACATTGATTCCAAACAGGCTATAGAATACGGAATAGTAGATAGTATAAAATGACAAGTGTAGATTACCAAGTCCTAAGTAAGTTCGTTGATATTGATGAACGAGATTTGGAGTTTCACAAGATAACAAATGCAATAAAAGAACACGATATCGAACACGGTATCGAAGTTATATTTGATTATTATCGGAGACACGGATTTCCACATTATAAAATTCGTGAAGAAGAGAAACACGACCACATAAGAAAACTACAAAAGTTTGATGTGGATACTATTTTTGTTGATAATCAAATCATACAGACAATGCATTGTTTGAGATTGGCTTGGACATACTTCCCACATTTTTGGGAAATAAGATGTGGGAGTGCCAAACAATCACCAATGGAAATATTCAATGATGACGAGAAATTCAAAAAGACTATTCGTAAATGTTGGAATTGGAGTGCAAAACATTACAAAGGTGAAGAGAATCATCCAAACAATAAGTTTACAGAGAACAGACTTAGACAATCACTAAAAATTTATACAGGAACTCAATCAGTTAGTAACTTTAGACCAACTGCTGCAAAACTTATATATGAGAAGTTTGGTGGTGAAGTAGTTTGGGATATGAGTTGTGGTTGGGGTGGTAGATTATTAGGATTCTTATCTGCATCAAATACCAAACATTACATTGGTACTGAACCATCTACGAGAACTTTTGATGGTCTGTTGGAGATGAAAAAAGATTTTTCGTATTTTGGGAAAAAAGTTGATATTTATAAACAAGGAAGTGAGGAATTCAAACCAGAAAAACAATCACTCGATTTATGTTTCACTTCCCCACCTTATTTCGATACTGAAAAATATAGCTTGGAAAAGTCACAAAGTTTTATTAAATTCCCTACAGAGAATGAATGGGTAAATGGTTTTTTGAGAAAGACTATTCAAAATTGTTATGATGGACTAAAAAAAGATAAATATATGTTGATAAATATTGCAAATACTCCTAAGTATGATTTTATAGAAAAGGAGACTATTAGTATATCAAAAGAACTTGGTTTTACACAAAAAGACACATTACAATTGACATTATCAAGTGTAATGGGTGCGGGTTATAAATATGAACCCATATTTGTTTTTAAAAAATGATAAATGAGAGGTTATAAATGATAAAAGAAAGAACAGAACCATCTGTTGTATCAACTGATGAAGTTATAGAACTGATGGAAAAAGAGTGGCCAGTAATGACTGCTGAGTTCAAAAAGTTACAAAGAGAACAATACGAGTTGTTCTTACACAAACAACACGATTATGGTCCTGGTAATATTTCAGTTGGAACAGCATTGAAGACACCAGAAGAAATAAAACTATCACTTACAGGTTTGTGGTTTCGTATGAATGATAAGTTACAGAGAGTAAAGACTTTATTGATGAACAATAGAGAATCTGCTGTAAAAGATGAACCATTAGAAGATGCATATTTAGATGTGTCTAATTATGGGATAATGGCGACGATTGTAGGTCGTGGTAAGTGGGGTAAGTAATTGTCAGTAAATAGAGTAAGTCACTCACAATATTCTGTATGGAGTAATTGTCCTTATCAATGGAAACTAAAGTACATTGATAAGTTAGCTCCATTTTCAGATTCCATACACACTATGTTTGGTACGAGTGTACACGAGGTATTACAAACTTATCTTGATGTAATGTATAAAAAGTCAATCAAAGAGGCAGACCAACTACCACTTGATAAAATGTTACTTCATAGAATGAAAACTAACTATGAGAACATTATGAAAAACAATGGTGGAGAAGAATTTTGTACTGAAAATGATATGAAGGAATTCTTTAGTCACGGAGTATTGATATTTGATTTCTTCAAAAAGAAGAGAGCTAATTATTTCTCAAAGAAACATTGGGAGTTGGTTGGAGTAGAAATTCCACTACAGAAGAAATTGAGACCAAATATGAACTTTGTTGGGTTCATAGATTTAGTTATGAAAGATACACGAAATGGTAGATTCAAAGTTATTGATATAAAGACATCCACTAAGGGGTGGAATAAATATGTCAAACAAGACAAGATAAAATCAGACCAAATTTTGTTGTATAAAAAGTTTTTATCTGAGACTTGGAAGATACCAATTGATAGGATTGATGTAGAGTTTCTTATATTGAAACGAATGTTATATGAAAATGTGGACTTTCCACAAAAAAGAGTACAACTTCACCATCCAGCAAATGGAACTCCAAGTATGAATCAGACTTGGAAAAGATTTGAATCTTTTATGGATGATTGTTATGACGAGAATGGAGATAGAATATTAGACAAAGAGTATACAAAAACAAATACTCAGAAGTCTTGTAAGTGGTGTGAGTTCAAAGATAAACCAGAAATATGTGATAGGGGATAAAGATGCAAGACACCTTTGGCAAACAAGTAAATTATAGTATTAGAATATCAACAAAAGGTTGGTTAGGTAATGGGGTATATGAAGACTTTATACTCGATTTCTTGGACGAGGCTTGGGGTAGTTCTGCAAGATTCAAATGTTATTTTTTACTTCACGATTCAAAAGACCTAAGTGGGTTACAGAAATTTATGAAGACTTGTGAAGGAAAATTACATTGGAAAACAATCATAGAATCAGAACCAAAGGAGAGAGTTTGGTTCGATATAGGTGAAGTAGATACAAAACTAAATAGATTTTGGTATCAGGCAGATAATCCAGATGGTATAGTTTTAGGTGTTTCTCAATTTATAAAGGCTGCAGAGTTTTGTTCACAACCAAAACACCAACAGAAACCAAAACAGAAGAGAACCGATGGATGATATGAGAGTAGCAATTGTTGGGAGTAGAGAGTATGTTGATAAGAGAAAAGTACGAGACTTTATTTTCAAGTGTAAAGAACAATTTGGTACAGACTTAGAAATAGTAAGTGGTGGTCAAAAACAAGGTGCAGATGGTTACGCAAAAAAATTCTCATTAGAAATGGATGTAAAATATTCAGAATTTCCACCACAACATTACCCATACAACCAACATTGCATACGACCAAACTATGAGTATGGTAAGGATTATAGAGTTTATCATTATCATAAAAGAAATAAACAGATTGCAGAATACTCTGATGTAGTTGTTGCATTTATACCAAGAGATAAAAGGTCAAAAGGTACAGAAAGTTGTTTATTGGAGGCTAAAAAATTGAAAAAAAATATAACCATTATACAATAATGATATATTTATATATAAGTATTTATGAGGGAAAACTAAATGGATAAGTTCAAATTGACTTCGGTAAAGGTGTTGAAAGATTCATATATAAGATTTAGAAGTATATGTCTCGATGATGATTTTACCTTACAAAAATTAGTAAACAGAGCTATAGACAAATATAATCAAGATGAAAATTTTCGAGATGAGATTCGAGACTATACTCAACTACATATTAGTAGTTCAAAATTATAGAAATAGGATAGGTTATGAGAAAAGAAATACTAAAGGCTAGTAGACTACACTTCAAATCACACATTGAAAAACATAAAGTAAATGTCAATAATTTACTAAGAAATCCTGCAGGTGTTGCCGAACATCCTGATATTATGGAAACGATAGAAAAAGAATTAGGAATTATTGCTGAGTATGATGATAAGTTAGAAATGTTGGATAAGTACTTTTTCCAACAATACACAAATGATAAAGAGGTTCTAAATGACTAAAAAGAAAAAAATTCTACTACTATCAGATGACTTGAGAATGGCTTCTGGTGTTGGTACGATGTCAAAAGAATTTGTTATGGGAACTGCTCATCATTACGATTGGTATCAGATTGGTGGAGCTATCAAACATCCTGAAGAGGGTAAGATATTTGATATATCTGATGATGTGAACAAGGAACGAGGTATCAAAGATGCAAATGTAAAGGTTCAACCAATTAGTGGTTATGGTAATCCTAATTTATTGAGAGGAGTTTTGTCAGTAGAAAAACCAGATGCCATAATGATTTATACCGACCCACGATTTTGGGTTTGGTTGTTTGAAATGGAACACGAGGTACGACAAGAGATTCCAATATTCTATTATAATATTTGGGATGACTTACCTTATCCAAGATGGAATGAAAACTATTATGAGTCTTGTGATTTGATTATGAATATTTCAAGACAGACTGTGAACATAGTCAATCAAGTTTGTCAAAGAACACCGAGAACTGAGAAGAATTCTACATACATACCTCACGGAATAAACGAAGAACTTTTCAAACCATTATCTGATGAGGATACTAAAAGTAAAAAGTATACTGAATTTATGTCCAAGATAAACTCAAGAGGTAAAAAAGATTTTATCATTCTTTATAACAATAGAAACATCAGACGAAAATTACCTGGTGATACTATATTGGCTTATAAACATTTCTGTGACCAATTACCAAAAGAAGAGGCTAAGAAATGTTTGTTGATTATGCACACTAATCCTGTAGACAATAATGGAACAGATTTACCAGCAGTTGTGGATGAATTGTGTCCAGACTACGATGTATTCTTCTCGCATGTCAAACTATCTACTGAGGAATTGAATTATTTATATGGAGCTTCAGATGTTACAATCAATATGGCATCAAATGAAGGATTTGGACTCGCTACTGCAGAATCCCTAATGAGTGGAACACCTATAATTGTAAATATTACAGGTGGATTACAAGACCAATGTGGATTTACAAAACAAGTTGTAAATAGTGATGGTAGTGGATATACAAATGAATTACTTACCGTTGATGATTATACTAAAGAATGGGGTTCTAACCACGATGGTAAATATCAAGAGTGTGGAGAGTGGGCATTTCCAATATTTCCAGCCTGTCGTTCACTTCAAGGTTCACCACCAACTCCGTACATTTTTGATGACAGATGTAGATTTGAGGATGCAGGAGATAAGTTGAAAGAGGTTTATGACTTACCTAAAGAAGAAAGAGTTCGTAGAGGATTATTGGGTAGGGAGTTTGTTCTGAGAGAGGACATTGGTATGTCTTCAAAACATATGAACGAAAGGTTCATAAAAGATATGGATTGGGCTTTCGAGAACTTCAAACCAAGAAAACAATTTGAATTATCAGAGGTTATATAGATGAAACCATTAATATTAGTTACCGCACCAGTTGGGACTCGTAGTGGATATGGGTCAAGGTCAAGAGATATAGTTAGGGCTCTTGTAAAATTAGATAAGTATGATGTAAAAGTATTCAATGTACCTTGGGGAAACACACCACAAAATGCTTTGATGATTGACCATCCAAAAGATAAACCAATCATTGATAATTTATTAGTCAATCCTAACTTAGATAGACAACCCGATATACATATTCACATAGTTGTACCAAATGAATTTCAACCTTATGGTAAGTTCAACATTGGAATAACTGCTGGATTAGAAGCCACACTCATACCAAAAGAGTGGATTGAGGGATGTAATAGAATGGATTTGGTTTTAGCAAGTTCTAATTTTTCTAAAGAAGTATTGTTGAAAACTGTATATGAGGAGAAAAATCAACAAGGTCAAGTAGTAAATACATTACAAGTAAACTCACCAGTAGAGGTTTTATTTGAAGGTGTGGATACTGAGGTTTACAATACAACAAATGAATTTGACCCAATCGTAGTTGATGAGTTAGGTAAGATAAAAACTGATTTCAATTATTTATTTGTTGGTCATTGGTTACAAGGTGGATTTGGTAATGATAGAAAAGATGTGGGTAGAATGATACATACATTTTTACAGACATTCAAGAATCAAGAAGACCAACCAGGATTGATATTGAAAACGAGTGGTGCTGGATACTCTATTATTGATAAAGATGTTATAACAAAAAGAATCAAAGAGATACAGGCAAAGTTCAAAGGTGAATCATTACCACCAATATATTTTCTACACGGAGATTTGACCGATGAACAAATGAACCAATTGTATAATCATCCAAAAGTAAGTGCACATATTTCATTTACTCACGGAGAGGGATTTGGTAGACCATTATTAGAGGCGACAATGAGTGGTAAACCAGTAATTGCATCTGCTGCAACAGGACATATAGATTTTCTAAAACCTGAATATTCTATGTTGGTGAATGGTAATTACATACCTGTACATAAAGATTCATTTCCAAAAAATATCTATGTTGAGGGACAACATTGGTTTGATGTAAATTTACAAGAGGCATCTAATTCTATGAAGTTCGTGAAGTCTCGATACAAGAAATTTACAGAACTTGCATCACAACAAAAGATAATAAATGAAGTAGAGTTTTCATTTGATAAGATGGTTGAACTATTAGGTACATACATTGATAAGGTGCCAACTGCAGTAGAAATGAAACTACCAAAGTTAGGTAAGTTACCAAAACTAAATAAAGTTGGGAGTTAGTAATGGCAGAAAGAAAAGTTAGTTGTCCTTGTTGTGCAAATTATGGTATAAATCAAAAAGAAAAATGTTTCGAGGAGACATTAGAAGATAGTGGGTTTAGGTCGTACTTATGTTTTCATTGTGGATACACAAGTAATTCAGAATATTATGATGGTTCTGAAAAAAGAGATAAGATGTTAGAGACAACTGCACTCATAGTAAAACAAATAGAAGTGTGGGATAATGATAGACAATTATATTGGTATCCATCTGTTTTGAATATGGGTATGTTGGGAATGATTTATCCTGAAGGTACACAAGACGAGTGGGTTTGGAGATTTGCAAAAGTAATAGAGATACCAGAAAATGAACAACATATGTATTTAGACGAAAATGGTGAACCACATAAACACAGACTCGATGTTGAGGGTGCAACAACTTATGGTAAGTTTGATTTTTTCACGGCCTGTAAAGATATGGGAATCATTACAGACCAAAAACTTGAGGTGATGAATGGCTCGTAAACCTTATACTTGGTCAAAAGTCAAGAACGGAGATATAATTTCATTTCATTATGAGACAAAAAGAGGTCCTGATAAAGGTCGTAAATTATTACGAACCATATTGGTGATAAATAAATTGTTTCGTAAGAATAAAATTGGTGGTGATGTTAGTCGATTATTGAGTGGAATATTATTGAAGAAATCTGCAAGTGCAGTGGCCAGACCAGAATTAGTGAAAACAATTATTGACTCTTTTGGTGAGATAAAACTAAGGGAGGCAGTTTCTGGTACAAGAGTTATTTTGAGTGTAAGTCCAGACTTCAATGCAGACACTCCACAAAGAGTAAGAGATATTCTACAACAACTATCGAGAAAGATGGGTAGAGTTGGTGGTACACCATACAGAACATTCGATTATGATGAGTGTTTGACATCGGCTGTACACTTAGAACCAATACAAATGCCATTGAAAGTAGTTGAAGGACTAAAAGACCAAATAGAAAAATGAAAATAAGTTATGGAATTACAGTTCACAATGAATCAGAGGAACTGAATAAGTTATTAGAAATATTAGTACACAAAACACAAGCCGAAGACGAGATAGTAATTGTACAAGATGGTGATGATAAAAAAGTAGAAGAAGTTATATCATCGTGGATGAATCAATACTTAGATGCCAAAGGTATCTATTGGTGGACAAGAAAACTTGATGGTAACTTTGCAGACCAAAAGAATTATGTAATCGAACAATCATCAGGTGATTATATTTTTCACATTGATGCCGATGAGTATCCACACGAAACTCTGATTGAACAATTACCAGAAATATTAACAATCAATGATGTTGATTTGGTTTGGATACCACGAGTAAATACTATTGATGGAATGACAGAACAAGATGTTATGAAATGGGGCTGGAGAGTTTCGGAACAAGGATGGGTAAATTATCCTGATTATCAGAGTAGGGTTTTTCGTAGGGATGAAAACATAAGATGGACTCGTCCACTACACGAACATATTGTTGGTTGTAAAACATACTCCCACTTACCACCACACGAGGAGTTGAGTTTGTACCACCCAAAAACTATTGAGAAACAAACTCAACAAAATGTGTTTTACAACCAAAATTTTAGTCAAGAATTGAATAGAAGAGGATAAGATGAAAACAAAATTTTTAGATTTAGGTAAACAACCAATTGCAAATGATTTCATACCAGGTGAAGAATATGAAAGTGAAAGATATTCATTTGATTTAGGAGTGGTGTATGATGATGAAACTCATTTGGTTTCGTTGAGTGAGTTTGTCCCACCAGAAAAAATGTTCAATGAAAATTATGTGTATCATTCATCATATTCTCAGACTATGAGAGACCATTTCAAAAACCTAGCGGATACTTGTAGTGAGAGATTCAATCCACTTACTGTTTTGGAGATTGGTAGTAATGATGGTGTGTTTCTAAATCATTGGGGTAACGATTATACTATTGGAGTTGAACCTTGTAGTAATTTTGCTGAGATTACAGAAGAATTAGGATACAAAACATATCCTAAGTTTTGGAATACAGAATTATCAAACGAAATAAAAGAAAGTTTTGAGAATGGTTTCGACCTAATTTCTGCATCAAATTGTATTTGTCACATCCAAGATTTAGATGATTGTTTTACTGCAGTACATAATTTATTATCCGATAGAGGAGTATTCGTATTTGAAGACCCATCACTAATTGAAACAATGAAGAGAAACTCATACGACCAATTCTATGATGAACACGCTCATATATTTTCAGTTACTGCATTAGAAAAACTATTGGAAAGAAATGGTTTATTTTTATTTGATGTAGAACCTTTGAGTGTTCACGGTGGTTCTAATAGAATATTTGCCAGTAAAACAGAAACAGAAAAAACTGATAGAATGAAAGAGATTCTGAAAGATGAATCAGACTATGGTTTGGATAAACTTTCTACATATGAAGAGTTTGCAAAAAGGGTTGAGAAGTCAAAAGAAGATTTATTCAACATACTAAAACAATTCAATGAAAGAGGTTACAAAGTAATTTCATATGGTGCGACATCTAAGTCTACTACGGTTTTCAACTATTGTGGGATTGATGATTATCTAATACAATACATTACTGATACCACAGAAGATAAACAAGGTAAGTATTCACCTGGTGTAAAGTTACCCGTTGTCTCACCCGAAGAGGGATTTGATGACGAGGTTGATGTTGCATTTCTTGGGGCTTGGAATTTTGAAAAAGAGATACGAGAAAAAGAATCAGATTATGAAAAGAGTGGTGGACTATGGATAACGCATGTACCAGAAGTTAGAGTACTTGGTCACAAAGACTTTGTACACGAACCTTGGGTGGAATTAGATGAGTAAATTTGAAGAGATAAAATTAGGATTCAATGAGGATGATAGAGCACAACGAGTGTTCTTACCATATGATGACTTAGATGGTCAGATAAATATATCCTATGTAAACTCTACAAGTCACATTGTTGCTTGGCATAAACACGAGGTACAATATGATTATTGGTTTTGTGTAAAGGGTTCATTCAAAGTTGGTTTGTGTGAATCAGGACCTAATGAGACAAATGGACAAGTAGAGTGGCAGTATCTATCGGATAAAAATATTAGAAGTATAAAGATACCACCTGGTGTATGGCACGGATATAAGGCATTAGAACCAAACTCTATTATGATGTATTACTTGACACAAAAATATGAATTGGGTGATGAACAGAAATGTAAACCAGGTCAATTTGGTGAGGATTGGGGGACAGAGAACAAATGAGTTTTAGACATAGAAGTACAAGTAATAGAAAAAGATTTTCCGACACGAGAGTATCTGATGCCATACTATTTGAAGTAAAGATGATTGAAGAGTCAGATGGAATATTAGTACCAATAGAATCTAATAATGACATACCATTTGATATCAAGAGATTATTTTATGTGACTAAAGTACCTGCAGGAGAAGTTAGAGGTGAACACTCACATTTTATAACCGAACAAGTATTGACTGTTCCGAATGGTTCTTTATCAGTTCTACTTGATGATGGGTTTGAGAAAAAAACTTTTTTGCTTGACTCTCCCAATAAAGCTTTGTATATTCCGTATGGTATATGGGACTCGGCAGTATATGAAAGTGAAGATACTATTTTGTTGGCAATGTCAAACATAGAATATAGAAGAGAAGATTACATCGTAGATTATTATGAATTCAAACGACTAAAGGGAGTACAAGATGAGACCATTAGGAACTGATTATCTACAATATGATAGTGAGATTTATCCATTCAGAACAATAATCGAAGATTATATTGGGGAAGAATTAGAAAGAATACATTATAAAAGACATTATGAATTATTGAATCAACTGAAAACTGAACAGAGAACTATCTTCCACAAAAGAGTATATCGTGAAGTTACTGGTGGTGATAGATTGAATTTTCTTGAGTTGTATAAAAGTTTTTTGAAAGATTACATACAGCCACAATGGGGAGATACTCAGTTATGTTATCAGACTATTCCAACATTTAGATTTCAATTTCCTGGTAACATCGGTGTATCAAAATTTCATAGAGATAGTTCATACAACCACTCACCCAATGAAAAAAACTACTTCCTACCATTGATGGATACTAAAGAGACTACTTCAATTTGGGTAGAATCAAATGTAGACAAAGGAGATTATGCACCAATGATTTGTAAATATGGTGAGGTAATACAATGGGATGGTTCTACTTTGACTCACGGAAATAAACTAAACACTACAGATACTACAAGAGTTAGTTTTGATTTCAGAATTATTAGTTTTGATGATTGGGAAAGTTATGAGTGGAAAGAAAGTACGATAACTGCAGTAAAAAATCTAAGTGTTCTTGGAGACTATTGGAGTAAATTATGAGAAAAAATATACTTGTTACAGGTGGACTTGGACATATTGGTTCACAAATTATAAGAAAACTTGACCACGATATAACCGTAGTTGATAACCTTTTGACTCAAAGGTATTGTTCTTTATTCGAGTTGGATAAGAAAATAAATTTTGTAGAGTCTGATTTTTCTGAATTAGATTCTTCCTTTCTAAGTACATTTGACGAGATATTACACTTTGGTGCAATAACAGATGCAGCTGGTAGTTTTGATAACAAAGAAGAGTTGGAAAAACATAATGTGGTATCTACTAAAAAACTAATAAATAAATTCGTAGATTCTACTTGTAAGAGATTTATATTTCCCTCATCTACAAGTGTTTATGGTGTCGCAGCTAGTGTAGTGGATGAAGATAATGATGAGTATGTAAATCCACAATCACCATATGCAGAATCAAAAGTAGAGATTGAAAACTATCTAAAGTTGAAAATAGACCCAACAACACATAACTATATTATTCCAAGATTTGGAACTATCTATGGATTTTCGATTGGTATGAGATTTCATACTGCAATAAATAAATTCATTTGGCAATCAAAAATGAAAGAACCATTGACGATATGGAAAGAAAATTACAAACAATACAGACCTTATTTGGAATTATCAGATTGTGTTCGTAGTGTTCAACACTTATTAGAAATTCCTTATATGGATGCAAAAAATAATACGATTTACAATATTTTGACTAATAATTATACATTAGAAGAAGTTATTGAAAACTTAGAAAAAGTTTTTGGTAAACAAGAACTCAATTTTGTTGAGACTCCGTTATTGAATCAATTTAGTTATAAAGTGAATGACTCAAAAATTAGAAGAACAGGATTTGTACCAAGTGGTGACTTACAATTATCGTTGGTTAGTACATCAGTTGCAATGGATGGTATAAGATGAAAAAAGTATTAGTAACAGGTGGAGTTGGATTTGTTGGTACAAATCTGATAGAAGAATTACTAAAACAAGGTTATAAAGTTTCATCAGTAGATAATTACGATACAGGAAAAAAAGAAAGAGAACTTGAGGGATGTAAATATCATAATATAGATATTTCAAAACCAAGTTGGTGGAGTTTATCAGATAGTTGTTGGTGTGAGTTTTGGTGTGATTGTGAGATAGAACAACCTGATATTATTTTTCATTTAGCTGCAAGAGCTAGAATACAACCATCTTTTGAAGACCCACAAGCTACTTTTCGTAGTAATGTTTTAGGTACACAAAATGTATTAGAGTATGCGAGACTACGAAATATACCTGTAATATATGCGGCATCATCCTCATCACACGGAGATGTACACGCAAATCCATATACATTTACAAAATGGCAAGGTGAAGAATTGATAAGACTTTATAATAAAGTATTCAATGTACCAACCGTTATCACAAGATTTTATAATGTGTATGGTGAGAGACAAAATACAGAGGGTGCTTATTGTAATGTATTGGGTATATTTGAAAGACAATATGGTGAAGGTAGACCACTAACAATAACTGGTGATGGGGAACAGAGAAGAGACTTTACTTATGTAAAAGATATTGTTGATGGGTTGATTAGGTGTAGTTATATTCTTGAAAGTAATAGAAGTCACAAAATTAGTGGTGAAGAAATAGAATTAGGTAATGGTAAAAATTATTCAATCAATGAATTGGCTGATTCGTTTGGTGAGAACTATCCTACAAAATACTTAGATGAAAGACCTGGTGAAGTTAGGGAGAGTCTAAATACAGATACAAAGGCACAAGACATTTTGGGTTGGAATCCAAGTGGGGATATTTTAGATTACATAAAAAATAAACTCGTAAGATGAAAATCAGAGATATAGTAAGACCATTATTACAAGAGATTTATCAACCTGATGGTTGGAAAATGTTGGTTTGTTGTATAATGTTAAATCTAACAAACAGAAAACAAGTGGATAGGGTAAGACATAAATTATTCAAAAAGTATCCAACTGCTAAGGATTTATCAGTAGCTGATTATGAAGAACTATCTGAATTACTCACACCATTGGGGATGCAGTTCAAGAGAGCTGCAACACTAATGAAATTTAGTAAAGAATATAATGATGGATTTACAGATCCCATAGAATTATATGGTATCGGTAAATATGCTAAAGACTCTTGGGAGATATTCCAAAATAATAATATGAATGTAAAACCAAAGGATAAAGTTTTACAAGAATATCTAAGAGTAGAGGGGTAAATGAAAATAATAGTTACAGGTGGTAAGGGTAAATTTGCATCTTTACTAAAAGAAAAAGGTAGTGAGTTAGGTCACGAAATACTTTGTCCAACTAAAGAAGAAATGGATATAAGAAAACTTTGGGGACACGGTGGTGTTTATGATTATTTGTGGAGTCAAACAGATACAGACATCGTAATACACGCTGGGGCACTAACAAGACCAATGGTTGTACATCAAGAAAGACCACACGATAGTATAGAGACAAATATAATTGGTAGTAGTAATGTGGTTCTTGGTTGTATGAAATTTGATATGAAAGTAATTTATGTATCTACTGATTATGTTTATGAGGGTAAAGATGGAAACTATACGGAAGACTCACCAGTAAAACCATTCAACAATTATGGTTGGTCAAAACTTGGTGGTGAAACACCTTGTATGATTTATGATAATTCACTAATACTAAGAATTTGTATGAATAACAAACCATTTCCACATCCAAAAGCATTAGATGATATGTATAAGAGTTTGATTTGGGATGATGAGGCTGCTGACATTACATTGAAATTGTTAGATGAAAAAGGTATCATAAATGTAGGTGGTGAATCAAGGTCGGTGTATGACTTTGTATCTAAAACACATAAAGAAGACATTGGAAGAATATCACTATCAGATGTAAGTAATGTAAAGATGGGTACAAACACAACAATGGATTGTAGTAAACTTGAAAGGATATTGAATGATTAATTTATTTGAATTCAATAATTACAAAATAGACACTAAGAAATTAGACCATTTATTACACGGTTCTGCAGTTAGAAAACTTGAAGAACAGATTTGTGAATATGTTGGTGCGAAATATTGTGCATCATTCTGTAGTGCATCATTTATAATAGAACTTATGTTTAGTCGTCCTGAGTTTATCAACAATGAGACAAGTCTTGATATTCCAAGTATGATTCCACCTGTCGTTCCGAATGCACTACATCATGCAGGTATGGAAATATACTTGAATGATGATGTTGATTGGGTTGGACATTCCTATGTGTTGTGGCAAGAGTTTATGGGTGATAAAAAGATAGTAGATTCTGCACAACAACTTGATAGGAATCAATTTTCTGATAATTGTAATGATGATGACTATATGATATTTTCATTGTACCCAACAAAACCATTATCATCATTGGATGGTGGATTAGTTGTATCAAATAATAAAGAAGGTATTGAATTACTAAGTAGTCTTGGATTTTATGGTATGAAACGAGAGATAGATTCTTGGTCACGAGAACCAATTAGGTATGGACACAAAACATATTTACCAACAATACAGGCAGAGATGGCATTAGAAAACCTAAGATTTTTAGATGAGAGACACGAAAAGATTGACTACATAAGAAATTATTATAACAAGAATCTTGGGTTGAAAAATACAAGTAGACATCTTTATAGAATACGAGTTGATAACAATCAAGATGCAATAAAATGGTTCAAAGAACAAGGTATAATTACAGGTGTACATTATAAACCAATTCATCAAATAGAATTATACAATCATTATGAATGGGATTGGCATCTTAGATACCACGACATACCGAAAGTAAATAATCACGGAGAGACCACATTATCAATTCCATTTCATCATAAATTACAAGACAATGATATAGAATACATAGTCGAAAAGGTACAGGAGTATAAGAATGCTTGAGGAAATAAAAGGTTTATTCAAGGATGGTGACTATAAAGGTAAGGTGGAGTTTTTAGTATTAGGACCTTGGTGTGGTGAGTTTAGTTATGAAACTAATTGGTGGATTCCTGAGTGTAGATTACAAGTAGATAAATATTCAAGTGACGATGATAAGAAGATGATAGTTGTGGTGGTAGGTGAGTTGGGTAGTCAGCCATTGTATAGAGATTTTTGTGACTACTACATTCCAATACCACATAATTTTGGTGACGAACACGGTAAAGAGATTAAAATTCCTGAGATGAGAGACACTTGGGCTAGAAGAAGTGATAATGAAAATGTTATGATGGCAGAAATACCTAAACCAATACAAGATTTTTATAATCATATTTGTGATAAGTGTGGAGAGTATGGAGATGTTTATAAATATAGTCCGAGTGAGTACATAAAAGATAAAAGATATATGGAAAGACCTGCAGGTATTATTGAATATTATACACCACCACTAAAAGAGTTGAACTTAGTAAAAGATATGATTCAAAATCATATACATAAAAAAGAAAGAAAACCTTTGATATCAATATTTGCAAAACAAAGATATCGACAAGGTGAATTAGACTTTGAGAGTTGGAGTCCAAAACTTTGGGAAGAGTTTATGATAAGACTTGATGAGTTTGGTGTAAATATTCTAAATTTTGTAATAGAAGGTTCTGCAGGGTTCTTAGAACTTGATGAAGAAGTGGTAAAAAAGTATCCACATATAAATCAAATGATTGTAAAAAACGATGTTCCAGCACCCTTGATAGATTGTATGTCCGAAAAAACAATTTTAGGATATCAGATGGCAGTTCTTGAACTAACAGATATGTCAATTTGGGGTTCAACTGGTGCTTGTACTCTAAATTATTTTATGAAGTATAGAAAACCTATGTTTGTTCAACACAATAAAAACGATGTTTGGAGACAACAATTCGAGTGGATGAGAGATATAACACAAGACTTACATCAGATACATTTTTTTGATAAGTATAAAAGAAATGAGATGGAAAATATTCCTGTAGATGAAATGATAGATGAATTTAAAGAATGGCTCAAGTCTGATTTCAAGTATGTTTCTAATGAAGAATTTGTAAAGAAAGCAGAAAAAGAATGAGGGATTTACAATCATCACTAAAATCAAAAGGTGAGTATGTAACACAGATAATTCACTTTGTTGGCGGAGTGAAAAGAACATTTGAGGGTGTATCGACATCCAAAATAAAACAAGGTCAAATGACTAAATTAGAACTAAAGGATGGTAGAATAGTAATGATAAATGATACAAATGTATTATGTGTAGAAGTATTTTCAGAGGATATAGAATGAGTGTAGTAGACAAAATAAAGAATCTCATTGATGAGATTGAATCAGATAAGAGTGTATTGAGGTACTCGTACAATACCTCAGATATAGTTCCTGGTGAGACTCCAATATACTATTCAGGTCCTTATTGGGATTCTGATGAGTTGAAGGCTGGTGTTGTTTCATTTTTGACTGGTAAGTGGTTGAGTTCAGGTGAAAATGTATATAAATTTGAAAAGAAATTCTCAAACAGATTCAAGTGTGGAAACTCAGTTATGGTCAATAGTGGTAGTTCTGCAAATCTTGTTATGATTGCAGGAATAAAGAAACATTTGAAATGGAATGATGGTGATGAGATAATTGTATCACCAGTTGGATTTCCAACTACCATTGCACCTATTGTTCAGAATAATATGACACCAATATTTGTGGACATCGAATTCGACACATTGAATTTTGATGTAAAACTAATAGAGAAAAAGATAACAAGTAAAACACGAGGTATATTTTTATCACCAGTATTAGGTAATCCTTGTAATATGGATTTCTTAGATTACTTATGTAAGAAATATAACTTGGAATTGATTTTAGATGGATGTGATTCACTTGGTACATTATGGAATGGTAAATATCTAACAGAAATGGCAAAAGTATCTTCTTGTTCTTTCTATCCAGCACATCACATTACTTGTGGTGAGGGTGGTATGATTTCATCAACAGATGAGGATTTGATTTCTATGGTGAGAAGTTTTTCTTGGTGGGGAAGAGATTGTTATTGTGTTGGTAGTGCTAATTTACTTGCTTGTGGAACTTGTGGTAATAGATTTGATAAGTGGTTAGAACCAATGTATGATGGTATAGTAGACCACAAATATATTTTTACCAATATGGGATACAATCTAAAACCATTAGACTTACAAGGTGCACTTGGACTCGAACAATTGAAGAAGTTTGATTTCATTGAAGAGAAAAGAAGAGAGTCAAGAGAAAGAGTTTCTAAAATATTTGAAGATAATCTTGATATAAAAGTACCAATTCAGTTAGACCAAGCCGATACTTCGTGGTTTGGTACACCAATAATTTGTAAGGACAAGGAACAAAAAGATAAGATTGTTAGTCACCTTGAAGAACATAAAATACAGACTCGTAACTATTTTGCGGGTAATATTTTGATACATTCTGGTTACTCACATTTGGATGATTACAAATTATATCCAAATTCAAATGAGGTCTTGGATAGAATATTTTTTGTAGGGGCTGCACCACATTACAACGATGATGTGTTTCAGTACATAGAGGATGTAGTGAGAAAAATATGAGTCAGTTAGGAGATAGGAAAGTATCAATTGTTATTTCACTTTTCTTGAAAACAAGAGCAGTTGTAGGTGGTTCACGAGACAATCCAAATAATGATACTAAATTATTTGATATGTGTCAAAATGTTATGAAGTATGCCAATTCTATATCAAATAAAAACATACAAGTGTTCTTGGGAGTAAACTATACAGAGGATTCTGATAAGAAATGTTTGGATTATTTGGAAAAAGAATCTGATAGAAATCAATTTATCACCTTTGTACGAAGAAATAATAATTTAGGTGGTTGGTCGTATGGATTGTTTGATTATGTATTTAGACAAGAAAGAGATAATGGATATGATTATTTTATATTCTACGAAGATGACCAGGTTTCAAAGTATGGGTGGGATGAAAATGTAATATCAAATTCGATTATGACAATGGAAAAAAATAATGAAATAGGATTTTTTGCATCAATTGGAGTGAATAAAAGAGACCCATTCAAAAGAATAGGTACTTGTTCTGCACATAATGGTACAGGAATGTCTTCAACTAAAATCTTGGGTGAGGTTTGTGATAAGTGGGGACAATTGAATTGGTCAAAAGTTGAGGGTGGATTTATTCACAATGGGTATGGTGATAAAATTCAAGTAACAGGATTGACCAGACCACAAATGGTAGAAAGAGCCCTTGAGTTTTTACCACAATATACTGAGGATGTAACTTCATCATACAATAGAAAAGTTCAAGCCGCATTTAGTGAGGTGGATTTTACTGATAGTATTTGTAAGTTGGGTTATGGAATCTATGAAGAAAAAGGTGGACCAGGTGGTAAGGGAGTTTTACATTGGAGGACAGCAAAATGAAAAAAACTATAGTAGTTGGAACAGGAAGATGTGGTACACGAGGGTTTGCAAAAGCCTTTGGTGGAGTTCACGAGTATAAAACATTCGAGAGATTTCATCCATTATATGTTAGGATGAACACTGCAGTTCGTAATCCATTTCCAAGATTTGAAGACAGACTTTATAGTTCAAAGTTGATGTATCACGACTTAGAACAATTACATCCACATAAAGAATCATTTATGAATGTAGATAATTCTATGACTTGGTTGGTAGATGGAATCTATAAATTCTTTGAGGGTGATGTGAAGTTTATTTTATTAGTAAGAGATGGTAGAGATTTTGTTACATCAGCCGTAAATAGAGGATGGGCAGAGAGAGTAGAGTTAGACCATTATCCATTAGAGGGTGATTTGGTTAGAGACAGATGGGACAATATGTCTTTGATTGGAAAGGCATCTTGGATGTGGAATGAAAGAAATAGAAGGGCACTAAATTATTTGGCAGAGATACCAGAAGATAGTTGGAAAGTACACAGGATCGAGGATTCAACAGAGGAGAGTTTGAAAGAGTTATCAGTATGGTGTGAACAACCTTTAGTTGATTCCAATCAGATTTTGAAAGGTAATGAGAATACAAACATTGGAAGTGGAAGGTATAATAAGAAAATAGAAAACCACCAAAGATGGAATGAAAAAGAAAAATTAGACTTTTGGGAATACTCTCAAGAGTTACAGGAGTATTTTGGATATGAGTAAAGTATTATTTGTAATACCCACTACTGCAAGAAGATTGAAGTTGTTATCTAATGTAGTACAAGAGGTATTGGATAAAAATAAAAACCACGAGTGTGAATTTATTGTGGTAAAAAATGGTAATTTTCCTGAAGATGTATATGATGAATTTGAATTACAACCAGAAGTAATCAAAGAAAGGTCAGAACCTGCAGCAAATATTGCAGTGGCAATAAACAAGGGACTTTCATATCAAAGAGATGACCACGATTGGGTAGTTATACTTGAGGACGATTTTTTAATACATAAGGAGAATTGGATTGATACTTATATAAAAGTTATGGAGTCGAAAGATAAATGTGGTTGTATTGGTTCACGAGTTCACGGAAAACAAAGTAAGATGAGAGTACCAAGTTTACAATTTGAGTCACCTCAATCGTTTGAAGTTTTTTGGACAGATGGGGTAAACTTTCTAAGGCCAGAAATTACTTGGGACCATAAATTAGATGAACAATTTTGGGGAAACTCAGAAGTACCAGATTATTGTGTAACACTCATAGACCACGGTTGGGAAAATTGGTATGTTTATGTTGAACACACTCACGACACAATATCAGAAGAAAAGAAATATGAATATTCAGAAACACATATCAATCAGTTTGCAAACAGAGGTAAGTTGTGGACTAAATGGTGTGAGACAGATAACGATAAAATTTTTACTTATGTGATGATGGATTTAGTAGAGGATAGACAATATGCAGAATAAAAATCTTATATGGTTGAATGGTATAGTACCAACAGACCCTATGATTAGAAAAAAATATGGGTTTGATAACATAGATTGGATTGAATTATCAAAGTATTATTGGAGTAAGTATTGTGAGATACACGATGGTATAGATTTATATCATTATGAAAAAGTTAGTCCACCATATACGAATACAAATAAACATAGAGTACCTTGGACACGATGGTTTGACCAAATAAAATTTCTTGAAAAGCCAGAGAACTCTCATTACGAAAAAGTGTACTCAGTTGATGCAAGTACATTGATAAATTTGAAAGAATGTCCTAATATATTTACACGAACCGAAAGAGAACCCGACAATGACTTTTGGGGTACTCGTGACTTTGCAAATCTTGGGTGGACATATGATGGTATTGTTGGTTACGAAGACATATGTAATTACAATAATATAAAATATGACCACACGAGATACTTTGCTGCTGGGCATGTCTTGTATGATGTGAAGAAAATGTTACCTATGTTGAAAAAATTAGAGAAGTTTTACAACGATAATATGGAAGTAATACTTGAAAAACAAAATCACTCTGTTAGAAAAGGTACAGACCAAGTAGTATTCAATTGGTTGGTTCAATCAGAGGGAATCAAATATGACTTATCTTTATTGGATGTTAGGTATCAGGCAACACATTTCAAACGATATGAATGGGATAAGGCAGCAGATGGATACTTGAGACAAAATTATATATTATCTATTTCAGGTATGTCAAAGAAAGACGAAAGAGGTGTTTTGATGAAAGAGTTACACGAGTTACTACTAAATCTTTATCCAGACTATATAGGAGCTGTAAAATGAATGTAGTTTTTATGATTGATATACAAAATGACGATAGGTCAAAAAACACACCTTACAAATTGAGTCAAGAAGTGTGGAAGGCTTGGATAGAAGATAAACCTGATACAGAATTATTTGTATTGAATGAACCACTATTTGATGACCCAAACATAAGACCTAATTTTTACAAAATGTATTTTCCTCAGTTGATGGAGGCTACAGGACAAGAATGGGACAAATGTTTGTATGTAGATTCAGATACAATTCCCTCACCAGACTTACCAAATATATTTGATGTGGTTGGTGATAAATTTGGTGTGGTTAGAAACTTTGGTTCGTGTGAATGGGTAGTGAGGTCAATATTGAATTGGAGAAACAATTTATTTCCTGAAGAACCAATACTAAATTACTCAAGGTATTTCAATTCTGGTATGATGGTATTTTCAAAACACCATACTGAATTTTTTGAAAAGGCACAAGAATGTTTTACAGAAAACTTTGCAAAAATTATGGGGTTGGTAAGACTTGGGTGTGGTATAGACCAAACTATGTTGAACTTTTTGACAAGAAAACATAATGTAGATATGATGTGGTTACCATATGAATATAATATGCAAGACCTAATAAGATTTGAAGTACCAGACGATTGGCCAGGATACATATGGCATTTCAATGCCATACCCAATGACCCACAAAAACATCATACTAATATATTGATGCAAACAAAGGCAAATTACTTATGGAGATAAAATATAGATACATTGTAGGTTGTCACATAATGTTTTATGAAATTGATATGATAACCGAGTATATAGATTCTCTTGTACAATGGGACTATATAACCAATAAAGAAAATATAACTATAGATTTATTTTATAATATGAGTCAGTATTTTGAAAAGATGGATACTGATAAAGTAAAGAAACACGAATTTTTAATTAGGTTCAAACGACAAGTTGCGAGACTTGAATCATTAGGATTTCTTGTTGAGTATGAGGTTTATGATGATGATGAAACACCATACACAATGTCAGACTATCGTAGAGACCTAAATTATAAGTCTGTAAACTCACTCAAATATGATTATACAATATGGGGTGAAAGTGATTGTTTACTACCAAAAGAAATGTTACCAACACTTGACCACATAATGGATAACTCACCAGTACCAAGATACATTGTGACATTTGCCATAAGAAAGATGTGGGATGATAGTTGGAGAGTATTAGAACATCCAAAGTTTACTGATAGTCCATTTTATGAAATGGCTGACCCAAAGGCACTTACAGAAGATTCGTCAATCAGAAATACTATGAGTCTCGAAAGAATGAATGAGATAAATTCAGAGACAGATGGTGATTTATCAGTATACGATTTGAATTTTCCAAAGTTTGATGGTAGTGGATTGGTAATGACCAATCAATTATTGATGACAGGTTGTAATATACCAAAGTCTGTTTTTATGAATGGTGATGATACTGCATTCTTGGAGAGTGTGAGATTACATATGGGTAATCAGTATAAACAATATGTTGTGAAGAATATTCTAAAGGTTCACAATAGAAATCATCCAAACAAACGATTTTATGTAAAGGGTGAGGACGATACCAAACAATCACATTTCAAAAGACAAACAAATTGGTATAAAGAATTCAATGTGTTATCAAAGGGTAATTTGAATAATTTATATCACAATCAAAAGAGGTTTCTAACATATGAAGACTTTAGAAAAACCAAAACATAAAGTAGCATTTTTTAGTGAGATGGGATTCACGAGTAAAGTCACTCGTGAACACGCTAATATGAGAACAGAATTTGCATGGTTTTGTGCACTTGATGCCGACCATTATCCATTATCAGAAGATGTTGGAGAGGGCTGGAATAAAGATGGTATGGGTGAATATGATTTTGGAATAGTAATCATACCAAAGAATTACATACCATTCAAAATGGATAACATAAAAAAGATGTGTAAAAAAGTTGGATTTATGCAAGAAGGTCCAAGTTGGTATTTTCAAGACCTACCATTTGCAGAACAAATTCATATGGTAAATAATATGACTTCTGCAGATTTTATATTTGCACATAATGATAGAGATGCAAAATACTATGAAGGTCTTTTAGGTAAACCAACTTTCATAAACCCAACACTTATGATAACAGATTTGCTAGATGACTTGCCACATAAAGATAAAGACGATAAAGTATTGGTAGGTGGTAATTTTGTTAGATGGTATGGTGGTTGGAATTCTTTTATAGTTGCAAGAGATTTAGGAGTACCAATTTGGTTACCAAGTATGGGTAAAATGAACGAACAAGAAAAATATTTTGAAGAGGTCAATCATTTACCTTATATGGATTGGTTTGGTTGGATGAAATCAATACGAGACTTCAAGTATGCAGTTCATTTGAATCCAAATACAATAGGTGGTACATTTTATTTGAATTGTGCGTATTGGGGAATACCTTGTGTTGGAAATAAACATACCAATACACAATGGAAATGTTTTCCAGAAACATCAGTAGAGCCAGATGACTTATTAGGAGCAAAGAAACTTGTAAAGAAGTTACGAGACAATAAACACTTCTATAATTCTGTATCAAAACAGGCAAAATATAATTTTAATAAACATTTTGGGGAAGAAGTATATATTTATATAATGAATAGGAGATTCGATGAAATCAATAAGTTACATACTACCAAGTAGAAATAATCTAAAATATCTAAAACAGGCATACGAAAGTATACGAAAGAACTCTTCACTACCATATGAAATTTGTATCGCGAGTGATGCAAGTACGGATGGTACGGTTGAATGGGTTCAAAGTATAATGAAAGAAGATGAGAATGTAAAACTTCATATCAACGAAGGTCCTGAAAGACTTGGACATACTATATTATACGATACACTAATAAATGAATATGCAACAAATGATATTGTTATGATATTTCACGCGGATATGTATCTAACACCCAATTCAGATAAAGAAATTGATAGACTATTAGAAAAGGGAAAAGTAGTATCATTCACAAGAATAGAACCACCACTACATCCTGATGGGCCAGAGAAAATATTATTAGACTTTGGTATAGAACCTGAAGAGTTCAAAGAAGAGGAATTATTAAAAACGGTGGAAGATTTACAGACAGGAAGGGATGGAATCAAGTATGGTCCTCTCTTATTGAATCACGATAGAACCAATGGTATATTCGCACCTTGGGCTATATATAAAGAGGACTTTCAATCTATCGGTGGACACGACCCACTCTACGCTCCTCAATCAAAAGAAGACTCTGATATATTCAATCGTTTCAAACTAAATGGTTACGAGTTTATACAAACTTGGAAAGGATTTGTATATCATATGACTTGTAGAGGTTCACGATTCAAAGATGGGGCCATACGAAATCCCAACGGACAAGTTTTTATGAGAAATAGAGAATCGGATGAGTGGTTGAAACAGAATGAAAGAAGTACAAGAAATTTTGTTCGTAAATGGGGACACTTAGTAAAACACGATGAAAAATTACATCCTATCATTCCACCAAAATATAATATTGGTTTTGTGGTAGAGAATTGTAACTATGAATTTCTAAGAGAATTAGAGCCGTGGTGTGATAACATATATGGTGATTGGGTTGGACATAAAGGTATTTATGTAAACAAATACATTGAGGATGAACAACAAAATACTCAGTTTGATTTGAGTAAAAGAATTAGAACACAACATACTAATCCAACAAATAACATCGTGATTAGATTCGATTGTAGTAAAGTTACACAACAGAGTTTCGATATAATTGTAAATTTATCAGAGATACTACAAGAAAGTGCAGAGTTAGGTACTATGGAATTAGACATATTCAACTTTGAAATAAAGTCTTTGAAGACATATGAAAAGGATTTGATTGTATGTCAATAAGAAAATCTTATTACAAAGATTATCTATCACTACATAAAAATAGAAAGAATCGTAGACTACATTTTATCGGTCAATGGGTCACACTATTTGTTGTTAGTTATATGTTTTATAGTGGATTTTATTGGTTACTACCAATCATACCATTTATAATCTATCCATTTGCTTGGACAGGACATTATTTGTATGAGAAGAACGAACCAGCAGCTTTTCATAATCCAATAAAGGCTAAAATATCAGATTGGATTATGTTTTGGGATATACTAAAGGGTAAGATAAAAATATGACATACTTTTTGATGCACAAATTTGAGTCAAAAGAAAATCTGATGTATAGTAGTAACATATTAGGAGAAGAGAGTTTGGGTACTTTTTATCCTGAACAAGGATGGGTGGCACTACATAATATGATGAATAACCACGCCGAAATGTTGGAGAACTACATTATACTCGATGAAAAGGGTAAGAAATATACTATGACAGAGTTTCTTGATGTGGTAGAAAAATTAAAAATAAAAAGGGCTTGACTTTATATAATATTATTCGTAACTTATAGGAGTAAAAAATGAGTAATAATGATGGTTTTATGAATTACGAAGAACTCGCAGAACGACTTGAAGAAGAGAGTTTCAGTATAAAAACCAACACAAAGAAACACCCAAAGAAAAAGAAAAAATCTTGGGTAAAAAGTAAAGGAACGAAAAATGAGAAACCTCAGTATAATAAAAAAGGTAATCGTAAACGGATTTAGTTTATCACTACTACTTCTGATTGGATGTGAATTAGATCCTGTCGGTGGTTATTATGTTTGGGATGAGGACTGCCAATGTGAAGTCCATATATCAGAGTACGAAAAAAACTCTGATTTTGAAGTTGAACTATTTATTGATGGTAGAGCACCTATTGATGATAATGGGTATTACCATTTGACATTGAGTCGTACAAACTGGCAAACTCTACATAGAATGGAAATGACATTGTTATATGATGGAGAACCCGCTCAATACAAAAATTTAGCCTTTCGTTCCAATTTATTTTGGGAGTTAGGTGACACACTTGGATATATACATACAATAGGATTGACAGATGATATGGTATATGTTTCTGTTGATACAAGTTATATTATATTACCAGGTGATAATGTTGTACCTACATCAAATCAAAAATCTATAACAGATGATGAGGGAGTGACAAGTAATATGTTGGCACCTGTACAAAGTATGGTTGGTGACACTATGAATGTTAGTGTGTATTATAGAGATGGTAAAGGTGAGGTACAAAGAAAAGAAATCAATTATGTTTTAGAATAGGAGTCTAATAATGAAGTTTCTACTTGTAGACAAGTATGATAATATAGTGACATCAGTAAATCTTGCGAGTAATGTTGGATTGAATGGAGCGAAAACTTATTTCAAAGGTACAAAACTAATGCCTAAAGATGAAGATTTTGATAAGTTATGGCGAGTTATGACAGAAGAACAATATGATACGAACTTCAAAAGTAATTTACAAAACAGGCAAAATAAACAATACGAATGGTGGAAAGATGAACCAAAAGGTCCCGATGATGGGATAGATTATTAGGGTAAAATTATGGCAAATAAAAAGAGTAAGTTGGATACATCAAAGGTCTTGAAAAAAGTTTTAGAGGCACCTGAGGATATCGGACAAGACTATTTAGATAAAGAAGAACTAAAAGAACTACTCGATACTATACCAGAACTCGCAGAAGAGTTGAATGATTTGGTGGATGAGATGAGTAGTCTCGGTAAAGAAATTGTAGAAGATTTTGGTATCGATGAAGAGAATGATAACTCTGATGTAATAGTACAAGTACATCAAGATTCACCTATATTGGAAGAAGATGGGAAAGAAGATAAACATATCGAGTCTGGGAACTCCGAAGAATCCGTTCAGAAGTAAACCAATACCAAAAGGTAGGATAGAATGGGCGATAGAGAATTCTGTGTCGATGAAATCTGCTGCTCGATTGTTGGGTGTAAATTATAATACATTCAAAAAGTATGCCAAATTATATGATGTGTTCAATCCAAAACCAGATAGAAGTGGAATACCCTCGACAGGAAATAGTGGATGGAATGCTGGTGGGGCTAAATTAGAAGATTTATTGGGTGGTAAACATCCAAATTATCCACATTGGAAACTACAAGAAAGACTTATCAAAGAGGGATATATAAAACAGTGTTGTAGTAATTGTGGGTATGATGAGGTAAGACAACAAGACTATCAAGGGCCATATCTATTGAATTTTCTTGATGGTGATGGAAAGAATCATAAATTAGAGAACCTATCATTATTATGTTATAATTGTTTCTTTCTAATGAAACCCGCAGGTAAGGTATTGTCCACACCAAAAAATATTGTCCACTTACGAAATAAATTGATGAAGGCTTTTGACGAAGATTCTAATTAGGTTATATTTATATAAGAATACAACAACTTATTTAGGAGAAAATAATGTCCACACCAACAAATACAGGCGGAATCGTAGGAAGAGGTAGAAGAACTTTTGGAGACCCAGCAGGTGAATTCAATCAAACCGTAACAGTAGAAGGAAACTATGAGGCCACAGGTTCTAACGACTTAGGTTGGAGTGCATTGGTGGTCAAGACTGCAGGTAATGCAGTATTACATACACATAATGGTAGTATCGCAGCTTCAGACCTATCTGCTGGAGTTATCTATCCAATAGGAATAAAAAGAGTTGCAACAACCAATGGTAAGATTATATTACTAAAAAAGTAGGTGAACTAAAATGGTAAAACTAAAAAATTTAATCAACGAAGAAGAAACATTCAAACTCAAGAAAAAAGACGGCGGGAATATTGTTGTATTCAAGAATAAAGACAATTATGAAAAGGCCCTAAAGTCTGGTGAGTATATAGACCCAATAAACAAAGGTGATGATTCACTTGGTGGTAAAGATGATGAGAAAGGTTCTACTGCAACAGCTTCAGACTTCGACATTGATAAAAGATTAGGAAAAGATAAGGATTCGGATGATAGTGATCCTTCATATGGTAAATGGGATGATATGGAAGACAGAATGTTTTCTCCAGATGATTTTGATACTTGGTTGGAAGATAGTGATATAAAATTGAGTAAAGACGATGACCAAAAAATTATGGACTTGATGTCTAATTGGTATGACTTGGATGGTGACTTACAACAAGCAGAAATGGAATTTGAAATGGGTGATGACGAAGATGGAGATGCAGAATATCAAATGGATATGATAAAGGATGAGTTAGATATTACCAAGGCAGATATTAGAAGAATAATGATGAAGTATAAGGACGATGCAGAAAAAGAGAAGGACTCAGATGATGGTATGTCTATGAGTTCAGAAGAAGGTATCAAGAATGACTTAGACCAACTCAGAGATAAAATCAAGGTACGAGGAGATAAACAAATTAAAAATGGTGAGGTCTTTAGACAACTGGCACAAGATGTTGAAGACGAATATGGAGAAGAGGCTGGTATAAAGAGTGTTGAGGATTTACGATATATATCTTACGATATAGCCAGTCAAGGTATAGAAAACACGGAAGAGATGTTGAAAAAAGTACTTGATAATTTAGAATTAGAGTTACAAAGATACAATTCTGATGTATTCCAATCGGTACCAGGTCGTGACCCAAAAGAAAGTTATCGGACAATAAAAGAACAATTCAATAGAATAAAGAGGAAATAAAATGGCACTAATAGATTCAATCAAAGGAAGAGAAGTACCAAAACCTAATAAAGGACCACAAGGTAATATTCCACTAAATTCACCAAATGGTGCAGGAATCAACCAAGTTCCACTTTCATCAAGAATCATAGGTGGGGCAAAAGATGTCGTTCCAATGGGTAGTCCAATGGGAAGACATAAAGAATCTCCTGTTTCTATTGTAAAGAAATCACCATTGGCAGGAGTGAAATAAAATGAATCAAGCTGATAGAAAAGAGTTTGACCTTATTCACGAAAAGATAGACACCATAAAAAAGAGTATAGATGATATGAAACACGATATGTCTATGGCTCACGGAAAGACAGACGCAGGTCTATCATTCCTAAAAGAAAACCTATTCAATCCACACGAAGGATTATGGGCAGAAACCAAACAGAATACCCAATTCAGACAGAACTCTCAGAAGTGGAGAAGTGTTATAGGAATTGGTTTCGTAGGTCTTGTAATAGACAAAGTTTGGAAGTTATTTCAGTAGAAAAAATCTATTCTACAATCACAACAACATATTTATAATCGAAGATTAAATACGCCTATCGAGGTGGTTATCGGAACGAGTAAATACGCCTATCACCACATCTCACGATAGGACGAAATCAAAGATTTCTCCAAAAGACGAAAGGAGTTCCATATGGATTCAAATGATAATAGGAATTGGGCGGGTGGTCGATTCCGTGATAACAATGATAAGTTTGACCCGAATAAATTTTATATGATGAGAGGACACACCTTGAGAACCGTGTTGAATTGCATCGAGGAGTTGAAGCGTGGAGTAGATAGAAAGGTAAGAGGCATTGATGATGGCAAGGATGATGTGATAAATCGTGATAGAAGTAGGTGGACGGAAAAGGATTATGAGAGTGTGAATTATTTCTTCAATGCCTTGATAGTCGAGATAATAGACTTGATGGAAAACCCAATCAACTCCTATAGTGAGGATGAGTTGAGGTGGATATATTCAAGGAAGAAAAGAGCTCAAAATCTATTTAGGGATGAGATGGATGATGCATTGAATAAGAAGAAATCCTTAGACGATATACGAGAGAAAATCCTCGGAATATCACCAAAGGAAGGCAATCAAATACTATCGGACTTTGAGAAACTTCAACAATGGTTGAATCAATTGGGACGAGAAATCATCCAAGACAATAAGGCCAAGGAAGAGGCTCGTAAGAATAAAAACAATTCAAAAAATAAAAATACCAAGAAAGAAAAACTCAAACCCAAACCTATCGAGGAAGATGAGTTCATTGACTTCCTATTGGATATGGGTGTGGTGCCGAGTCGTGATGAGGGCGGTACGGATGATGAATAGATTGAGGAATATTTCTATCGGTATATTTATTGTATATGAACGAGTGGGAAGCCTTGTTTATAATCTTTTGTGTCGTGGTCGTGATAAAGTGTTTTCACTATATACGAACACACAAGTAAAGAATAAACGATTTAGGCCACACGATATTGAGGATTCAATAATGGATGATGAGGAATTGAATGAGATTCCTGCCAGTTCCTTTCATCACCAAGTCACAAAATATGAGGAAGATTTTATGGAAGAAAATTACCAAGAGGAAATTGTGTATAATAAGGACTACAATCAGGTGATGATAAAGAGTTTCGGTAATAAGATTTATATCATATGTAAGGAATCAAAGGAACAACAAGTTATAGAGCGTATGAGTACTAAGACTTGTATATTATCAGAGTATAAGGAATGGAGTTCTGAGAGAGGTATGGAGAAGAGAAGTCTATTGGTTTTTCAGGTAATGGACGAGATAGATGAGATGGAAGGGAATACGGAACTATGGGACTTGAAGAACTAAACTATTTGATAAACTCTGATACTGAGAATACAAGTAAGTTATCAAAGAAAATAAAAGAGATAAAAAAGATTATACAAAGACCTGAAATGGTGTATGGACACGGACTCGTCCCGCGAAAAGAGTATGATAAACTTGACCAAAAGGTCAAGGATTTACAACAAGAATTACTAAAAATAAAAGACCATTTGAATCTATTATCCAATACAGATAGGTTGAATCTTCGTTCCAATGGTCGAGAGAATAAACACGATAACGATAACACACCTTAGTTTATATTACACATAATAACCCATTTTTACCCACTTTATATACTTTACCCCAAGATTCACACTCATATCTTGGGTGTCACATTATCAAATATAATACATCCATCTCGCCCGAATGTCAAGCATTTTCTGAGAACTTTTTCACACTTTTTTAAGTAATAAAGTAAAAAAAAATGAAAAAAACGCTTGACACATATAGGGTTTTATTCGTATATTATACTATAACAAAAGGAGATATAATGAACAACTTAGACAATCAAACCACAAGACCCAAGACAGGCGTAATAAGACAAATGAAAGTCCTCAAGGGTAACCAACTGATATCTTATCTTATGTATCAGTTCGACTACACTCGTAAACAGGCTGAGATGATGGAATCAAGGATGCCTGGTGGGTTTGAAGTACAGGTTATTTATTAATTTTTTACAAAAAGTGCTTGACTTATATACTATATTATGTGTATATTAGGGTATGATAAACAAGGAATATAATATGAATTTAGTTACCGAAGATAAAGTAGTCCTCAAGAGTGTGGGCTGTATATTTGATACAAAACAAGGTATTACCTATCCTATAATGACGGATGACACGATTGATTGGGATGGTGGTGTTGATGTGATGGTCACGGATTGTGAGTGGTTTAGAGCCCTTTCTCCGAAAGATTTCACCATAGTAGAAAAGTATTTTACTGACGAGGAATTAGATATACGGGCTATGATGGATAACAATTACTTGGAAACCTATTGTGAGGAGAATCCTGACTTCGTAGATGGGTTTGATAATTGGGATACTTTCTAAAAAAAGTGCTTGACTTTATCATTTATTCTTCGTATATTAAGATATGATATAAAGATATAAAATAAAGAATTTGTTGGCTCAGTTCACGAAAGAGGAGTAGGGATTGAGTGGTGTGAGAACCTTAAAATGAAAGTCTACGGACAGCTCGGAATACCCTTGAACTCGCGAATAGAGAGGGGAACCAGTCCAACACCTAAAATTTGATTGGTTAGTTAGGTTAGAAGAGTGTGGTTTTACCTCCTTTACCACACCACAAATAGGGGAGTCGATTTGGCTTCCCTATTTTTTTGCCCCTCATACTGACATATTGTCATACCAACTCCCCATAAAAGAGCTCGTACCCTTATCCTAATTTAACATTAAAAACATATACGGGTCAAGCATTATTTTCAAAAATCGTAAATTATTTTGTGGGTCGGGTAGGTAATCCAAGCGGTACTTATGACAATATGACATATACACGAGTTTGGTACGATATTTGATATGGGCGGTATACTTACAAAAAAATATTTACCGAACTCTCTACTTATTAGTATGAAGGTAAATCACAACTACTACTATCTATTACAACAGGCTCACCACATAGAGGAGATGTATAACCACTATATGGTACACAACAACAAGCCATATTGGTACGAAGAGGACTATCAGCACTTCTTTATCGACCTATGGGTGTACGAGGAGTACCTAAACCTACCGAGTGCCTGAGTATGACATAATGACCTACCCCCATAGGTTTATCGTGAACTCATGCAAGTATGACATAATGACACGGCTCGGACTCGTTTTCATATCGAGCACAATTTTTTTACCTATAGCTTTATTACTTTTTTCGTATCACTTCGTGATATATTTTTTATCGAATGTAACTTGTGGTATCCATCGCAGATGGTCAATTGTGTTCATCATCAAATATCGAAACTTTTGCTCGTTTTGTGTAGTATAATCTTATATCACATAATATTTATTATTGTATCAATCGTGTGTTCTCACGAGACTTCTCGACATTACATATTAGGTTTCTTATCATATAAGGAAACGAAGTGGAAACGAATTTTATTCAAGAATTGGTAAATGAATACTCTTGGCTATTCTTTACTGGCATACTATTATTATTATTCAACAATACTATCTCTGAGGCAGTAGATGGTATTATGTTGTTCTTAGGTAACGACTACAACGAGGACGATGTTGTTGAGGTGGATGGTAGTCCTGGTCGTATCATACGAGTAGGGATATGGAAAACAGTATTCTTCATATACCACATAATAGATGGTAAGATTGTTGGTGGTTCTAAACTCGTGGTACAGAACTCTAAACTAAAGGACTTGAAGATAGAGAAACCCTTACCTAACTTGGATTTATCTAAATATCAGAAACCAAAGTAAATGAGATTTATTTATAGTATATTATTTTATGACCTATCCAATCTATTCAGTATTACTACTAATCGTACACGCATTCTAAAGTGGTTGAACTCTCGACCATCCTTGAGATACCGAATCAAACAATATAATAAGAAACATTAGAATCTAACACATTTCTAACAAAATACCTTAGTTTTTAAAATCACTATTTTATATTTATCATTGGAACCCGAATCGGATTCTATGATGAGAGCAACTCATTGTAGGAAAGGATAAAACACCTGCGGTGGTCGGTCATACTATCAAACTAAATAGGAGAATACAATGATAAAGGCAATATTGTGTTTATTACTTGTGGGCTCCTTGACGGCCCGAAATTACGAGTTTGGTGCTCGTAAAAGTCAAGAACCAATACCTGTGAAGGACTTTCGTTTGGAATACCACGACATTCCTGATGGAGTAACTAATCTCATAGGTAAGGTTGTAGCAGTGTTTGAAATAGACGAACACGGTAATGTATTAGACCCATATGTTCAAGATACCTTCAACATCCAACTAAATCACATAATCGTAGATAAACTAAAACAAACCAAATACCAACCAGCCATACAAAATGGAAGACCTGTACGCGTAAGGATGACACTCCCTATCGTTTTCAAATAAACCATTTTTCAAAGAGGGGGGCTATGTCCCCCCTCGGCGTATTTAACACGAAATAAAATCTTAACTTTTTTTAAAATAATGCTTGACCCGTATTGATTTTCTTTGTATATTAGGGTATGATAAATAACCAAATAATAAACAAAAGGAAATAACATTATGGGAATCGTATCTAACTATAAACCACTTACTATGAACTCTTTTAGATTTGTACTTCGTACACCTAAAGGTAAAACTTTCAGCTTTACAGACCATCTGTGTTTAGATGATAAATCTAAGTCTTGGTACATTACTAAGGTAATGAATAAATACTTTGGTTTGACTAATGGTATGGAAGTCGTTAGAGTATCTAAAGACATTAGTGGTTTGGGTCGTAGGTTCAAACAGGTTTACTCTGAGTCCAAAGGTTGGATGGAAGGCGACTTGACCAAAGTCAATCCATATCTTTCTTCAAAATAATTGAAGAAAGTGCTTGACTTGTATAGTATTTTATTAGTATATTTAGGTATAATAAAAAGGAAATAAATAATGAAAAACAAAATGAATTATAAAAATCAAATGAATGTCCTAATGGACGGAATCAGAAAATCTTACGCTGATTGGAATGGTAATCCTGTTGATTCTAAAGATGAAGTTAGACTCAATATGATTGAGAGATTCAACTCTACTATCCGTATTGACAATGGTCGTAAATTCGACAAGATTGTAACTGGTACTTCTGTTTGGGGATTTGTCGCTAAGGACGATGGAATGTTCAAAAACATGCCTATGAAAAAAGGTGATGTGTTCAAACCCGCTGGTTGGAGAGCTCCCGCTAAACATAAAAGAGGAACTATCTTTACTGACGATTTGATGGACGCTAACTTCTATAGTTGGACAGGCCCAAATTATTTGAAATAAATTGAAAATAGTGCTTGACTTGTATGGTGTTTTATTCGTATATTACACCATACTAAATAACTAAAAAATAAAGGATTTGAAATGAAAGAAATATTTGAAGACATCAAAAAAGATATGGACGATTTTTTCGAGGAAATAGATGCAATCATCGCTGGAGAAAAAACTATGAGTGATGAGGAATGTGAGTATTGGGAAATGAAGGCGGAGTTACATAATGAACGATAGGATGTTTGAGACTAATTTCAAATCAAGTCATATGATAACCGTAGACGATATAGGTACTACAAGAGAAATGACTCTTTTGGGTATGTTGAGTAATACAGGTTGTCTTAGGATGAAAGATATAAACATAAACGAAATAAGAAACTTATCAGTTGTTTGGCATTATGATGGTGACGATGTAATGATAGATGAGATTTATGATACTGATAGTGGTGAAGTGTATTGGGTAGACCACGAAGAAAATTGGTCTGAGTATGATGAAGTTTTATTATGTAGTTTACTAATGAGTGGAGACTTAGAATGTTAGAAATAATTATAGGAATATTAGTATGTTCTCAATTTATAATGTGGGCATACTTTCAAACTGAGATAAATATACTCAATAACAAAATGGATACAAAGGAGGCTATTCGTGACTTTGAAAAAAATCTTAGAAATGTTAGAATCGATTGAGGGTCAATTAGATGATGCCTATTATAACTTACCTGAGTATGATGCAAATTCAGATGGAAAAAGTTATATTGATGGTGCACGATGTGATATTTATTATTTGAAAGAACAAGTACAAAATAGGATAGATGTAGATGGAGACAACTAAAAATAAAAAACAGAAGACCATATTGGATTGTGAACTATTAGGTTTACATTTGGAAAGGGTGGAACAGAAGTTTCACGAAATGGGTATACCAGAAGAAGATTTTGTAACCAACCGACTCGAAGATGAATTGGAAGTAATGGAATGGTTTGTAACTATGATGATGACCGAAGGTGGTGGTATGATAAAACAAATACAAGAAAGAACTAAGTGGGAGTTGGCACGAGCATGACAAAATATTTATTAGATATAGATGTATTATCCGAAGTAAACCAATACACAAAACATATACAAGGTACAGGTGATGCTGGTATTGATTTGTATTTTCCTCACAATGTGAGGATAGGTGCTGGAGATACATTACTGATTGACTTTGAGATTCGTACAAGAATGAAACATATACTTGACCCAAAGACTTTAGAGATGGAAGAGTGTAGTTATATGTTAGTACCAAGAAGTAGTATATGGAGAACTCCACTACGACAATCAAATGGAGTTGGTATAATTGATAGTGGTTATCGTGGACACATTATGGTTCCTGTAGATAATATGAGTAATCAATCTTACGAGGTAAAACGAGGAGAGAGATTATTTCAGATTGTATCTCCAACACTTGGAGAGACTATGGTTCAGTTTACTAAATTGACTACTGATACCAAGAGAGGAACAGGTGGATTTGGGAGTACTGGCAAATGAGTGAAATGGCAAAACGAGGTACATACTTCGAGATAAAACAACTTGAGAGAAGAGTTGAGAAACTTGAAAAGATATTAGAAAAGTTTATGGAACAATGGGGTCCTGATGTTCAACAGAAAAGAGCTGAACGAGATGCCAGATGGGATGAGATGGTACGAGTCTTACAGATTCAAGAGAGTAAGAAATGAGTAATGAAGTATTAGCAATAATCATAGCCATAATAATTATGATTCCTGCAATATTGTTTTACGAACTTATAATAGTTAGAAACTATGCTGATAAGTTTTTACCACCAACAATATTGAGTTTATTCTCAAATGGAAATCCAAGAAACTTGAATAAGAAAAGTAAAAAGTAATGAAACATAAGTTATTAGGAATCTTGGTATTTATATTTCTTGCTCATTGTATAAATTTGTATATGGAAAAGAAACCAGAACCAGTGAAAGGAACTTACATTACAGATATAGATAGTGTCGTACATAGATATCCTATTCCACCACAAGTGAAAGAGGGTTATCAGTATTGTTACGAACACGATTATCCTGAAAGAATATTGATTCATTGGAGACCCAATATGCCATACAGATATGAGGTATCAAAAGATGATAAGTGGGATTAGAAATTTGTGGCAAAGATATAAAGAATGGAGAATCGTAAAACAATCTGAAAAGTTTGCGAAAGAATTACAAGATAAAAAATACAAACCAAGAAAACCTTGGGATGTAGGAATTTGGAAATGAAAAAGATAAGACATCATAAATTACCAATAACCTTAGAATCAGCAGACCACCTAACACCTGATATGTTGAAGGCCATACAAATACAAATGGCCGAATATAGTTGGGATGATTGGATTGATGAAGATGGTAAGTGGTTCAAATATTGGAATAAACCTAACCCTAAACAATTGGAGTTATTTTGAAAATTACATTAGCACAAAGACATTTATTCAATGAGTCAAAACCATTTGTACAAATACTTGGAAGTGAAGATATGGTACAATGGGATGAGAGTGATTTGAGTGAGTGTCCACCATATAGATTACCAGGTAGTATGACAGCACACGGTAAGTTTCCAACATACAATTATGATGAACTACCAGAGACATTTACCGATACAGATGGTAATGAACATAAGGTAGAAGATATAATTGCATATAGGAGTTCGAGATGATTTGGGCATTGATGGGTCTGATTATTACTCTACTTGTATCAATGATTTACCTAATGATATCTCAAGATTGACTATGAATAAAAGAGCAGAAAATATAAAAAAACTAAATACTAAAATGTTTGGAGAGAGACTTGAGAAACTACTTGAGTTGATTCTCAAAACAACAACTTATAAAGATGATAATGCAAATTTATTTCATACACATCAGATACTAACAGAAAACTGGTTAGATAGATTGAATAGTGGTTGGATGGATTTGGCAAGTGAACGAGTAGAGATGATGAAACAGGCTAATAATATATGGGCTGTTAGAAAGAAGATAGAATCAGGTGAAGTACAAGAAGATGAAAATGGTCTGTTAGAAATGGAAACAAGAAACTTTATAAATAACAATGAAAAAATAAATGCAATAAAACATTATAGGAAATCGATGAGAGAAGTATATGGTAAAGAAGTTTCTCTCAAAGAAGCAAAAGAGTATGTTGATGCAGTACATACAATAATTAGACAAGGAAAGTAAGGTTATAATAATATGAGGAAAAGAATGGCTAAGAAATTACCAAAGAAGAAATGTCAGCATTGTGGGAAGTTTACAACCACTCCATACAAGGTTACGAAAGTACCAGGTTTTCGTATGGCAATGGATGTACCCAACTATGTAAAACAAGATAAGGGTAGAAAGAACCCACGAGCTGAAAGGTTCAATGGTGTTGTGGAAAAACATTATTGTAATACAGAATGTTATATGGATTCGGTAGATGCAAACATTTCTCCCGTATAAATCATTTGAAGAATCTGCAAAAGTATTAGATTGGCGTAGACTCGGTAAACAAAGAGTCGAGGGAATGCAAATCATAAATGCGATTGAACAGAAACCTCGTAAGGATGGTAAACCATATAAGGGTTGGTTGAATCATCCTGCGACAGTTATGTGGAGACCGCATGTTGATTTGTTGAAACACTATACCAATATAATAATACAAGAGTGGATTGATAGAGGATACAACAATAATATGAAGTTCTATGATGTGAAGTGGCCAATTGACTTACCAGAGTGGTTAGGTTACGAACCATTTCATTCATCACATAGAGCTAACTTACTTCGTAAAGATAGAGAATACTATTCACAATTCAAGTGGAAAGAAAATTCAGAAGACCCGTATGTATGGAGAGATGTTGAGAAGAAGTGGTACAGACAATATGTAGGTACAGGTGAAAGGGTATACTTCTGAGATGAAAGGGTGGATATTTTCTACACAAAGTAATCCATCATACGAGACCACACGATTGATAGAATGCTTTGAAAGTGAAGGCATTGATGCATATATGGTACATCCTAACGAGGTTGATATCTTTGTTAGTAGAGAAAACAGAAAATCGGTACAGGTAGCAAACGAGTACGCATCAATACCTGATTTTGTAATCCCACGAGTAGGAAGCTCAACTACATATTACCAGAAGGCAGTCTTCAGGCATTTGGAAAGAATGGGTGTTATGTTTATCAATGGTAGTGATGCCATAGATAATGTAAAGGATAAATTATATACGATGCAGATACTCGCACAAAATAATATTCCTCACCCAAAAACTATGTTAGTTAGGAATCCAATAAATCCAACATATGTAGAGAAGAACATTGGGTTTCCTATCGTGGTAAAATCACTAAGTGGTACACACGGAAAGGGAGTATATCTTGCAGAGAATAAGAGAAACTTTATCCAACTTGTAGATATGATGGAACAGATAAATGATAGATTCAATATTATACTACAAGAATATGTTTCTGATTCTCACGGAAAAGATATTAGGATAGTGGTTGTTGGTGGTAAGGTAGTTGGTGGTATGAAAAGAGAATCTAATGATGGAGATTTTAGAGCAAACATTACACGAGGTGGTGGGGCAAAACCAATAGAGATAGATGAACAAATGGAATATCTTGCATTAGAAACTACTAACTTGTTGGGATTAGATATTAGTGGAGTTGATTTACTTTATGATAATGGTGGATATAAGATATGTGAAATAAACTCATCACCAGGATTTCAAGGTATGGAAAAATATACTGACATAAAAGTTGCTGAACAGATAGTTAATTATATAAAGATAAAACTTGGATATACCAATGGGAATCATTAGAGATTTTATAGAGATGTTGAAGAAGATAATTTTTTTATATCAATACAAACGACATCTGAAGAAGAGAATAGAGAAGAATAATTTTGGTCGTAGGGAAGAATGGTAATGGATATAGCATCGTTAGCTGGTCATCTTGCATTTGGGTTGATAGCCTTTTCTTTTTTAGTAAAGGATATTTTATGGTTGAGAGTAGTATCAATACTTGCAAGTTTATTTTCAGTATTTTATAATTACACAATACCAGAAACTCCAATGTGGTTAGCCATAAATTGGAATTTTATTTTTGTTGCAGTAAATGTATATCATATTGCGGTAATTATATATGAGAAACGACCAATAAAGATGCAACCAAAAGATAAAGAATTATATGAAACTATGTTCAAGGACTTGAGTCCTGTAGAGTATCTAAAGATAAGTAAAGTTGCAGAGTGGAAAAAGTATAAGTCTGGTCAATCACTAATAGTACAAGGAATGCCTGTTGATGATTTGATATTGATTTATAATGGTACGGTAAATGTAATCGTGGATGGAGAAGGAGTTGCAAATCTAAAGGATGGCCAGTTCGTAGGTGAGATGTCATTCCTTACAGAGAAACCTGCGACTGCTACTTGTAAGGTAGAACACGATACTGAATGTTTAGTGTGGAAACAACCAGAGTTCAAAGAACTACTGAAAAGAAATCCATCACTATACTACACGATACAAAGTTTATTGAGTAACCAACTGGTGGGTTATAGTACAACAAAGTGATAGATAAATTAGGTCATTACATTTGGTTGAGAATAAATAAAGACCAAGAAGTTTTGAAACAAACAAAACCAATGCATATGAGTGGGTTGTATGTATCACCAAAACATATACAAAAGTATATAGAGGATTTTGTTACATATGGATTTGATTATCAAGGTGAAGATGTAACAAATATAGATGACATAGATTTTGAACCTATCCCAAAGTATTGGGATGAAAGTGATGGGAAATTACAATGAGTGATTTTGTACAAGTAAAGAATTTTATTACTGATGATGAATGTAATGATTTGATAAAATTTTATGATACATATTTTAGTGTACAACATCATACAAATCAACATACTGATGTATTCAATAACAAGTCATTTCAATATGAAGTTATTGCAAACGAATATCAGAAAAGTTATGCCAGATATTTGATGGATAGAATTAGATGGGGAATAGTAAATGAACTCCGAAAGTTTTATATGGATGATAGATTTATTTATAATGATTATTGTGATTTAGTTAGATGGAAAGTAGGTGAAGGATTGAATTGGCATGCAGATGCAAATTACTATCCATCAGGAGAACCTAACTATGTTAGTTATCGTACATATGGTTCTGTTACTTATTTGAATGATGATTACGAGGGTGGTGAATTTGAATTTATGAATGAAAAGTATGGTAAGATAAAACCAGAAAAAGGTATGATGATAGCATTTCCAGCCGATTTGGATTGGGTACATAGAGTAAATACGGTAACTAAAGGTGATAGGTATACTATGGCAAGTTGGTATACAGATGATAAGACTCATTGGAATTATGTAAATGAAGGTTGGAGTGGTACAATAGGAGTATAAAAAATATGGGGCTGTAGCTCAGTTGGGAGAGCGCTTCACTTGCACTGAAGAGGTCGCAGGTTCGATTCCTGTCAGCTCCACATATGTCGTGGTGACCGAAGAGATAGGTGGCGGACTGCAAATCCGTTTATGTGAGTGCGAATCTCACCCACGACTCAAGGAAAAGTTATGATACAATTCAAGAATAAAATAGAAGTGAAATGGAATCACTCGATGATGGATAATAAACCATTCCACGATGAAGTCTCAAAACCATTTGTAGAAGTAACTGGTGATTTTGAAACGAGTTACAATATAAGGTTTGAGTCTGATGGTGAATTGTTACATAGCACAATCATACAAAATAATATGTGGGTTGATGTCAATCTATGTTATCCCAAAGATGTAGATATTTGGATTACAGAAGCATTTTCTGGTATAGAGAAACACTACAAACTTGAACTCACTAAAGATAGTAAAGTATTATGTTACTTCAATTCTAATGCAATGGGAGATGCCATAGCTTGGGTAAACACTATCCAAAAGTGGGTCGAAGAAAAGGGCTGCCAAGTAGATATCTTTGCTACTGAATTTATTTGTTCGTTGTTCAAGAACGGAAAAAATGAGATAAAAAATGTAGTAAGTGAAAGGGATGTTTGGGGTGGACCTGAACGAAAGGGTAGATGGGAAAAATATGATTTTATATTTGGAGTTGGTCAATACGAAGATAATAAATGGTTGGTCGAAAATAAAAGAAGGCCTGAAAACCCACATCCACGAGAGATAACTTTACAAGAAGTACCAAGTAGTATATTAGGAATAGAAACTAATTTTGATAGACCAGAAATAAATCCAAGTTGGATAAAAGAACCAACAATAGATGGAGACTATGTTTGTATTGCAACACACTCTACCTTACAGGCAAAGTATTGGAATAAAATTGGTGGTTGGGATTATGTCGTACCTTATCTAAATCTAAAAGGATATAAAGTAGTAAGTATATCTTTAGAGTCTGGTATTTATTGTGGTAACAAAACTCCAAAGACAGATATAAATAAAACAGGTTACATACCAATATCAGATAGAGTAAACGACCTACATCATTGTAAATTTTTTATTGGATTACCATCTGGATTATCTTGGTTGGCTTGGGCACTAAATAAACCTGTACTTATGGTTGGTAATTATTCTAAACCATATTCTGAATTTCAAGATAATGTTGTTAGAGTATATAAGGAAGGCCCATATACTGGAATATATAATGATACATCTATAGACATACAAAACAAAGAATGGAATTATAATCCTTATATAGAATGTAAAGACTTATCAGATTGGAATGATATTGAGACCATAGATACTCAAGATGTTTTTGATGGAATTGATAAGTTGATTGATATTTATTTATAACTCGAAATTGTACTCCCGTACAAACAGGAAATAAATTATGGCTAAAAAATGGCTGCATGTCTTCAAACATACAACAGATGAATGGTCGGATTTTTACGGCGGTGGTGGTGGTTTGCCAAGAACATCTGACTTTGTAAATATAGATGAAGATAAGTTTTCACAATGGATTGTGGATGTCACAAATGAAAAACTATTATCAACTGAGTATGGTGATGGTTGGACACTTGATGACTATGAAGTGGCCGAACATACAGATGGACATTGGAAAGGTATGTGGGAAATTCAGGTAAAGAGAATTACACATCCTGATAGTGGCTCATTAGGAATATAGTATATAATTTATTTCCCAATAGGGAGACATACAATGACAAAATCTAATTACTTTTCTGATAAAAAGAAATCTTTCGATGATACATTATTTAGTATATCTAATCTAATGAAAAGATTTCAGGTTGATATCTCAAGAAAAGATATAGATAAAAACTATCTATTGAATCGGCTAACTTATTGGATAGAAACTCTTGAGAATTTGAGACACGAAGTGATGATGTCTAAAAGTGATGAAAAATAAAGTCTTTCATAATTATATGTATGGAAGACAAAGTTATAGGAATCGTTGAGAAGAATACACGAGAACAAATAAGAGTTACACGAAAGAACTATCGTGGATATGAATTCATTGATGTTCGTGTATATTGGAAAGACGAGACAACACAAGAGTGGAAACCGAGTAGTAAAGGTATTTCACTATCCCCAAAAACAATACCTCAGATAGTAGAGCACATCATAACAGGTGCAGAAGAACTCGGATTGTAACATTCTGAACACTGTATCAATTTGTTATAACAATCTGAGACACATTTATCTCCCACACCTAAAGTAAATTATACCCAACAAATTTTATTTTATTACTATACATAGAGTTATAGAGAATCTCCAAAATTGTGGTACAGTTTTTGTACTATATAAGTATAAATAATACTTGTTGAACAACTAATATGGAGATAATAATGTTCAAAAACATAATGAAAAAACTGAAGAGTAGGAGAGGAAACTCACTTGCTGAATTCGCAGTTACAACCGCTATGATGGCTACATTAGCCACAACTGCAGCTCCCAAGTTTGGGCAAATTGGTGCAGGTGCAAAAGAGAAAAAGACTATCGCTAATATCGATAAAATTGTAACGGTTGCTAATAATTTTTATAACCAAACATTATCCGAAGAGGGTAAGGGAAGATTTCCTGGACAATCTAAATACGACCAACCAGTTGGTGGTGTTGATTTATCCGAAGGACAACTTACTGATGAAGCCTTAGAGATATATGTTGAAACTATTCTTGATGCTAAAGATAATTACGAATCAGACTTAGGTGAGTTTGTTTATGTATTTTCAACTGCATCTGATGACGATGATGCTTTACAAGGTAATTGGATGAATGATGAAACATCTGTAGTATTTGATGTAGATGGTGCATTAGACTTCAAATCAGACTTTGGTAACAATGGTATATCATCCCCATTTCAGGATGGTTCATATGCTTACTTGGTAATACCAGGTAGTGGTTCAGGTACAGATGCTCAAGCACCTGCACTTATCGTAATAGATACTGAGAACCCTGCAGAACTAAATAAAACTTTAGTACCATAAATAAAAAAACAGAACGAAAGACTCGTTCAGAAAGAGAACAAAATGAAGAAACTAAAAAACAAAAACGGATTCACTCTTATTGAGTTGATAATGGTTATGATAATATTAGGAGTATTATCAGCAGTTGCCATACCGAGATACTTGGATACCATCGAAAAGGCAGAAGAAGCTGCTGAAGATGCAGTTATAAGTAATATCGGTGTCGCTCTTGACAACTATGCTATCCATAAGTTGGTAGATAGTGGTAGAGGAATATGGCCAGACAATCCATTTGATGCACTAAAAGATAAACCACAAACTTATACTACTGACGGTACAAATGCCGACACAGATAATGAGTGGACATTTGTAGATGGTGACCCAGCATACATTACCCATCAAAGGTCTGATAACACCAGATGGAAGTGGGAGTATGATGCAGGAATAAACACAGGAACAGATTCAGATACTACTGGTACATTAGGCAGTAGAGAAAGTCTGTCAAGTGAATAATAGGAACGGGTTTACTTTAGTGGAACTCATTATGGTGATGGTAATTGTGGGAATACTCGCAGCAGTATCTATACCACGATTTGCTGATATTGTAAGACAATCCGAGGCCGCAGCAGAACAAGGAATCCTTGTGAATTTAGTCGCGGCCTTAGATACTTATAGTCAAGAACAATTCATTGAAGAGGGTGTGGTTAGTTGGCCAGACAATCCATTTGATGCCTTGAATAAAGTACCACCATCATATGATAAAACACAATCTACTTTGATGACTCAGATGAAAGATAGTGATTGGATTTATACAGGTCAGGCAAGTAATGATTATAAAAATTCAATCGTACACAGACGAAAAGAAGATAGTTTAGCAATTTGGACTTATGATAAAACAACAGGTGAGATAGGATATTCCAATCCACCTTACAAACCAAATCAAGTCGTATACAGACCTGATTTACAAGGACAATAAAAATCGAATGAAAAAACTACTGAAAGAAAAAATGAATGAAGGTTTTTCGTTGGTAGAATTAGTAATGGTTATGGTCATCTTAGGAATATTATCTGCAGTTGCAGTACCTAAGATGTCCGCCGTTCTAAACAGAGCAACTGTTAGAGCTGAAAAGGCAGTGGTAGACCAAGTATGGGCAGGTGCCGAACAATATGCTGGTGACAAACTTTTAGAAGTAGGAACAGAATCTTGGCCTTATAATCCTCTATCAACATTTGGTAGAACTCGTAATATGAATATAAATTTAGTATTAGGTATACCTGACGAGGATGACGAATGGCAGTATAACATCGAAAGTGATGGTGAGGGTAGAGTATACCATTTTAGAATTGACGATGAGATATGGTATTACACATATGACTCTACATCATTTGAATTAGCAGAAGAACCAGTGAGGTATATAGCACAATAATGGATGATAAAATAAAAGAACTACTATTATACTTTGGTATATTTGGGTGTGTAATGTTTGTATTACTAAGACCAGATCCAGATGCAATACCAAAAGTAAAACCACCATCAATGGAATACTTTGATGAAACACCAATTGTTGCTTGGAGAGCATATGATAGAAAAGGTGGACCTTGTATAAAGGTTAGGTACAAGGTACAACGAGATAAAACAAGATTGTATATGTTTGCTGAAAATGGAAAGTTGGTACATCAAACACCATTAGCATTAGATAGATTCAAAGATGGTAGAGAACGAACAGAAACATATGTTTGGAAACTTTACAGAACTGAATGGACATCTGATATAAATCCTGGATACTACACAATCGTAGTTGGAACAGACCACGACAAAAGAGGCATAGGTACAGAGATAGAAGTATTATGAAGTATCTAGCACTTTTATTATTACTAAGTGTTACATATTCTCAAGATGTCAATCAAGTATCGGAAACAAAAAGAAGTAGTGTATACGGACAAGATTGTGACGATACGGAATATAGAAATTCTAATGGAACACCCAATTGGAAAAATTATGGACAATGGTTATCCGAATGTGATTCAATCCAAACAGTAACTTTAGATATAGAATTTTCTGAAAGACGAAAGAAACAACAAAGAGAACAAGCCACCAAAGATAGTTTAGAATCATTGGAATATGACAATATGGATTTTGATTTAGATGCTATGTGGGAAAATACCGTATGGGAAGAAATACAAGATGTCACTACGGTGTATGCAGAAGTAGAACAAATAACTGCAGTTGCTGGTGTTCGTGGAGCAGAGGCAGAAGATGAAGCACTTGACCATTTATATTACAGACGAAGTATGAAAGGATTGGCCTTAATTGATTTACAGAAAGCCTATGGTAAGTTGATGAATACAAAAGATAAACTTATTGAGATAGACCCAAAACATCCTAAGTTAGAAAAGATAAATAATCTGATGTCTCAATTAGAAGTAAAGATGAAAAATACATAATGAGATATGGTGATAACAGGTATGACAAATTTTATGCAACACCTGAAGTAGTAAAACTTTGTATTGATAGAATTGATATTTCTGAATACGATACTATTGTAGAACCAAGTGCAGGTGATGGTTCATTTTATAATCAAATTAATCACAAGAACAAAATTGGTATTGATATAAAGCCTGAGTGCGAAGGTCTTATAGAACAGGACTTTTTAAAATGGACTCCTGATACTAATAATAAAATTTTAACTATAGGAGGTCCTCCGTGGGGTATAAGAGGTAAATTAGCTTTAGAATTTATAAATCATTCTTTTAAATTTTCTGATACGGTTGCATTTATACTGCCAATTTATTTTGACCCAAAAGCAAAATTACCTGAAGAAGCAGTTCGTTCCAATTACAAGATAATTGATTGTATTAATTTACCTGATTATGGTTTTACTCATTATGGGAAATCTGTAAGTTATAGTTCTGTTTTTATAACATATAAAAACTTTTAGATTCTTACATAAAACAAATAAAATCGAAGTTAGAGAAAGTGTAATACTATTTATAAAAAAGAAAAATAATATATGCCTCTAAGTCGTTGGACAAGTAAACATAGAACTACTCTTGGTCGTAAAAGAAAAGATGACCCACAGAATAAAAGTTATAGAACACCACCCAAACCAGAATCTTATTACACGAGTACAAAAGGTCAATGTCGTTGGTGTGGTAATGTAATTACAAAGGAAGATGGTACAATCAATATGAGGAAAAGTTGGCACGAACAATGTGTTGATGAGTATATGATTATTTACCATACAAGAGAAGCAAGAAAGCATGTTTACAAAAGAGATAAGGGTGAATGTAATTATTGTGGAAAAAATTGTGGTAGACGAAGATGGGACTTAGACCATATCAGACCTTTATGGGAACAAAAAGGAGTAAAGGAAAAAGATTTAGATTGGAGTTATTGGTCATTAGATAACTTACAAACATTATGTAGAAAATGTCATAAAGAGAAAACAAAGACAGATACTGCAAATGCAAGAAAATCTAAAAAAGTTATTTACAAAAGAATAGAGAAGTTCAAATGATACAAATGAATAAATGGGCCATAAGAGGCTCTATACATACTGGTTATCAAGAAAGTATGTTGGGAATAATGAAGTGGATAAGAGATAATTCACCAAATAAAATTATACAACTTGGTACAGGTAGTGGAGTAATCACATTCCTTATGGCACAATATTTATATGATACAAACCCAAATGGTAAAATAAAAGCTTATGATTGGTGGGATGATTCAAGTGATGGGTTTCATATTTTTAGTATGGATGATTTTGAATTTTCATATCGTAATCAACCAAAAGAATTACAGAACATAATCGAATATGAAAAGTTGGATTATAGAAAATGGTTGGATAATCCTGATACTGATTGGGATATGATTTATTTAGATTTGAATAATGATGGTGAGAAGATTGAAAAAATATATGATGTACTAAAAGATAAAGTACTTGATGAGGGTAAGGTGATATTTTTTGAAGGTGGTACAGATGGTAGATTCAATAAAGAAGCGTATAAAGGTAGAAAGAAATTTTCTGAAATGAAAGACATACCATATAAAGTATATAGTGTGGGAATAAAAAGTTTCGGAGTAATAAGTAGGGAGTTCATATAATGAAAGAACCAGTATTGAGGAGAGTTCCACCAGGTGATAAATGGATGGACTATAATGACCAAAATGAAGAAGTATTTCCATCACTAACTGATGGACTACAATATGTTTTTGAAACACAAGGTCAAACAGAATTCCACATTGATGCAAGAGCTGGTGTTGTTTTTGTGGTCAAACCCGACCCACCAAAAGCTCCACCACCACCAAAAACATTTTCTTTATATGGTGATGAATAATGAGTAGAGATAAAGAAACGGAACAATGGAAATACTTTAGTAAACTTATGGATGATTACAAGTCTGGTAAACGAGGAGTTCAACCAGGCCATCCAAAAGAAATAGAAGATGCAATAAAAACATTTTTAGATGCAGCTAATATGATTAGAGAATTTCCTGAGATTGATTCTATACCACCAGAGTATGTTGAGAACTTATTCAATGTACTAACCAAGTATCCTGAATATAATAGACTAACATTAGAATTGGTAGATATTTTGAATAAAGGTCAAAATAATGCTTGACCCGTATTGCTTTTTTTCGTAAGTTTAAGGATCAATGTTATCAAGAGAGTTTTTATTAGAACGAGGTTATTGTTGTGGTCACGGATGTCTTATGTGTCCGTATGAACCAAAACATATAAAGAACAATACAGATGTTGCACAACATTGTAAGTTATGTGAAAAAAATAAAGAAATAGCAGGTGGTTATGTTATCTGTTTTGATTGTTTATTTGAGTTAGACATCAATCATAAAAATTACAAAAAATATAAAAAAAAGTGAAAATAGTGCTTGACCCGTATTGCTTTTCTTCGTATATTTAGGTATGAAAAATAAAGGAAAAATAATGAACTTCGAGACAAAATTCAACCCTAATAGACTCAGAGAATTATATTCTGCTGGTTCTAAAAAAGATAAGGTTGGACAAAACTTTTGGTTGTCTGATGAGTGGGATAGTCGTAGGACTTCTTTCTTTGATAATGACGATGAAGATTTTGTCAAACCTAAAGTAGATGTTATGAAACTTTCTTCTATGAAGAAGGCAGTTAGTAACTTCGTTTCTATTGTAACTCAAGACCCAACAATCAAAGTAAAATTCAACTCTGGTAAAGATTCTTATACTGATGGTAAAGTTGTAGTTATCTCATCAAATACTGATGATAAACTTTTCAACCCAACTGTTGGTTTGGCTCTTCACGAGGGTTCACATTGTAAACTAACTGATTTTGAGTATGTAAAAGATTTCTTATTTTCAATTCCACAAGAGTACATCAATCGTGCTAAAGAATTTGGAATTGATGATTATGTAGTAAAGACTCACCTAAAAAATATCTTGAATTATGTTGAGGATAGAAGAATTGACTACTATGTTTTCAAGACTTCACCTGGTTACAAGGCATACTATCATTCAATGTATGACAAGTATTTCAACTCTAAAATTGTTGATAAGGCACTTGACTCTTCTGAGTATACTGATGAGACTTGGGAGTCTTATGAGTTCAGACTTATCAATCTTACTAATAAGAATACTCAGTTAGATGCATTGAAAGGACTTCGTGAGATTTACAATCTTATTGATTTCAAAAATATTGGTAGACTAAAATCTACTGAAGATGCTGGTAAAATTGCATACAAGATTTATGACATCATCCTAAATAATCTTCAACCACTTACTACAGAAGAAGATTCAGATGGTTCTGAGAATGGTGATGGAGATGACTCACAAGAGGGTACTCCACAACCATCTAACGGAAATGAAGATGGAATGAGTGATGGTAATTTTGACTTGAATGATGGACAAGAATCTAATGGTGGTGACCAAAGTACTTTCCAACCATCTAACGAACTTTCTGATAGACAAAAGAGACAATTAGAAAACGCTGTAAAGAAACAAAAGAAATTTCAAGATGGTGATATCACTAAAAAGAAAGTTTCTAAGGCTACTCAAAATGAACTAACGGCAGTTGAAGAATCGGGCGCTGAGATGGTTGATGTTACTGAGTATCATTCAACAGATTGGAATGGTAAAAAATACTACCCTAAAGTTCTTGTTTATAGAAATCTTACTGAATCTCTAATGGACTCAGATATGGTTAGTATAATTGATTCTTATTGGTACAAGAATAGAGATAGACAAGACTACTACAGAAATACAGATGAGAATTATGTAACTGAGGGTATCAGACTTGGTACTATCTTAGGTAAGAAATTACAAGTTAGAAATGATTCTCGTACTACTAAGTGGACAAGACTTGATAGTGGTAGAATCGATAAGAGATTGATTGCAGAACTTGGTTTTGGTAATGATAGAGTTTTCCAAACTTCTTATACTGAGTCTTACTCAGATGCTATCATTCACATCTCAGTAGATGCGAGTGGTTCAATGGGTGGTGAAAAGTGGACTAAAACAATGACTTCTGTTGTGGCTATCACTAAGGCGGCTTCAATGATTCAAGGATTGGATGTGGTTGTTTCTTTTCGTTCAACTCAAAATACTTCAGGTAGATATGGTAGAAATGGTATGTATGTACCAATGATTCTTATTGGATATGATTCAAGAAAAGATAAATTCAACAAAGTAAAAAGATACTTCAACTACATCAGACCAGGTGGTACTACACCAGAGGGTTTATGTTTTGAGGCGATTATGAAAGAAATTGACGCTACTACTAATGATAGAGATTCTTTCTTTCTAAATCTTTCAGATGGAATGCCAATGTTCAATGGTCAAAATATTGACTACAATGGTGAACAGGCTTTGAATCATACTCGTAAAATGGTAAAAGTACTTCGTGAAAGAGGTATCAAAGTTATGAGTTACTTTATTGGAGATAGATACGATTATAGTGGAGATAGAGTTATGAGTAATTTCAAAACAATGTATGGTAATGACTCACAATTTATTGATACCACAAATGTTACTTCTTTGGCTAGAACAATGAACAAAAGATTCCTACAGAAGTAATGATATTCAAATGGTTACATAATAGAAAGTATAAAGACCAACCGATGTGTCCTTGTGGGTGGAGAATGATTCCATCCACTCGGAAACATTTTGAAAGTTATTGGATATGTAAGTTCACACAGTGTACTTGGGAAGCATTTACCAATGAAACTTATAGGGTAAAATTTTGGAAATCGTAAAAAAAATAAAAAAAGTGCTTGACCCGTATAGGTTTTTTACCTTATATTATGGTATGAATTTTAGGAGAAATATTATGAATTGGAAACTAATCGGTTATAGAATCGCAGAATTTCTAACTTGTTTATTGATGTTTGGAACATTTTACTTTTGGATGGTATTAGTAAATGTATAAACATTTGAATTTGAAACCTGTCAAACTTATGACACTTAGAGAAAAGAGAACTGCTCAACTTGAAGTAATTCTCAAGGACGAAGCTTATCTACCAAAAGATAATAGTTTTCGTCCATTCGTGGATGATATGTATTTCGCACTACAGAGTGAAAACAGAACCATCACACCTAAGATGGACGATGCAATTACTGGTATCGTACAAAGATATGCAAAACATTTGAAGAACACTACTGATTCAGACTTCATAGAAAAAAGAGATAAGTTAGTTGCAAAGGTTGATAAGGTTATTGACCTACTAACTAAATGTGATTATAGTCCTGAATATGAGGGTGGTAAATTAGAAATGTTAGTTTCATTTAGAAAACAGGCCAGTAGAAATGGTTATCTCTCAAAGAAACAAAAATTAGTATTGAATAAATTTTACCAACAATTTCTGAAAAAAGTTGAAAAAAGTGCTTGACTTGTATAGGCTTTTATCAGTATATTAGGGTATCGAAAATGACAAATAAACAAACAAAAGGAAATAAAGTTATGAACAAAACAATCGTAAAAATTGAAAAGAGTGGAAATCGTTTCAATGCATTTGATGCAAATGGAAACAAATTCACTTCTCAAATTATCACTTCAACTCGTAAGTCGGCTTACGAAAAGAATATGGCTCTTGAACAGAGAGAGGGTAAAGGTGGTCGTGTATATTGGTGGAAAGTCCCTATGAGTGAATTCGAGTCTACTATGGCTCCTGTAATTGATACATCAGTTATCGATGTTCCTACAGAACACGCTGAAGTGTTGAACTTCATCCATTCTTCTTATGACCTCAAACCTAAAGGTTTGGTAATGAAAGAACTCAAGTGGAAATACTTGGTTCGTTCGGCAGTTCGTGGTAAAAATATTTTGATGACAGGTCCCGCTGGATGTGGTAAAACAATGGCGGCTAAGTCACTTGTAAATTCACTTGACCGACCTGACTTCTACTTCAACTTAGGTGCGACTCAAGACCCGAGGTCTTCACTAATTGGTAATACTCACTTCGATAAGAAGAAGGGTACTTACTTTTCTGAGGCACTTTTCGTCAAGGCGATTCAGACTCCAAACGCTGTGATTCTTCTTGATGAGTTATCAAGGGCTCATCCAGATGCTTGGAATATTCTAATGACCGTTCTTGACCAAGGTCAAAGATACCTTAGACTTGACGAGTCTACTACTCAAGAAACTATACCTGTCGCAGAGGGTGTTACTTTCGTCGCGACCGCTAACATTGGTAATGAGTATACTTCTACAAGAGTTATGGATAAGGCACTTATGGATAGGTTCATCACTATTGAGATGGATGTTCTTGGACAAGAAGAAGAATTTGGTTTACTTCAGTATATGTTCCCGCATGTTGATGATACTTTACTACAATCTGTTTCTGAGATTTCTTCAGTAACTCGTACTGAGTCAATGTCAGAGGCTGGTAAATTATCAAATGGAGTATCTACAAGAACTTCTGTTGAGTTGGCTGGACTACTCTTTGATGGGTTCACACTTGATGAGGCTGCTGAAGTTACTATCTATCCACAATACTCTGATGATGGTGGTGTAGAGTCTGAAAGAACTTACATCAGACAATTAGTTCAGAAGTATGTAAATGATGGAACTGATGAAGACTTATTCAACTCAGAAGAGATTGAAGAAGAAAATTCAGATGTGAGAATGTAGTCTCACATCTTTGGGTGGGGTGGTTTTCATTCCTTTTTCCGCCCCACCTATTTGTCAAAGGAATGAAAAAACTTTTATAATATAATAACGGAGAAACAATGGAAAAGTCGAAATACTCAGCATATGATAATTATCTTCTTATGGCTGATAGAACGAATAAAGTAAAATTAGGTTATCATTATTTTTTGGATTATCAAGAGACATTGAAAATTTTATCAATAATTTCTAATACCTCAAATAATTTTTCTACCTATTTATATAATGGAAGTGATTATAAAAAAATAGTCACATCAGCCGAGGCCAGTAAGGCAATTCAATCTAACGAATTGAATTCTACTCAAGGACTCGATATTATGAAACGAGTTGCAACACAGCATGGTTTGAGATTTTAGTTGTAACCGAATTGGAGAAGTATGATGAAATCAATACTAACAGGAATACTATCACTTTTTATTTTCTTTGGTGCAGTTCCACAAGTAAATGCTATGGATATGAATATGGCAGGAATGGAAGAAATCAAGAAGAAGAAAAAAGGTAAGAAAAAGAAACTATCTGAAAAAGGTAAAAAGAAGAAAAAAGGTTTCTTCTCAAAAGTCTTTGGAAGTAAGTAATGAATAATCCCTTTACTAAATTTGTTAGTTGGACTATAGAAAAAGGTGCATTAGACCATTGGACGGCATACCATATTGCTGCTGGTTTGTTTATTGCAAAGGTGGCTCAATGGTTAGGTGCTAGTGACTTATGGGCAGTTCTATGGGTTCTGATTATCGGAATAGCTTGGGAAATTTTTGAATATATAATCGAAGGAACTGAAGAGACTTATGGTACTGTTGAAAAGTGGGCTTGGAATACTGCATCAGATATTGTTGTGGAAGTAGGAGCTGCTTGGTGGATGGTATTACCAGTTGCAGAGAAAGTTAAAGATTGTTGCTAAATTAGGAGAGAGTTGTGGCTAAAAGACCAGCATCATTTGAGTATAATGGTACGCTCGTGAAAGTTTTAGATGGAGATACAATCGATTGTTATATCGACTTGGGTTTCGATTTGAAAATAAAAAAACGAATTAGATATATGGGTATAGATACTTGGGAAAGTAGAACTCGTGATAAAGAAGAAAAAGTCAAAGGACTCGCAGCTAAAGCTCGTAATAAAGAGTTATTAGAGGCTGGTGTTTTCAAGATTGTTTCTTATGGAACAGGTAAATTTGGTAGGGTACTTGGAGAAATCTTTGTAGACCCATCAGCAGTTGGTCACGAAGTTTCTGAGAATGTCGATAGAAATAAAGACGGGTTAGTGAGTATCAATGACATACTTATAGAAGAGGGACATGCCTACGATTACCACGGTGGTAAGAAGAAAGATTTCAAGGCAGAGGCCAAGAAAGAAATTGAGGCGGAGAAGAAAGGAAAGTCAGCAGACTTAGTAGACAAACCCTCAGAGGAATAATAATTTGGAAAATCAGTTACAAGAATTACTAACAATCACTATGGAAGAATGTGGAGAGTTGATACAAGCTTGTAGTAAAGCTATAAGATGTGATGACTACCATATGAATGAAAAACTCATTGAAGAGATTGGTGATGTTATGTGTATGATTGAATTATTACAGGAATATGATTTAGTCTCTTATCAAGAAATAGATGAGAGAGTAATAGAGAAACGAAACAAACTAAAGAAATGGAGTAATTTACTAAATGGATAAAGTATCACATTTGCTAAAAGGCGACAAGAGGTTGGAAACTGAAACATATGACCAATTCAAAATAAGGCGTAAGGCTGAAAAAATGTTGGTCAAACAATATCTAAAAGGTAGACCAGTACAGGCTACTAAAAAGGATAATTGAGATGATAAAATATTTTACGGCAGGTTGGTGTGGGCCTTGTCAGGTATTCAAACCAGTAATGGAACAATTGAAATCAGAGGGTCACCCAATTCAGATATTAGATGTTGATGCAAATCAACAAGAAGCACAACAATATGGAGTTCGTTCTGTACCAACTTGTATAGTGTTGGATTCTAATAACAATATAAAAGAAACATTAGTTGGTGTACAGACTAAGGAAAGGGTATTGGAATCACTAAATGGCTAGAGCAAAAGGTATTATAGATACACGACCACAAAAGAAACGAAAGAAGACTCGTCAAGGAAATGGTCGTGGAACTAAATTCAGTACTCGGAATTCAAAACGATTCAAGAAAAAATATAGAGGTCAAGGTAAATGTTAGATTTTATTGCACAGATAATTGTATTCAATTGGATACCAATTTCACTAATGGTAATTGGATGTTGGATATTTATGGAGTTTGTAAAGTACGAGCATAAAAGATTGAATAATAAATAAAATAAAATAGGTTATGATAGCAGAATATTTTTTGATGGGTGTTCTCGCACCATCATTTTTAAATTTGGTTCATTTGGTAATGAATCTTTACATAGTTGTAGCACGAGGTAACATACTTAGTTTAGGATTTAGTGGAATAAGTTTTCTAACCAAATCAATGGGTATGATATTCTTTACTTGGTTAGGTATAGAAGTAATTGGATTAGATTATAGAATCTATGTTCCGATACTTACATTCGTTTGGTTCTTTTCCCATCTATGTGAAGCATTTGTGATACAACATTATATGGAAAAAAATGTACCGAAGTGGTTACAAGATTTACAAATAAAATAGGAGAAAGTTATGGTAGAAGTATTAACAATAGGTGGAACTGTTGTATTTGCTTTTTATTTAGTATACGCTTTATATTATAATGAATATAAAGATTTTTTTGAATAAGGATAAACTGATGAAAGAAGTATTAGAATGTTATAAAATTATAGTACCTTATGCAACTGAAACAACATCAGTAACAGCAAAATATTATTGTTGGGAATTAGATTATGAGGTATAGAGTAATTACAGATTATACAACAATTGATGGTACATTGTATAGTGGTGACTTAGTTACTGAAGAAGTTAGTAACACAAAAGATGAATCTAAAATTAGGGTAAAAGATTCTATGGGTCGTATATGGTTTGTACCTAAAAAAATTTTGAAGGTTTTTAAGATTTGACATATATTTATATAATGAAAGACAATATGACATACGCACAAAAGTGGTATAGATATTGTACAATAATAATTGTATCGCTCACAGGAGGATACAAGTTTGGCTAAAAGTAAACAACATAGGAGAAAACAAATGACTAAAGTAGTTGTCCGCAATCCATTCCCTATAATCGATAGGGATTCCTTTTTAACACCTTTTGATAAAATGTTTGATGAACTCGTTCAACATTCATTTCCTGAAATCAACAAACAAGTTGGAGTCAATCCATTTCAAGGTACTGCATATCCAAAGGTCAATGTATATGAATACGATGACAAAGTTGGTGTAATTGCAGAAATTCCTGGTCTTGATAAGAAAGACTTGAATGTAGAAGTTGAAGATGGTAAACTAACTATCTCAGGTGACAAACATAGTGTACCTGAAGATACTGGTGCAAAAGTAATTCGTAGAGAACTCAAACAATCCTCGTTCAGGCGTTCTTTCGAGTTAGGTGAGTTATTGGATGGTGATAACATCTCTGCTAACTTCAAAGACGGTATTCTATCCGTTGAGATTCCTAAAATAGAACCAACTCTTCCAAAGAAGAATGTGGTTAAAATCTCATAATTGAATAACCGAGTTATAAATGTCCACGATACTCTGTATCTTATCAAAGGTAAGATGTTAGTACAGAATGTCGATGACAAAGGTGCAGAGTATTGGAAGGACAAATGGGCCGTAGACTCGGTCCTCAGAAGTGGTGATATGTACTACTTCTGTAATAAAATTATCGATGCAGAATTTTCAGACTCATAAATAATTTTTTACTATTTATTACTACTAAATAACATAAGGTAAACTATGAAAAATAAAGATTTGATTTTGAATAGAATCGGTCAAATACAGATTTCTATTGATAGAACAAAACAAGGGATTCAGAGTGCGTCGATATCCCCAAACGAAGCCATTAAGAATTTGGAACGAGCTCTTGATGTAATGGAACAATTAGAAAACCTAATTGAAATACAAGAGGACTCCACAATATCTGCTTTTGGTTCTGATGTATTATAGGAGAATCAGTTGGGTAATGAAAAACTATTTCCATACTTAGTAGGACTTTCCGCACTTATGGTTGCTGGTTCAGCAGCTTTTTATTCAGTATACGGACTTTCAAAATTATTTAGTGGTGCAACTTTTGCCGTAATTGTTATGGCAGGTTCATTGGAATTTGCTAAGTTAGTAACTGCATCATTCCTATATAGATTTTGGGATAAGATAAATATTGTTATGAGAAACTATATGTTAGTTGGTGTGGTAACATTAGTAATTATAACGAGTGCTGGTATCTTTGGATTTCTATCTAATGCATATCAAGGTGCAACAATTGGATTCCAAAAAGAATCTACTAAGTTATTAGCATTAGAGGAACGACTCGATAATTTACAAGAAGAGAAAAGGTCACTAAAAGATGATTTAGAATTTCAACTTAGTGAACTACCTGATAACTATCGTACTGCAAAAAGAAAACTTCGTACTGATTATAATCCACAAATACAAGAAGTCAATCAAGAGGTATTGGAGATAAAGGAACAGATATCAAATTTAGAATTGAAATTAATTGATACAGGTATTGATGTAGGACCTGCAATTTATTTGGCAAAGATATTTGATACTGATGTAGATACTGTGGTGAAGTATTTTATATTTGTTCTTATCTTTGTGTTTGACCCAATGGCGGTTGTATTAGTTATCGCATATAATGTAGCGCTTACCAATCGATTATATCAAAATTCGGGGCCCAGAAAAACAGAAAAAGAGAAAACTTGGAGTGTTTATGGTGAGGGATTTTTGAGTTCACTAAAAGGTAAAATATTCAAAAAAGACGAACCTGTAACTTACGAAGAAAAATCGAAAAAGTCAAGCAAAAAAATCGAAGAAATAAAAAAAGATATTATTGAAGAAGAAAAGAAACCACATAAATTTGGGAGAGATGCTCGTAAACCATCACCTAATTAGTTATGAAAATAAATTTAGTTACATCATTTTATAATAACTCACAATACTTTGACGAGATTAGTAAATCTGTAGAAGAGGCAATAAAGTTATATCCAAATACAGAATGGGTAGTTACTGATGATTTTGACAAAAGTGATATTGGGATAACTCTAAAAAAATATCAACTAACAAACTACCATACAAAAGTTATAACACAAAATCACAAACAAGAACTATATTGGAATCCACATAAATTTTGTGATGGTGATATTATAGTTGGTTTGGATGCAGATGATGTTTTGATGCCTGATGCATTGTGGTATATAAATCATATTTATACAAGATTTCCTGATGTCCATAACTTACACTTCTCTACTAAATTCTACAAGGATAGTTTTGAATGGAATAACTATCATAATACATCTATGGTAGATTATAAAGATTATGAAAGTTTTGTTGAATATCATAAAGACTATGAACTAAATAAATCAATTGCTGGTGGACCTTTTAGAGATAAAGAACCACGAGTTGGATATGTTTGGGGTGGGTTGAGATGTTATAAAAATCCTGGTAAAGACTTTGATTTCCTAAAATATTTTCCACAAGAAATAAAAGATTATGGTAAACACGAAGACTTTGTAAAGTTATCTGTATTACAAACTCTTGGTAAATCACTTTATGTAAACAGACCAATTTATAAATTACGAAGACACGATAAACAAACTACAGGAAATTATGTTTGGGAAAATAATGAGAATTACGATGATAATAAATTTTCTGTAATTAGAGATAATGCACCTAAACCTAAATATGGATTTGAAAAAGGATTGACATTATGTGATTCGATTACTAATTCACTTGTGGTGTTAGAAGAATTTGATAATATAAATGTAGTTGCATTGAAGAATTTTCCAGATGATTTTGATACTATGGAATCACTTAGATGTACTTATCCTGATTTGGTATTTGAAACATATGTAAAAAAAGATACAGACCTCGTAGTTTTTAGAGTAAATAATATTGATGATTATGCAAATGTAAAATTTGAAATAGATGATTTGAAAGATGACTATAGTATAATAGTCTTTTGTGAAGATGAAAATTTTACTCACGAAACTTGTGATGAGGGTGAAGAAAAACTCACCCATATAAAAATGGTAAAATCTCATTTTGAAAAATGTTTATGGACTACATACCTTTACAAATATTATTGGATAATGTCTGTAAAAGAATCTAAAAAATATAATTTCAATGTTAGATTGGAAACAAGTTTTATAGGTACAACAGGATATAATAATCACGCAAGAGACCATTTTACAAAAGTAGACGAAAGAGTACCAGTAAAGATTGGTAACTTTACTATCGGTAAGGGTTGGAAAGGTATGAGTAACGACCCACATAAAAGTGAACCTTATATGACACATCAAATATCTACGATGTTAGACCAACAATACTTGTGGAATAAAGATAAACAACTCATAAAAGAACCAATGTATCAAGATAAACATCTACAAGATGGTAGATGGGATAAGAATGAAGATGAAGTTTACATTGTTTTGAATGAGGCAAATCATCATTTATTTTATCAAGACCATCCAAATAACATTCCTAAAATTGCATTCAATGTTTGGGAAACTACAAGATATGAAGATAGTTTTTTCAAGAAACTTTTAGAGTTTGACCAACTATGGTTACCAAGTGAGTGGGCAAAACAATGTGTTATAGAACAAGGATATCCTGAAGAAAAGGTACAAATTGTAACTGAGGGAGTTGATGGTCAAACATTCTATCCAAAGAAAGTTGAAGAAAGTGATAGATTCAAATTTATTATTTTTGGTAGATGGGATTATAGAAAATGTACCAAAGAACTTATACAAACATTTCTAAATACTTTTGGTATGGATGAAAAAGTAGATTTGATTATATCAGTAGACAATCCCTTTTCTATTGATGGATTGGAATCTACAGAAGAAAGACTAAAACATTTTGGTTTAGAGGATGACCGAATAAAAGTATTACATTTTCCGAGTAGAGAAGAATATATAAATTACATACAACAAGGAAATGTATTTTTATCTTGTGCAAGAAGTGAGGGTTGGAACTTACCATTGATAGAGGCACTTGCTTGTGGTACTCCGTCAATTTGTAGTAATTGGGGTGCACAATTACAATTTGCAAAAGACTATGCACACTTAGTTGATATTATAGATGAAAGACCAGCAGTTGAAGGTGAAGAAACTTTCAACTATAAAGCACCTGGTAATTATTGTGAACCAGACTTTGACCACTTAGGTAAAGTTATGAGAGATGTCTATGAAAATTATACAGAGTATAAAGAAAAGGCTATACACGATTCTGTATTATTGAGAAATGAATTTCAATGGAAAAGAGTTGCTAATAAATCATTGGATGTTATGCAAAATTTGATAAATACATTTGACTCTAATATGTTCAAGGTTGAGTTGAGTAAGAATGAAGATAACCTTGATAAGATAGAATATAGTTTTGGTACTGAATTGAATGATGTTGTTGTATCAATAAAAGACTCATCAACTAATCTAACAATATATCATTGTAAGTATGATAAGGTAGACTCTAATGTAACTTATTGGGTTGTACCAAATTCATATGTAGATTTTGAAGAAATAAAAATGGATTTTGAAATTGAAGTTTATTCAAATGGTGAACTTTATACTTCTAAAAAAATTGGATATGGTTCTGATAAACAACATAGATATTTTCATAATTCACCAACAGATAATAATTGGTATAATTTTTATGAAATGAATCATATGAAAATTTATGAAAAAGAATTATTTGTAAATGATGAAAGTGTTGTGATTGATGTTGGTGGTAGTTGTGGAGTTTTTACAGACTATGTTTTGAACAAAGGTGCAACTCAAGTATTTTGTTTTGAACCAGTACCAGATACATACGAAGACTTATTGAAAACTTTTGAGGACGAACCGAATGTTACAATAATAAATGAGGCGGTAACTACTCACGATTACAAGGTGGATATAAACATACCAAGAAGTGCAACATCAGTATCCACAATAGAATTAGATGATGCAAAACATCACGAGTCAGTTGATAATTTGAGTCAAAACTTTTTTGATGACTATGAAACTATTACGGTTGATGGTTGTAATTTTGATGAGTATTTGAAAAAATTTAGAAATGTGGATGTTGTAAAATTTGATGTTGAGGGACACGAGTATTCTATTTTTGAAAATTTATCAGATGAGAATATACAAAAAGTAAATCAATGGGTAATAGAATGGCACTTCAATTATGATGGTGATAAGATTGATAAAATTTATTATAGACTACAAGAACTTGGTTATGATGTAAAACTAAATCAAACATCATCAACTGAAGATGGTTATCTAAATAATAGTTCTGGTATTTTATTTGCAAAAAAATATAAAGAGAAAAAAGAAAAAGTGATTGTTGATTTTATAGATGGATGTAAAGTAGAAATATTAGATGGTGACTCAAAAGATGATTACCTAATTCATTTTATTGACAAAGATAATAAAGTACCAACCGAAAAAATAAGAATGAAAACTAATCATTGGTACAAACCTGGTCGTCACTATTTTATAAATTGGAGAGTTGTAGTTTATAGAAATAAAGAATTGATACATACTGAAGATTTAGATTTGAATGGAAAAAATGTAACTATACAATTTGATTCAAAGTCACTTGGAGATACTATTGCGTGGTTTCCGTATGTGGAAGAGTTTAGAAAAAAACATAAATGTAATGTCTATGTTTCTACATTCAAAAACTTTCTGTTTCAGAACAATTATAAAGATATTAATTATTTAGAGCCAGGACAATATGGTGATAATACTTATGCAAGTTATCATATTGGTTGGTACAAAAATGATAAAGGTGAAATAGACCTTACAAGAAATAAACAAGATTTTAGAAAAATTCCTTTACAAAAATCAGCAACCGAAATATTAGGTTTAGATTTTGTAGAGATAAAACCAAAGGTAAAATTATGAAAGTAGAAATTCCAAATGGTGATTTAGTAGATAAAATTACTATACTAAAAATAAAACAACTCAATGTTATGAATGAAGAAAAATTACAGAACATCAAATTAGAATATCAAACTCTAAAACCATTATTGGAAGAAATAGGTATGAGTGAAAATGATAGATTATTTACAGACTTGTTAGATGTAAATGAAAAGTTGTGGAGAATAGAAGATGACCTTAGAGTGTTGGAAAAAGATAAAGAATTTGGTGATACATTTGTAAATTTAGCAAGAGCAGTATATTTTACAAATGATGAAAGAGCCGAAATCAAAAAGAAGATAAATCTGAAAACAGGATCTAAACTTGTTGAAGAAAAGGATTATGTCGAATACAAATAAAAAATATGTTACTTTAGCAATTCATTCTACTGCACAGGCAAAGTATTGGAATAGGGAAGATGGATGGCAAACAGTTGTTGATTTTATGATTGACAAAGGTTATGAGGTTCATCAAGTAGATTGGGATAGTGGTGAGTATATGGGTAATCATCCACCTAAAGGAATTGTTGATAAGACTCATCTACCCTTACCAGAAACTGCACAGATAATAAAAGATAGTGAGTGTTTCATTGGTATTAGTTCAGGACTTTCTTGGTTGGCTTGGTCATTGGATGTACCCGTTGTTATGGTTAGTGGATTTACAGACCCAAATTTTGAAATGGATTGTGGTAGAGTGTTCAATGAGAATGTATGTAATTCTTGTTTTAAAGATGAAGAGTTTGATGCTGGTGATTGGAATTGGTGTCCACGACATAAAGATACTGATAGAATGTTTGAGTGTTCTAAAGAAATTCATCCATATGAAGTGTTGAATGAAATCAGTAAAATATTATTTCCAAAAAGTAAAGGTGTAGATTCTTGTAAAGTTATATGTACTTGGATGGGTGGTGATAGACAAAGACGAGATGGACTAAAAAATAGTGGATACAGATACGATTGGCCAGACCACGGTCAGTATTGGGAGAAAGATAAAATTTTCGATTCATTCAAAGAGATTATGACATTGGAACATTCAATTGATGGTGGTAGAAAATATGACACGATAATTGTAAACTCATATTCAGAAAATACTGAGATGTACAAGTATCTAAATTATATAAATGGTGTTGAGACAAAGAATGGTAAATTTAGAGTATTGAATTTATTAGACAACGAAGGTAAGAATTACAAATCATTCAATGATGCATATAAATATTTTAGAGATGATTATGATTGGTGGATGTTTACACCAGATGATTATGTTTATTTATCTAATGGTTGGTATCAAGCCACTATAGATAAATTTGAAGAAAAGGAAAATACCGCTGTAGTTTCTTTATTGGGTAATGGTCAAGAGTGGAAAGGGTATTGGGATTTACATACTACACATTCACACGATGGTGCTATTTTATCCAATACATTTTACTTAGATAAATTGTTAGAATGGTTTGGTGGAACTTTTCCATATGCATCTGGTGATGTACATACCGACCATATGGATATGTCGCATGTCGTTGTGGGTGAGATACCATTCACCAATACATTTCAAAAGTATGGTTATAAGGTTGTGTCTTTTAGTGATACACACGATACTCAATACTTACCAGATGATAAGGTAGAAGAGAAACAAGATGAACTACCACCTGAAGTAAAATGGCCACTAACACATAATGGTAAAATATACTCCATACCATATTGGAATTGGAAAGAAGAAAAATACGATAAGACTAATTTAGAACTTGAAGATAAATTCAACAATGATGTTTTTATAGTTACGGGTTATCCAAAAGGTGAAGAACGAATAAACTATATGATAGAAACTATAAAACAACTAAAGAAAACTGGTAAAGAAATATATGTTGCATCACATTGTCCAATACCAATAGAGATTCAAGAAATGATTGATGGTTCTATATACGATAAAAGAAATGAGTTGATTGACCAAGAAAGAGTTTTGGATGGATACACAATATATGACAGACGATATGGTTCTTATTATGCAGTGTATTGGACTACTGGATATAACGATAGACACGACCAATGGGCATCTGTAAAAATACCAATACCACTTGGTAGACATCAAGTTGTATGTATGTCAAATATCCATAACGGATTGGCACTCGCAAGAGAGTTGGGTAAAGATTTGGCATACATTATAGAATCTGATATAAAGTTAGACGATAGAGATTTAGGTCAGTTTGATTGGATGAAAGACCAAATGAGACTACAAGGTAAAAGTGGGTATGTACAATCTTTTACAGACCAAAAATTTCCTGGTGGTAGGAAAGAAGGAATTTGGGGAATCGGTATGGAGTGGGCTGTAGTTGAACCAAGTTTGTTTCTTGATAAAGTAGATTGGGCATTTGGTGTTGATGAGTACTTTGAAAAGGCACATAAAAATGGACTACCATCTGCATATCTCGAAGAAGTATTTTTACATTACCTAAAAGACGATTTGGATAAATTTATATTTGATGTCATACCAGAAGATACTGATAAGTGTATTTCAAAAGTTTTACCAAACACAATATTGAATCAACAGATTGATATGAAAGAAGACCCACGATTAGGTGCTGTTATATGTAGGTCTGAAGCTGACCACAATGTAGTTGGTGACCCTTACTTTTGGTTTATAAATTTTGGTACTGCAGAATATGAATTCCAAACAATCTATACTATCAATGATGAAATTATTTATACAGAAGATTGGATAAGTAAACAAAGTAGAACTCAAGTACCGAGATTACTTTACACATATTGTTTACGACTAAAAGTACCTAACGAAAACGAAATACATAAAGTACAACTTATAGGTAAGGATGGAAAAGTTGTAGTAGAAAGACAATATGATTCTGAAAATTTTATTCACCTAAATGGTGCCTGTACAATCAATTGTAAAGTGGACACACTTCAATCACTACATTTGACATATGAGGGACACGATGAATATATGGCAATATGTGATGATGGTGGTGTGAGACATTGTACCTTTCATACTATACACTCAAGGGGTGGTTCAAATGATAGATGGTACAAAGAACACAAGTTCTTATATGAGAATAATCTTGAGACAATAGAGTGTGATGACTTTATAGACTTTAGTCCACACGAAGGTATATGGATAAAGAAAATTTATAGAGATAACAAACATAAAAGTATAAAGGCAATACAAGATAATAAAATTTTTCAAAGATGTTTGTTGAGTAATAATCCATCTTTACCAGATAAATTTATTATCGATATTGATGATGTTGAGATACAAGAAAATACATTTGTAAAAATAGATGAAAAAGATATTGATAAATTCTTAGATATATATCGTAAAAATAAATACCATCAACAACCACATACCATTATAGTGACTTCCGAAAACGAAAAATTAGACATAGAAATATTGAGTGGATATGAGTGGTTGGTAATTGAGAGTGATGGTTACTATGCTCACATAGGAAAAAAATAATAAAAAACGATATATACTTTGTAAAAATCCAAGATATATATCTTATTTATTATCAGAAAAGGAAATGTTACTAAATCAAAAACGGAGAGTTCTATGTCTGATAAAATCCAAAAACAACAAGAGTGTAAAAACAAACGACAAGCTCTAACTCAAATCAAAAGATTAAAGTTAGACGAGTCTTTGGAGTTTCGTGGTAATAACCAAAAATTGTTTTATGAGGAAATTACCAAAAATGATATTACTTTTTCAATAGGCCCAGCAGGATGTGGTAAAACATATATTGCATCATATTATGCATTGACTGCACTGGCAACCAAAAAAGTAGATAGTATCATTATTACCAAACCTCTTGTGGAACTTGGTGGTGAAAAACTTGGTTTCTTACCTGGTGATATTGACGAAAAGACAGAACCTTTTATGATGTCAATCTATTATAATATGGAACAGATTATCGGTAAACAAAGGTTAGATGTTTTGAGACAAACAGGTGTGATTCAAGTAATACCATTTGCATATATGAGAGGTTTGACCTTGGCTAATAAACTTGTAATATTAGATGAGGCCCAAAATGCCACACCACTACAATTGAAAGCATTTCTAACGAGAATTGGAATGGGTTCAAAGTATGTGATAACTGGTGATTTGGAACAAACCGATATTATAAAAGAAAATGGTCTCGAAGATTCTATCAAGAGATTCATTGGATTAGATGGTGTGGGATTCTCTCGATTCACTTTAGAAGATGTGACACGACACCCAATCGTACAAGGTTTACTCTCAAGATACAAACCAACTTGGGTATTACCTAACACATCTGCTGAAATCACATTATCAAGATACTTGGCATAAAAAAGATAAAGAAAAAATCGATTTTCAGAATTTACATACATATATATAAATGTAAGAAGTTTTGAAAAACATTTTCAAATATAAAATAGAGGCTCACACGATTTTTAGTTTCCACTTCGTTCCAAACTTAAAAAACAAGATGAGCCTTTATTTTTTAATCCATTTAGATAAATGAATAAATATGCAATACAATCTTTTCCTGGTGTAATTACATATGGGAAATACATAAACTCATATTGGTATGGTTTGTATAGTATTGATAATCCAATATATAAATGGGTAATTCAAAGAATCAAAAAAGAAACACCAAATCAAGATATATTTGACATATGTGTATCAGGTGGTATCTTAGAAGATTGGTTTACTTGGGATGTTGATTTATTTTTATTTGGCCCTTATGAACCTAAAAAAATAAGAGAATCACTTGACACAATGGTTCGTATAGGATTTGAAGAACATCTTTATATTGATGCTGTATGGGCAGAAAAACTTTGGCCTATACATAAACCTGATGAATGGAAAATGGAATTTTATTCGTATGAGTTGAGCAATGAATGGTCACGAGATGGTAACTATAGAGATTTGAGTGATAGAGAATTAGTAGATGGATTGTACAGAAGAGTTCAGAAACTTCCTTACGATAAACATATAAGAAATCAAGAAATAGGTTATCGATATAAAAAACCAATATTTTTATAAAATAATGCTTGACTCGTATACAAATTTCTTTGTATATTTAAAATATGAAAAACACAGTTATATTTGATTTAGATGGTACTCTTGCTAACATTGATGTTAGAAGAGACAAGTCACTAAAACCTAATGGTAAATTAGATTGGGATATATTTGCTTCTCCAACATCTGTTATGGATTGGGACACACCCAACAAACCAGTTGTGAAGATGGCACAATTGTTTCACAATGATGGTTTTAGAATTGTTATCTTTAGTGGTAGGAATGATAGGTCGTTTCACGCTACACGAGATTGGTTGAAAATACACAATGTACCATTTGATTTATTAGTTATGAGACCTGATAAGTTCAAGGACGATTCGTGGCCTGTTGCTGATGGTAACCCTGCCACATTCGATATGAGATTTATGCCTGATGAGATTCTCAAGAAAAAGATGTTAGATACTTTCGTAGATATTGATGATGTATTTCTTGTGGTAGATGACAGAGACAAAGTTGTCAAGATGTGGAGAGACTTAGGACTAAATACCTTTCAAGTAGCACCAGGTGATTTCTAAATGAAGTGTATTTCTTGTGATAGTATGGTGGATGACCACCGATTACATCTTGGATACAATGAGTGTATAGAATGTTCTGATGAAGAGAAATATTCTGCACACCAAGTGTATCCACATAAAACAGGTGGATATGTACAACCAGTAAAGTCTGATACTAAGAAGAATTTACAGAGAATGGATAGACGAAGTACTGGTGGTGGTCGTACTGCCAAAGGTATTTTCTCAGACCAAAGTTGGGATAGGTGGTTGAAAAATTATGAAGAACAAAAAAACAATCCTAAACCAAAAAGAAAAATAGTATGGAAAGCACCTGTAGTACACTATTTATCAGAAGAGGAGCGTACAAAGTTAGTACAATCCTATTATGATAATAATGGTTATCAACCAACTTTGGATTATTGTATGGAGTTATATAGACAAGACAAAATCTCATTCACTATGAAAACTGAACTTGCCAATATGGTGACTCAACAACAGATGTTACCAAAAAGATTGAGAAAATGGGTAAGAAAAATAAAATAAATGAAAAAAGTGCTTGACCCGTGTTGTTTTTCTTCGTATATTAGAGTAAATTAATTAGGAGATATTATGTCAAAAGAAAAGGAAACATTTGAAAAGAATGGTGGATACTTCATTGATGGAGTAGCCTATATGGATTGTAAAATCACAGGTGAACCTGTACCAAATGTCGCAACAGATATCAAGTCTGTTATTGGTAGTAGGGCACTAAATGGTATTATGGCCAAACAATTTCCTGTAACAGAAAAACCAAAATACAAACCTACAGGTAGACCAGCAGGATGGCATTGGATGGCAGAGTTTGTTGATAAAGATGGTAATGTTTTTCATAAGGGTAAAGAACAACCTAAGTTGAAAGGTACACTTCCACCTACAAAGGTTGAACCTAAAAAGAAAAAGACTAAAAGAAGAACCAAACAACAAATTCTTCTTGATAGACAAAAAGAGAAAAAGGCGGCTTTGAGGAAGGCAGTACAAAAACAAAAAGATTTTATAAACAAACATACAGGTTAGTAATGACAAAGAAAGAATGGTTAGAAGAACAGATTATGTGTGATGAGTGGGGAAGACCACCATCATTAGCTGATGTTCCACTTACAATAATGACAAGAAAAGATGCTCTCATCAAACAAGGTGGGGACACTAAATCAATAAACGAACTATGGGAGAAAAGTAAAAATGTCAAAAAAGAAAAGTAAGAAAGAAGAGTTTTGGGGTGGATACAAACAATTCACTTTGAAAGATGGTACTAAGTTTTTAGCTCGTGACGAACACGATGCAGAACTATACAGGAGTAAAGTTGAAATCAGTAATTGATTGTAATAAAAATCACAATCCATTAATAAAAAAGAAACTACGGGAGGTGTCAGTTGAAGAGGGATTGGCTATCGCAACGGAATTATTTCAGATACATAACAAAAGAAAAGACGGTATTGGGTTGGCAGCTAATCAAGTGGGAATTGATGCACAAGTGGCCATTGTCAATGTTCGTGAACCTTTGGTACTCATCAATCCGAAGATTGTATCAAAGGAAACTCCGATTACTTATTATGAAGGTTGTTTATCTTATCCTGGCAAAGGAATACCCACACAAAGGTATAGGGACATAGTAGTTTCTACTGCACAAGAAGAGAGTCAATGGTACTTTAGTGGTGCTGAAGAAAACTCAGAAGGTAAGAGTGGTTGGGACAAGGGTAATATGCAACAAGACCAAGAGAATAGAATATTGGAATCTGTTTGTATACAACACGAAATCGACCACTTGAATGGTATAACAATTCACGATAGAAGAATTGACAACACTATTAGAATTGAGAAAAAACCAGGTCGTAATGAAAAGGTAACAATTCAAAAAGGAAATGAAACTCAAATAATGAAATATAAAAAAATACAAAAGTTTTTGGATGATGGTTGGACTATGGTATGAAATCAAAAATAGACCACATAATAATTGACCTAATATTGGAACACTATAATCTGTTATCACTAAAAGGTAAAAAAGAAATACTAACCGCAGAAGAATTTATGACCATAGTCGAAATTGCAGAACATAAATATTGGAAAAAAATAATGTCATCTGAACACATAGTAGGAGAATCCTAATGAAAAAAATAAATCTATCTATACTACATCTACTAATAGTAATTGTTACTTTTATGTTTACTTTTACAAAAGGACAAGACAGTTATAGTAGAAGATACGAAACACCAATTCTATTATCGGAACACAATCAATCTACAGACCGACCTGAAATTATAGCATATCAATTAGTTCCAGGACGAGATAACTATTGTCATTTTGAAATTCAAATCGTAGAGGGTTTTGGTTGGAATGATATACCAGATTATCAACGAGAAGAAACAAAAGAAATTATTATAGATAGAATTGTATTTGAAGAAATAAATCCTTGGGCTGTAAATGATATGTTTTACATAGACGAGAAACCATATTATTTACTTCGTATACCATTTCAAGGATGGGAGTGGTAAGATGCAAAGAATAGACCATATAGCAATTCAAGTTGATAATGTAAAGGAATCTGTTGCTTGGTATATGGACAATTATGATTGTATGATTATATATTGTGATGATACTTGGGCTATGTTACAATGGGATAATATAAAATTAGCACTTGTGGTTGATGATGAACATCCATTTCACATTGCTTTTGAAACTGAAGACTTGGGACCATTGGGTGGTGTATTACATCGTGATGGCAGTATCAGTAGATATATTGATGACCCAAGTGGTAATAAAATTGAACTAATAAAATATCCAATAAAGGTGAATGATGAAAAAAGATAATGAAAGAAAGATACTAAGATTACTTAGAAATATGGAAGAAACAACTGATAAAATTTTTGAAGTACTACATAGAATTGAACTAAAATTTATAGATGATGATATAGAAAAAAATTCTAAAAAATGGGAAAAAGATAAAAATAATATTTATGAGAGTCCAGATAATGGACACACTATTTATAAAAGGAAGTCTGGAGAAGACAAAAGATATTTAATAAATGATGAGGGAATGTACCCTTGGCATAAAAATGGAGAGGAGTAAGTTATGGGTAGACCAAAGAAAACTACTACTAAAAGAAAGTATACTCGTAGAAAAAATATAGTTGGAAACTTTAGAGGTTCTGAAGATATTTTTATGACAAAAGTTAGAGATGGGTTACTTGAATTTTTGAAGTCACCATTTACTGGAGTGTAAAATGAATTTTATAATTTTCTTTGTGGTTAGTTTAGTAGTAATATGGGGTATATTAGAATACTTCGGAGTAGGAGAATAAAATGGATATTGAGACTTTAAATTATCTTGGATATGGAGAGGTGATGGAAATATCATTGTGGATAGCAGTAATGTATGTTGGTAAAGGTTTTATTGATGAGTTTTTCAATAGGAGACTAAAGTGATTTTAGATAGTTTGTTAGCTGGTGTGATGTTATTCAGTTCATTTGCTGCTCGTACACCAAATGTACAACCAAATCCTGATGACTACGAAGTTAGTATTGGAATAAGTAAAGATAACTTTTATTTCAACCGACAATGGGAAAGAGAACTTGGAGAGTTTTATATAGACGATTTGTTTTGGGTAAAAATTGACAATGGTATATACTTTAAACCAGAGTATATGAATAAAGAAAGTCAAGGTGTAAGATATCTAAAGATTGACTCAAGACGAAGTTGGAAAGGACTTTCTTTTGGATTCACAAGTCGTAATAGTGACGAGAATGTGTTCAGTAAAAACTTTGAAACATTCGTATCATTTGGTGGTAGTACGAAGAAAAAGTATTGGGATAAAGTAGATGTTGAATTTTCATTTGATGGATATTTTCCACCAAGTCAAGATGATGGTAGAGACACTTTTGAGTTTGAAAACAAATTCAAAACATCATATCCATTGACAGAAAAAATACGATTATATAATACTGGTGAGATTTCCAAACTACAAGGTAAAGAATTTTATAAAGCTAAAATTGGTATTGAGGTAACATTATAATGATTAGAAACTTACCAGACGATGAAAAAGTTCAATACATTATAATCGGTATATGTATCGGTGTAGGGTTAGGATATATGATTGCAATGTGGTTAGTTTCGTTGGAGATGTATGGGTAGATTAGGAGATTGGGATAAGGTCGAGAGAAAAAAACGACCTATAAAATTTACAAAACAAGATGAGTTTTGGGAATACTTTAAAATGTTTATATATATTTTATTGGCAGGAGTTTATTGTTACTATTTATTTGTATAGAAATATAAAGGTTATATGAAAGAAAATCTTACATTTGACGATATAAATATCGTACCAAAATATTCAGAGTTGAAATCTCGACAAGATGTAGACCTAAATACAAACTTTACAAAGAAAACAACTCTACATAGAACACCAATAGTTGCAGCACCAATGGATACTATTTGTGAATATGAAATGGCAAATCAACTATTAGACCAAGGTAGTGTTGGTGTTTTACATAGATTTCGTAGTATTGAAAAACAAGCAAAAGATATGAAGAGACTCTGGACTCAATGGGATAGTTGGTACAATATAGGTGGTGCAGATAAAGATAGGACAGACCACGACAGAATATATCAAGAATGGTATAAAAAAATAAGACATTGGAACTCACCACCAACCAAATCTGATTTTGAAGATTTACAAGACCATCTTTGGTTTGCCGATGAGGCTCAAAGAGATGAAGACTTTTGGTCTACGAGACCTTTATGTGCATCAGTTGGTGTAACTGGTGACTATATGGAGAGAGCTCAAGAATTAGTAAACAATGGTTGTAATGTACTACTTATAGATGTGGCCCACGGTCATCATCAATTAGTCAAAGAAGCCATTAGGAGAATAAAAAATGAAACAAATGTGGAAGTGGTCGCGGGAAGTATCGCCACTAAAAGAGCCGCGGTTGATCTTATTGAGTGGGGAGCGGACGCTCTTAGAGTTGGTATCGGAAATGGATCTCTCTGCGAGACGAGAATCAGGACTGGTGTCGGAGTACCTCAAGTTAGTGCTCTTATTGATGTTTGTTCCGTTGCTGACAATCATAGTGTTCCTGTCATCGCTGATGGTGGTATTCGGTATGTGGGTGATGTGGCTAAGTCATTGGGTCTTGGAGCCTCTTCGGTTATGGTGGGTTCGTTATTCTCAGGAACGAAAGAAACACCAGGTGAAATTATAAAACAAGGAGAATGGCCAAATGAAAGACTTTACAAGAAATATAGAGGAAGTGCCTCACTTGATAGTAAGTTGGACAGAGGAGAATCTAATAATGTTGAAGGAAACTCTAAAATCATTGAATACAAAGGTAAGGTCATCCGTATCATATCTGATATTCGTGATGGTCTTCGCTCAGCTTTTTCATATGTTGGCGCGAGTGATGTATTGGATTTTCAATCGAAATGCGAATTCGTCAGAGTCACATCAAACGGAACAATCGAAGCAAAACCACACTTATTATCAAGATGAAAGAAATACTGATAAAATCACTTTCATCTAATAAATTAGTTTGGTCTATACTATTTCAATGTCTTGGTGCGATATGTGCATTCTTTCAATTACAGGCACATTATGTTTGGCCTAAATATAAATTTTTATCAAGTCAGATATTTGTAATTGGTACAAGTCTGATTATAGCACCATTGTTTTGGTATGCTACAAAATGGTCGTTTGAACATTTTGGATTTTTTTGGAATATGAGATTGATAGGTTTTGGTATAGGTACTTTGATATTTGGTATTATGACTTGGACATTGATTGGTGAAATACCTACACTAAAAACAATAGTAAGTTTATTATTAGCAGTAGCTATTATTTTGATTCAAATAACAAATGTAGTGGAGTAAAATGAGTTATAAAGATTACATAAAAGAAGTAAAAGACTTTCCTATTGAGGGAGTAAATTTCAAAGACATATCACCATTGTTGGCAGACGAACAAACATTTAGGTCATCACTTGTTGATATGGGTAAACAAGTTAGGTTACCTAATTATTGGATGGGTATTGATTCTCGTGGGTATTTGTTTGCTTCAGGTTTAGCAACTTACTTTGGTGGTGGTGTGGTATGTGCAAGAAAAGAAGGAAAGACACCAGGTGACTTTGTAAAGAAAACATATGATTTAGAATATGGAAGTGCCACAATAGAAATACAACCTTGGAGTGGCCCAATAGGTACGAATGAAGTTGTAATTGTGGATGATGTATTGGCAACTGGTGGGACACTAAAGGCAGTAAATGAGTTGGCAGAAACTGCTGGATATAATGTGGTCGGTAATTTAGTTTTAGTTGATTTACAATTTGTACCACGAGTAGAAAATTTTGATTTATCAGTTAGGAGTGTTGTAAAATATAAGGGGTAATAATGGCAAACATTAGTAAAGGTCGTGATGCAAAACACGGATTTGAAGAACACAATATATTACAAAAAGAAAAAATGGACAAAAAAAGATATAAAGATGCTGGTAAAGGAGACAAGTGGAGAGGTGGTTGGAATCAAACATATGCCGACAATTGGGATAAAATTTTTGGTAAAAAGAAAACTAAAGAGGAAAAAGAAAATGAGTAATTTAGAAAGTTGGGGTGCATTTTTAGCACTTATGTTTTTAGTTTGGTCTACTGATATAGTAGATTGGTTAGCAGATAAAATAGAAGAGAGGTTCAAGAAATGATAGAAGTACCATTTTATATATTGTTTTGTCTTGTATTCTATAATCTAACAAAAGAATTAGAGAGAGATATTTTCAAATGAACATACTATTAGTTTCTGCATTAGAGATGGAGACAGACAATAAATTAGATAGTTATTTACCACATAATCTGATACATACAGGAGTTGGTAAAATAAATGCAACATACCATCTAACAAGAAGATTGTTGGTGGACAGAGCAATAAATTATGAAGCCAGAATAAATATTGTTATAAATTATGGAACTGCTGGTTCGAGAAAATATGTAAAAGGTAGTCTTGTAGATTGTACCAAATTTATACAACGAGATATGAATGTAACTCCACTTGGATTTGAATTGGGTCAAACTCCATTTGAAGAAGAACCACATATTATTGAATGTTACCACAATGAGGATTTCAATCCAATAGGTCAAAATACAACTTGTGGTAGTGGTGATAATTTTTCTATAGATGAAAGTGATTGGGACAAATGGGATGTTGTTGATATGGAGGCATATTCTTTGGCAAAAGTATGTCGTAATTTTGAAGTACCATTTATCTCATTCAAATATATTACTGATGGAGCAGATGATGAGGCGGATTCTGATTGGGAAACAAATGTAAAGAATGGTGTGGAGATATTCAAAGAAGAAATCTTAGGAGAGTTATAATGAAATTACCAATACACATAGTAGAAAGAATGGTAAAAGAAAATTCAGATGATAAAGAGTTGGGTCGTAAAGTACGATATTACATAAATTGGCTAAGAAATGTAGAGAGTAATGGAAACTCAAAATAAAAAAGTATTACTAAATATATTTGTATGGTTGATAGTTCTTCCTGGTTTTTCTATTTTATCTTGGTATGGACTAATTAAATTCGTACTTTTCTTGTTTTCTTAGATAGTTACTATAATAAAACGAGGACAATTATGACACCAAGTCAAGTAGAATTAGTAATTGAAGAATTACAACAGGCATATGATGATAAAGATTGGGATGCCGTTATTCGTGTATTAGAAATGATACAACAATTTGAAGAGGATGATGGAAATTCTTATTGGATAAATGAGGATGGTCATCCCGAAATAGATTAGATATGGGGGTGCTTGGTATCGACTGGTATTGTTTGATATAAAGTGCAACAGAGATTGAGTATGTCTCGTTACAAAAGACTCACAATCCAAATTGGCGAATTATCGCTAGAAGGGTTGGACATTGATTGGCACTTGGCTGAGTATGATTACTCAGTTGAGTTACCAATCGGTAATGACCAACCAACTTACGCATACGCTGCATAAGTTACTGAGTTGTCTAACACTCGGTCATAAAATAAGTTAGACACCAACTCGTGTGATAGAGTATAAATTTCATCAGTTAGACCATTCTGAGTAAAATGGGATATGGTGGTTTGTTGATTTCTACCGATTTGAAATCTTACTAAGTTGTGAATGACTTTGTATTGAAAATAAACAGGACGCGGGTTCGACTCCCGCCACCTCCACAAAAATTCGATTTTTAGTTTTTTAGATGATATTTATAACTAATAACGAGAGGAACGAAACTATGAGATTGAGACATAAATTTGGTTTTATGTTTTCATTCACTTTAGTAGTGAATCTTATCTTGACTAAATATTTTTTGGTTGAGATAACTGATAATTATAAAATGACTATTGAGAAGTTGGTTGTTCATAACAGACAACTCAATGAAAAAATTGAAGAGATAGAAAGCATAGGTTTACAGGTAACTGTAACTATGTATGAACCAGTTTCGTATCAAACTGATTCTACACCGAACATTCTCGCGGATGGTACGCGCATAAGGACTCAAAAAGCTTCAGAGTATCGGTTTATAGCGGTTAGTAGAAATCTTTTGAAACGATGGGGTGGACCTCTCGATTATGGTGACTTTGTTATATTGAGAAATACTCAAAGCCATAAAGACGGATTGTATCAAGTAAGAGATACAATGAATCCAAGATGGGTAAATCGTATAGACATTTTGGAGACACCTGGCACGCCACCATATCGATTAGTAGGAGAAATACTCATTGCAGATATGGAAAAGAATACATAATAAAAAATAAATAAAATAGGTTACGAATGAAAAAACCCTTTTACGAAAGGTCAAATATTACGGATGAGAACAATCCGATAAACATCACTTATGATGAGTTATTACATAAATCAAATACTGATATAGATACTTGGATTGATGAACTCCGTGATTATGTTATCACTCAATGGGACGATAATGGCCAACCTCCTGTCATTGGACAAGACGAAGACACAATAATAAAGAATTGGAAAAAGTTATTCGGATATGATGTAGATTCATTTTTCGATGAAGAAAATTTAGTTGTAAAAAACTTCAATAAATTTGCAAGTGGTGTGAACCAATTCTTTCCTACAATGTTGAAGACAAAGATTAGTAGTGGTGTAAGTAGTGAGGGTGCCACTTCTATATACGACCACTTCAAAGAAGATTATTTACGAGACCATTTTAGAAAAGCTATGTTGAGAGGATTGTTCAAAGACTCAATGTATAGTTTTGGTAAATCTGTTATACGAGATGAGATGGGAATGACCATCGAAGAATTTTTTGTACACTATAATAACAACGAGAAAAAAGGTATTACTATTTTACAGATGAGAGACAAGGATGAAAATAGTGATGAGAAATATCTTATACTTACGGCTGATGAATTGAAAGGTTATATAAATAGTGGACATATTGTTGAACAAAACTTACGAACAATAGACAATGATATAGAAAGTTTCTACGAACTAAAAAACGGAGAGAAAAGATACTATCATTATTGGGTAAGGTTATACAATAGAAAACAAAGAATATTTCCAACTGCACTACAAATATTCAGATTGGGATTAGGACAACCTGCAGTAAATTTCCCACCATTGACTGCTAAATTTTTATACGAACACTTTACAAAACACATTGAAGGTGATGAGACATTATATGTTTATGACCCATCAAGTGGTTGGGGTGGTCGTATTCTTGGAGCTATGTCATCACAACGGAACTTACATTATATTGGTACAGACCCAAATCCCGATACAACTGGTAGATATGAAATTGTTGCAAATTACTACAACAATAAATGTTTTGAACCAAATCCATTTTGGGGAAAAGCCAAACCTAACACATTTGAATTATTTACCGATGGTAGTGAAGAGATTGGAGACAATCCAAGTTTCCAAAAGTATGAGGGTAAGTTAGATTTTGTATTTACTTCACCACCATACTTCAATAGGGAACAATACTCACAAGACGAAAACCAAAGTTTCAAGAAGTTCGGTGCTTACGAAGATTGGAGAGACCACTTTTTGAAACCAACATTGACTACTGCTTTTAGTTATCTAAAAAACAACAGATACATTTGTTGGAATATTGCAGATATAAAAGTAGGTAGTGACACATACATTCCACTCGAACAAGACTCTATAGATGTGATAGAGAGTTTGGGTGGTGAGTACATTGGAACATACAAGATGTTGATGACTCGTATGATTGGTATTGATGCAAGTTCTGTGAAGAACTCAGTAAAGGTTGATGACCAACATTTCAAGTTTGAACCTATTTTAGTTTTTTACAAAAAATAGCTTGACTTGTATGGTAATTTATTAGTAATTTATAAGGAGAAATATGAATACATTAAAAGATTTAGAATACCTTTTGGGTACTGATATATTTTTAGACTTAGATGTTTTTATAGACGCTTACACAACACAATCAAGACTTCGTAGAGAGAAGTCAAATATAGCTGATTTCTTGAACGAAATTGAAGATGAGTTTGGTGGTAAGGAAAATCTACAGATTAAAGACTATGTTAGAAATAATAAACTACAGATTGATATGGACTTACTAACATCAACTGAAGTTGTGTATGATGGGGGAAGTAGACAAAGTATTATTGATGGTTGGAGTAGAGTTGATATGATTCTTACTTTTCTTTTAGCTTGTTTATTATATCATCGTTTTAAAAAATGGAATGCTGATTCTGTTTCTATGGAACTTGAGAATATATTTAAACTTGGAGATGAAATCCAATGGACATATTTAGAAGACTCTAAAAAGATAGAGTTGAAGAGACAAGTTAATTATTTATTACCATTATTAGTAAATGGACAACGAGATATTACCGTTGTAAAAACACATTCAAAAGACAAGAGACAACATCAAATAAATTTATTTTGTATACATATTGAAACTTGTTTTAATAAAATAAAAAATAAATGGAAGATATCTTCACCTGAAAAATTACAAAATTTATATCACAATGTTTTGGGTGGATTGAAGTTCTGTAGTAAGTTTGTATACCAAGATGAAGATTCTTCTAAATCTTTCTACAATAAGAATATCAAGTCTGTAAATCTTACACCTGAGTGTGAGGATGCTGTTATGATATATAATGATAGAGAGAAGTTTGATTTTCCAAAGTCAATTGATGATTCTCTGTATGGAATCATTGATGATTATATACAAGAATTAGGATATTGGATTAGGGAAACTGGAATTAAACCATCTAAGTTTGACAAGTATTGGTATAGGTATTTATGTAAATCTCAAATATCAGTAGACACTAATAAAGCTAAGAGGGAAGTAGACCATACAAGAAAACTATTTAGAAAAGATGTTAGTAATTGTTTAAAAGAACAATATATAATTGATGGTAAAAAAATTGTACCAACTCATATGATTGCAAAATTAGAAGAACTAACTTATACTACTGATTTTGAAAACATATACAAGTTAGTATGTATGGACTTCAGTACAAATATCTGGCCACTATGTTTGAAACTAATGAGGAACGGATTGTTTGATGAGAAGAGGCAAAGATACTTATATAATCTAACTCGAAACTCAGAATTTATCGGAACAGGATTATGGACAAATTGGGATACTGATTGGTTGAATCCTTTATTGGAAGATATTGATTTACTTACAAAACCAATCAAAACCATACATAAACATTTAGTTGAACATACATTTGGACAGAAGAATGATATCCGTGATTTATACGCTGACAGAAGAGTTAGAAAAGAAGTCAAAGCTGCAAATAGAAATTCTTTAGTTTATATAGATACCGTTCAAGGAAATATCTTAGGTGGACAATATGATGAGATAAGAGTTTATGCAGACTCTATGATAAAGAATCAAAGAAAGTTTGTGGATAGTATTGAACATATAGCTTCACAAGAGGCTGAATCTGATATCAAAACTGAATGTGTTGATTTGGGTGGTAACCAATATTCTGCAGGTAGACGAGATAATTCAATGTGGAGTAATAAAGATTATTCTGATAAGAGAAAATCTTATGAGAATATGAAAAGTGATTTACCACCAGTATTACGATTAGTTCAGTTTGGGCCTGTTGGGATGAAGATACAAAAAGATTACAAAAATATTTGTAAACAATTCAATGGAACTTTTGATATAGATACTTTGGAAAAGTGGAATGTAGAAGTTACAAAGTTAAATGATGACAATAGATTTTATAAGTTTCATAGATTTATGGCTGATAAAATATTTGACTTGGATTACATAAGGAAATATCTAAATGTCTAAATTCTTAGATTATGGTTATGATGATATCGAGTGTGATGTAAAGTTACCGATACCAATCGTGGAAGAGTTTGATGG